TGCTCAAGAATCTGAAGACCATCGTCTTGATTCTTTGCCATGATTGCCAATTCAAAATTCAAATTATATGGTATTGGCATAAAACTTTTAAACTCTTTACCATCAGCTTGTGTATTCCTGATGTATTGAGTAGGAGATACCTTACGAGTTGCATCGTAATTAAACCCTTGTATCTCAAAGGATATCCTAGGAAGGGTGATCTGAGTAGTAGTCTTATTAAGACCTACTTGATTTAACCTTTGTAAGAATTTCTGACGAGGACCATATGCCAGAGGTACTTTCATCACCTCTGTCTTCCCCGAAGCCACACGACGCAATTCAATATTATTGAACAGTGTACCAAATCCGACTACTGTCTTCTTGATAATTTCGTGATATGAATACGTGCCTAACATTAGATACTACTTCCTTTATTTCCAAACTCACCAAAGGGGTTAGTCTCGGTGAAATCAACAATTGCATCTGCCTGAGTTTCAACAGCCCAGTTAGATTGAGACGCATCATTAGTATTATTTAGTGTATTATATGTAGCACTTGTCCACGCAGCACTAGATGTGTTACCTGTAAGTGTCTCAGGTATACTAAAGATACCAGACCTATTATACACCACCAACTGACGTGTGGCACTATTCCATGACTTAACTGTAGCAGTTACATTAGAGTTACCACCTGTAACAATCTCCTCAGCAGCGAAGTCTCCACTACCACCCTCTGCAACGTTAATACTTATTGCATTGGCATAGTTGACCTCAATTGCATCAACCTCTGTGATTCCTGTATCGATGTCCTCGTCGCTGTACTGGAAGAGCTCACAGCGTAGTCCCCACGTATAGATTTTACCCAACGTGAAAAATGGTACTTCATATTCGACAAACTGGATCTCAAAGATCTTATTTGCCATAGGGAAGTATACGAGATCGCCTTCATTTGGTCTACCCTCCACGATTAGTGTTGCATTATCATCAACTGCCTCAGTGAAACGAGTCCTTGATATAACAAAGGTAACTTGATCTGCTATCTGAACACCAAACTTGGTGAACATGTCACCATCTCCTCTGAATCCTGAGTTGTCTTCGATAAAAGCTTCTATTTCATACGCACCCTCAAACTTAGACATTGTGTCTTCCCCGAAGACAGTATCCTCTTTGACTAGCGTCCTAGGAATGTAGTATACATTCTTACCGAACATCTTAATCTGCTCATTAACAAGACTCTGTGTTAGGTCTTGCTCTCCTGTAGTGCCTTGAGAGAAATAAGTGTTGGTAGCCATACTATCCTATCATGTCTAGTGGTGGAGTTTCCCATTCTGTACGTAGTTGCTCGTCAAGTTTCTGGAGCTCATCTACAGCATCATTGTATATCATCTCTCCATTTAACGTGACACCACCTGGCATCTGAACGTTTTGGAATTTAGTCATATTCTGACCCCACTGCTTCTTAATCTTAGCAGCAGTGTAATCCTTGACCCACATGTTGTCATAGATCTCTGTCCATGTAGTAGGATCTAATGCTCTCCATGCTTTGATAAGAAGATACTGATCGATAACAACATCAGTTGTCCAATCCATATCAAGATATAATCTATCCTGTGTAGCAATATAACGAGTAGGTTTCAAACCTTCTAGAAGGAAATCAATTGTACCCAAATGCTGCTGAATCATATAGTAATGGTAGAACTGTGTAGATGTAAAATCATACAAGTCATTCAAACGCATTTGATATCTAATATCAAACATGTTTGCAGTACCCTTATCAGTGAAAGAGAATAATCCTTCAACAGATAATATATGTTGAGGTATCTCTATGTAAGCATTCCTTTCCTTCCACTCTGAATTACCAGCAGATGATGTAGTTAAAGTGTCATTAGCAGTAGCAGCTCTATCAATATCTGCTTGAGTTATCTTATGCTTTAGATAGACTCTCTCAGCACCATCATAATGGAACTGTTGAAACTTCTGAATAGTATAATCAATAGCATCATCGCATTGATCATCAGAGACGTTGATCTCTAGTACAGGTTTACCTAACCTGCGTAAAGCATATTCTTTTAATTCAGATTTGGAGGTAGGTTTTGCCATTTACTTATAGAGCAGCGATTCTGAGTTTAAATGCAGCGAAGTCTGCGGACGCAGCAACCTCAGCTTTGAGTTGTGTTAATGTAATTGTCTCTGCCTGTAATGCAGAGTCTGCCTTAGCACCTTGTGCAGCAGTAGCAAAGTCACCAGTGGCAGCCGCAGCAGCAGTGCCTAGTGTTGGTTTGTTGGTTAGGTCATCATAATCATTGCTAGTAGCAACAGCACCAAGGTCGCCTGGTTGTGTAGCAGAAGCAGCAAGAGCACCCTGTGCAGCAGTAGCGAAGTCACCAGTTGCAGCAACAGCAGCAGTGCCAAGTCCAAGAGTGGTTCTGGCAGCAGCAGCGTCTGCGTCATCAACTAATGTTAAACCAAATGTGCTGATAGCAGAAGCATCAAGTTTTCCAGTGATACCTGCTACCACACGAGCATCAGCACGTGCGTTTGTATAGTATAGATTTGTGCCTTCTGTTAGGTCACTTGTAGATGCAGCAGCGATTCTAGCGTCTGCTCTAGCATCTGTATAGTAAAGATTAGATCCTTCAGTAAGGTCTCCAGTATCAGCAGCAGCGATTCTAGCGTCTGCTCTAGCATCTGTGTAATAAAGGTTAGATCCTTCAGCAACATCATCAGTATCATGGTTAGATAGAGATGCAATAGTAGTAGGTGTAGTGTATGAGATAACACCAGTGCTACTGTTATATGCTAGTGATCCACTTACAGAGATGTGTCCTCTAGTGCGAGCAGCAGTTGTAAATAGATTTGTGGATCCCTCTGTGATGTTATCAGTGTTGATATCAGACTGAGTAACAGAAAGTGTTCCACCCGAATGTGAAATACCTGTGCCATATGTAAAGTGGGTGCGTGTCCTAGCAGCAGTTGTAAAGAGATTTGTTGATCCCTCAGTTATGTTATCAGAGTTAACATCTGCTTGAGTGACAGATAATGTATATGTATTAGCACCATCATCATACACCTTAGTAACACCAGTACCAGCGATGATAACAGCATTCAATCTGTCATCTACTCTCTCATCTGTATAGTATAGATTGCTTCCCTCTGCTACATCACCAGTATCATGGTTAGATAGAGATGCAATAGTTGTTGGAGTGGTGTAAGAAATAACACCAGTAGAAGCATTATATGCTAGTGATCCAGATACAGAGATATGTCCACGAGTCCTTGCAGCAGTTGTGAAGAGGTTGGTTGATCCTTCAGTTACGTTGTCAGTGTCAATGTCTGCCTGAGTAACAGAAAGTTCTCCACCACCCGATAACTCAACACCGTTACCATACGTGAAGTGAGTTCTCGTTCTAGCTGCAGTGGTGAAGAGGTTAGTAGATCCTTCAGTGAAATTGTCAGTATTTAGATCTGACTGAGTTGCACTCAAGGTTAGCATGTTACCTGCGTCGTCGTAGGTAGCAGTAATACCTGTGCCACCATTAATTAAATTGGCGACTCTATCGTCTACACGCTCTTCAGTATAATAAAGATTTGTACTACCTTCTGCTAATGCATCAGTAGTGTGGTTTGCAATACTACCAACCTGTGACTGGAAGAATGTAATGTTACCAGTGATATTCAAGTTACCTTGAATCTCGAAGTCAGTTGTTGACTTGAAGTTAGTAACAGTAAGTCTGTTTTCAAATGGGTTGTATTGTAAATTCTGTGAGTCTGTCCTGATTTCAGTGTTACCAGATGTGGTAGAAACGAAAGTAGGATAGTAAGTTAGGTTAGAAGATGCTGTCTCAGTAACGTCAATTAGAGATGCAGTATCAGCATTACCTGTTAGGTCACCAGTTACATTACCAGTAATCTGTCCTGTTGAAACCAGTGTGCCACCGATAGTTGCATTGTTTGTAACTCCAAGAGTGCCAAGAGTTGCAGTACCAGTTATCTCAGCATTACCAGATGTTGAGTGTAAGGTAATCTTGTCAGTGCTAGATCCATTCTGTAACTTAAGTGTCTTAGATCCACCACGTAATACAACACTGTCTTTTAATAGTGAAGTAGAGTTAACAGTAAGTGTGCCATCTAGTTGCTGATTACCATCAACGTTAAGGTTAGAATCAAAGTCTACATCTTGTGTTACCTGTAAGGTATCATCGATGATTGTGCGTCCAGCAACATCTAAAGTACCATCTATAGTGGTGTTACCAGTAGCACCAGCAACAATAAACTTGCTAGTGTTAACGATAATAGATCCAGTGATATTAGCGTTAGACGATAGGTTAAGCGTATTAACATCAGCAGTTGATAGAGTTGTTGTACCTGTTACTCCCAGTGTTCCTCCAATGAGAGTGTTACCAGATGAACCTACAACTGATAGTGTAGGAGCATTGTTTGGACCCATATAGAAGTCTTCACCGAAGAAGACATCCTTAGAAATTATTGCACCACCTGTTACGTTGAATGCAGCAGTGTCAATTAGGTTAGCAGGATTAGTAGCATTAGTAACGGAGGTAACACCAGTGATACCAACAGTGTTAGTAACATTAGTAGCTCCATTAACATCCAGTGTTCCTTGAATATCTGTGTTACCAGTTGCCGACTGGACTGTAAACTTATCTGTGCCATCATCTAATTGTATTGCAAATTCTTTATTGTTAGCATTCAGTACAACGTTGTCTTGGAATGTAGCAACACCATCTACATTCAATGTAGAATCTAGGTCTGTTGCCTGTGTGACATTCAGAGTATCATCAACAGTTGTAGCACCCTCTATGTTTACAGTGCCTTGTATATCTGTGTTACCGTTATCAGTATCAACTTCAAACTTAGTTAGACCAGCAGCATTCTGAATAACAACTAACTTATTATCTGCCTTGACTGTTAAACCATCTGTAATAGTGGTTAAGTTATCTACGTCAAGAGTACCATTGATAGTAAGGTTATCATCTACGACTGTCTCACCAGTAGAGGAGTCGAGAGTTAAGTTACCTGATGAAGTATCAATTTCAGATGCACCTGCTACACCGATACGGATGTTATCAGCAGTAATATCAGTAGATGTGATTGCATGATTGAATGCAACTGTACCAACAAACTCATGAGCATCAGTATTAGCATTACCAATTGTGGTATTACCATTTACATCTAAGGTGCCAGTGACTGTGACATTATCATCGATTTGAGTCTCTCCAGTTGCGGAGTCAAGGATGAGGTTGTTTCCAGTAGTTGTGCTAATTTCAGAATCAGAGTCCACCCCAATAGTAATAGCATCAGCTGTGATATTGGTGGAAGTAATTGCTTGGTTGAATTGAACTGTACCTGTAACAGTATGACTGTCCCCAGAAGCATTACCGATAGTAGCATTACCGTCAACGGTAAGGGTGCCATCAATCTGGGTATTGCCATCAACATTAAGGTTGCTATCAACATCTAAATTATCTGTTACATTAACGGTGCCACCTGCTGAATCTAAAATTAGATTTCCAGAGGTTGTATCAATCTCAGTTGCACCAGATACACCAATCTGGATATTGTCAGCAGTAATATCTGTGGAAGTTATTGCTTGGTTAAACTGGACAACACCAGTTACAGTGTGAGAATCACCTGATGCATTACCAATAGTGGTGTTACCATCAACTGTTAGAGTTCCTTCAATATTAGTATTACCACTTGAAGCGAAGACTTTAAACTTAGGTGTTGTATTATTTCTAACTGCAAAGTCTGCATCAATAGCAGTTACACCATCAATAGCAACACTACCATCAATAACAACATTACCTGCTACGTCTAGATTCTCTCCGACGAATAGACTTAATCCAATACCAGCACCACCACCAACTGTTAAGGTACCTGTACCTGGGTTAGAAGAATTGGTAGTATCAAACAGTGCTAAACTACCAGCATCAACTCCTGATCTTGTGCCAGAGAATGACTCTGAAGAATTGGTTGCACCATGATAGAAAGCATATCTTGAAGCAGAGTTATCCCATCCAAAGAATCCAATTCTTGCAGCATTATCATAGTATCTAAATTCAATACCACGATCCTTAGCATCGTTACTACCTGGAGCAGTGTCCCCGCCCAATGTGAATACTGGATCATCTACTGTAACTACAGTACTATTAACTGTGGTTGTCGTACCATTAACTGTGAGGTTACCTTCGACTAATGCATTGCTATTAACCGTTAGGTTTCCATCTACAGTGACGTTATCGGTAAACTGTGATACTGCATTAACTGTTAATACATCAGTGTTTGCATTACCTACAGTTGTTAAACTACCAGTTATATTAACTTCTCTATTAAATGTTGCGTCACCGTGGACAACGATAGCACCATCAGTAGCATTACCCTGACCTGCACGTCCTATAGTTGTGAATCCAGACTCACCTAAGATAGAAAACTCTACGTTATCATTAGTGCCAACCTTACCAACATAGAAGTCATCTCCTACATGTAAGTCTTGGACAATACCTACACCACCTGCAACTCTTAACTGAGCATCAGCATCATTAGCAAACTCTGCATTATGTGCTGTGCCACCACCTAAGTAGGTGCGATACAATACATCTAAGTTATTAAGTAGAGAAGGACGTGTGCGAGCAGTGCCAGCATCCTTAACTACAAGACGATTAGAGACATATAAATCTTCTCCTACCCTTGCATCCTTATCTACGTTAAGACCACCGTCTATATCTACTGCACCTTCTCCAGTCTTGGTGATAGCATCATCAGCAGTAGTATCAACTGCAATATTAGTTGTGGTTTCAAATGTAGCAAGACCAAGGTTATTTAATGTGCCTTCAATATCTGTATTACCAGATGCACTTGCAACTTTAAATGTCTGGACTGATCCATTAGTGATAGTAAAGAACTTAGAGTTAGTATCTAAGGTTATATCATTATGGAATACTGCATCATCATCTACATCCAAAGTTGAATTGAATGTAACAGCAGCATCTACATCTAATGTGCTATTGAATGTTACTCCACCGTCTACATCAAGAGTACCATCTGTATGTGTGTTACCGTTGTCAGTATCTACATCAAATACACTGGTACCAGCATCAGTTTGTATATCAAATTTCTTATTGTCTGCTCTGATAATAAGGTTATCTGTGATCTCAGTTTCTAACTGAATATCAACTGTACCTTGTATGACTGTGTTACCTGTGTCAGTATCTACAGTAAACTTATCTACACCAGCAGCAGTCTGAATCTTAAAGTCTTCGTTATCTGACTTGATTAATACTGTGTCATTAATCTCAGTCTGACCTGCGATGGTTACTTCACCACCTATATGTGCATTCTCAGAGAGACCTAATCCCCCTGTGACCACCAACGTACCAGTCGTCGTCGAGGTCGATCCTGTGTTGGTTGTGAGACGGAGGTTACCAGCAATGAGAGGAGCGTCTGTACCAGTAAAAACTTCATTCGTGTTAGTGGCATTGTAGAGGAACCTAATCCCACCAGTGCCAGCCCATATGTTAGAGTCTGCGTAATCCTCATCCCACCCGAAGAACCCGAGTCTTGCTTGCGTATCATAATATTTGAATTCTATACCACGATCTTTGTTATCGTCTGCTACAGGAGCAGTGTCTCCACCTAGGGTGAAGATAGGATCATCAATGGTAACAACAGTAGAATTTACCGTGGTCGTTGTACCATCTACCTGTAAGTCTCCACGAATCTGTACTAGACCTGTGACATCATCGTCATCATTAGGGTCTAATATCATAGTGGCATTGGTTGTAGACAGGACGTTATCCTGTAACCAATAGTCTTCAATGTGTACTCTATTTGCTACGTTAGTAGCAGAGATAGTAATATCATTATCAGAAGTGATACTTAAAGTTGCTTCACCAGCACCACTATTAGTAGACGCAATACCTAAATTTCTATTGTGACTAGTGTTTTGGGTAAGATTGAAATTAAGATGCCCACTACCAGTCTTATCAATTGTCTGAGTGATATCACCATCTAAAGTAATATCAGGATGACTGAAGTATGATCTTACATTAACATCAAATTCACCTGCACCACCATCAGTAATATTAATACTACTACCTTGTCCTGTATGGTGATGACACCAATACCAAAGTTGGTTAGGTGCTTCATCTTGCACTAAGAATTCTACTATTCTATTTGTAGCACCAGAAAACTGAGCAGTATACTCTGCCATAGTTTTCTCAACACCATCCAAGAAGTAGTGAATCCCTGGCATATAGTGAGCACCACCAGGAATTAAGTCTCCATCTTCTGTGAGACTAAACATTAATGGGTGAGGGTTACCTCCACCATAGGTAGCATTTGAAGAATCATTCTGATTGAATATGTATTTTATTCCTCTCTTAAGATTCATCACAGGTGTTTCTACACCGTCAATATAGAATACACCAGTTGACTGTCCATTAACACTGTCTACACCTACTGTAACTGCTATGTTAGTAACTGCCTGTATAGCACCAGAACTACCATTACCTTGGTTATTAGCACCAACTAATAGATTACCAGTTGTGTCGTTTACCTTTGTATAGTTAAGGTAATTAAATCCTCTATAACCAGTAGTTGCTGTCAACTCCTGATCTAATTCAAAGTCTTCTTTGGTGTTACCATCTGCAAAGGAGACACGGTTGTTTTGTAGTTGAAGATTATCTACACCTCTCTGTGCGATACTAACAAAACCACCTTCTATATTATTTCCGTTATCCCATAGAGTTACATCAAAGTCTTCTTGGTCAAAAGATGCAATACCCTTTTGAGGTGCTAATGCACTACCAAGATATCTCCACCCATTAGTATCAGAAGAATCTGCATGGGTGGGCTCCCCGCCACCAGCCGATACGTCGGCAATTGCTTCATAAAGTTTATCCGTTGAGTTCTTTACTTTGTCGTATCTACTATATGCAGTAGCATTATCAAATACTGGATCAAGACTACCTTGCTTTGCTGTAGCAATAGCAGAAGTCTGAGCATATGTCAGACGACCATATCTATCTACTGTAAAGTTTGTAGTGTTGACTGTCTCATCACCTGTCGTTGCAGATAAAAGAGGTGTGTCTAAGTTACCTACAGGGTTGTAAGTACCAACAACAACTGTTGTATCAGCGAGGTCAATGAATGGGTTGTTAGTCTGACCTGTGCCATTTTGCACAAGGACACGACCAGATCCACCAGTAATACTTCTACTAACAATGGTACCTTCTGACTGTCTAGACAGAATACCAAAGGTAGTCATGTTTGCCAACGCAGTTAGATCACTGTCTAATGGTTGTGCGTCAGTAATTCCATATGCTGACAAACTAGTTGGGTTATCAGCATCAACAATACGACCACGAGAGTCGATAGTTACCTGACTGTATGTACCTTGAGCACCTAGATCATTAGAATCATAATGAGGAAGAGTTGGAACATAATTCAACTCAGCAGTGATAGTTAGGTTCGAGGATCCATCGAACGTACCACTACCCGACATATCACCACCAAGAGCGATATTTCGAGCGTTTGCTAATCTAGTTGCAGTAGCAGAGTTACCAACAAGTGAGGCAGTAATGGCACCTGCTTCAAAGTTACCGTCGGCATCTCTCTTAACTAGGGTGTTTGCAGTATTAGATTCAGTTTCGATTGGTCTCTCATATTTAAGAGAGTTCCAAGCGGTCACACCATCTCCTACTTTCAGTCGAGAGGTATCGATTTCGATACCCAACTCACCTTGAGCTAAGATTGGGTTGACGTTAGCCCACTGCTGTGCACCATCACGTCTTAGTTGTATTCTATTTGCCATTTACTTAAAGGATCCTAGCACTGCATACAGTCTTACTGGTTTATTTATGCGTCCGCAGGTGCTGTCTCTTCTTGAACCTCCTCTGGGGGAGTAGGATTAAGATACTCTAATGTCTCAATGGCACCGAGTAATTTGAGAGCAGTCTGCTCATTATCTTTGATCTTCTTAGCAAGAGACTGATTCTCGTTAATAAGATCTGAATAACGCTGTTTAAATTCTGCTGTTAATTCTTCTGGGGTTTTCTGTTCTGTCACATCAACTGGCATTTTTCTTCTCCACTAATTGTAAAAGCATGTTTTTCATGTCACTTATATCTGATTTTAATGCATCAACGTCAGTTTGTAAAGCATTGAATTGCTCTTCTTTTTTATGACGCTTGTTATATGATGCCATGTATTGATCATACTGTGATTTGTTACAATTCACAACTGCATTGGATGCAGGATCTCTATACCATCCTTCCCTGTTGTCCACAGGGATGAGGTCAGGTTTGAAAACCTGGATATGGTCTTCGTTTTCTTGCATACTTGACAAAGGAATAATAATTAATTATACTCAACCATGTAAGGGTTGGGATCAATACTCTATGTAGCTAACGCTATAGCACGTAGATCTGCGATTAAAGGAACTCGTGCCTGATTTCTAGATCGCATAACGATCTTAATCTGGAAAGCATTAAAACTTAACCCACGGACTTCATAAGGATAGTCCTTCCAAAGATATTCATCTGTTGGAGTGGTATCATAATCAACAGCATTGGCACTTTGTAATGGATCGCCAACATAAGTCCAACCGATAGTAGCAGGATCTGTGTTGTCTCCAGTCTTAAATGCCTTATAGTATAATCTAATCTCTGTAGAAGGATGTCTAGTAGTCTGGAAATCTATCTTCAGAGATCTAGCCTCAGAACCGAGGCGAGCGAGACGTGTGATATACACAGCATCATTCTGATCACCTTGAGGTAATGTAGATACGTCTTGTGTTGTATCTATATTATTTTGCTGACCGTATGGTTCAGGACCGCCAGGCCAGTAGTTGATTCTATTTGAGGTAGTAATCAATGAGAGTCTATCTAAGTCTACACAAGGAGATAGAGTCTCTCTTTCTGTTGTTAGGGTAAGTGCCATATTAAATGACTTGTTACCATCTAACTTGTTTTGCTCATTTATCTTAGAGCAAACCATTTGAGGTTGCTCGAATTGATTGAGTTGATTCAATACAACATCAAGATATTGACCACTGTTAATGAATGAGTTTTGGTCAACAACAGTTGATCCATTACCGATTGATGTAGCAGTAGTAGTATTAACACGAGCAGTAATACCTGTCTCTGGTAATACCATCGTTGAGACAGTAGGTGTTAGAGATTCAAACTGGACGTTCTGAGATGCCCAGACATCTGATCCTCCACCACGAATACCATTAGTTGCCACATGATCTATGTGTAACATGTAGGTATCTAACCAAGGACATGATATTGAAGTATGGACTTTATTCAACTCAATGAGAGGAATACCGTCTAGGTTGTAACATTGAACTATAGATCCAGATCCATGCTCAACGTCAGCAGTGCTACTAGCACCACGTCCACTTGTTGCAACTGTGATAGATTTACCATCAGATGCAATGGCAGAATATTGTATAATTTCATCGTCGATCTTAAGGTATCCTGGATTCAAGTTACTGATACCAGATCCACCAATGATTGAATGGAATTGACTTGCATCAGATAACTGAATAGTAGTAGCACCAGCAGCAAGAGAAGTTGTAAGTGTTGTATCTGGTACTTCAGATATAATACCCATTACCTCTACGTTGTTAGTCCTTTGATGCATACCGTGGTTTCTGTGGTATACCAAGACTTCCTTATCATCCGCAGGGAATGATGGTGAAGAAGTTGGGTATGCGACATATGAGTCACCACTATATGTGGCACTACTTAATGTAGCACTTGTACCTCCAGCTTCAGATATAGTGTCACTTAAATCAAACTGCTTAGAAACATAGTTTGCATAGACTGTGATAGCAGATGCTGTGCCTCCACCAGGAAGTGTAGCACCGACAGCATAGTATGCTGTAACTGTAGCATTTGCTGAAGAAGTTGATCCACTAATTGCATCACCTTCTTGGAAAACACCATTGTATATTGCTGATAATTCAAAGACTACAACTGACTGAGATGATCTTAATCCTTGGAATGGATCGTTGTTAGCATCTAAGAAACCTGCTGCAAACGTACCATCTATATCCGTGATTGTAATCTTCTCAGGATCTGATACTCCATCAAACTCTTTAATAGTTGCAGATGCACCAGATGGTTGCTGAACTATTCTCGCACCAATAGTGAAGTTATAGTTAACACCACTCGGTAAAGATAGTTGTTGTGTAGGTTTCAGTGTCAGTATTGGATTCTCTATGAGATTCTTAGTACCACCATTACCACGTCCTAACTCAGCATTGTTAAGCATTGCAGTACCCTGCATGCTAGTGAAGTTAGCACGATAGACAGTAAACTTCATGTCCTCATACTGGTCTGCTGTCCATGTAGATGCGTTTTGTGATTTGAATAACACACCTGCATAGGGTTGCTCAGATATAGTCCTTGTTCCTGTGACATCTATATCACCCATTCGTGATATCCATACTGTATACTCGTTAGAGTCAGACAGTAACACGAAACAGTATTCAATAGATTGCTTAATGTATACAGGAGATCTAAATGTAAATCTTGATGGGATAGCAGCGTTGTCAGATAATTCAACTTGTGCTGGGTTGATGGTTACATCAGAGAATGGAAGAATATCCTTAGTAGGATAACCATTTTCCATTGTCCTTATCTGCATAGAGATAGGGATGTTAGCATCCTTAGTCTTGAAGAAGATATCAACACCAGTTAAGAATACACCACCTTCCTCATCACATATGAATGATTGAGCAAGAGGGTCATACCAACCAATCTGTCTAGTCTCAGTCCTTGTTGTAGTAACTGTCCTAGTATCAGAAACTGTGTCTCTAACTAACTCAGCATTTCTTACAGCAAGAATAGTTTCTCTAACTGTCTTCAATTGACCTGCTGCTGTGTAAGTAGTTTCAGCAGATGAATCTACACTACTTCCACCCTTAGCATTGGTACTTGATGTAGTAAATCTAAATGTCCTAGTACCAGTTGCCCAACGTGGGTTGGAATCATTACCTGGGTTAGGAATAAAGAATGTTCCTTTTAGACTACCAACGTTATCAGTTAATAGACGACGATCTTTAACAACTGCACGTGCACCAGAAGTCTGGCCAATTAACACCTCACCGACGTTAATATTACCGTAGAAGTTAGGGTTAACACTCTCTGATAGAGAAGCAGTATCAACGTTAATGAATGGAGTTTGAGATGCGTAAGACTCTGCTAAAGCAGTAGTTCCAGTAGCATATGGGTCGGTTGTATACCCCTCATTAGCAGGAGCAACCTTCAAACGACATCCTGAAATCTGTCCTACAACTGTCTCTCCAACAACGAAAGGTGTCTCGTTAGTGTTAGGATCAGCAGTAGATGACTTAACTATCTCAATAACTTTAGGTACGATGTAAGTAGATACATTCACACCATCGAAGAAAGCATAGACTCTTGTGCGAGGCTTCATTCTCTCAACGTTGAATGCAACGTTACGAGATCTAATCCAAGGAATCGCTGTCTCAGATAAGGTAAAGTCACCTAAAGATTTTCTATCAATCTTGGGTACAACTTTAGTCCTGATACCTTGTCTTGCTTGGTTGTTAACAACCCTCCAAGTTCTTCTTTCGTGGACAAACAGTGCCTGTCTTCCTTGACCGTGACCCAATCTACCGAGTCTACGACCACCTGCACTGAATGATCCTGATCTATTTCTAAACTGTGATGTTGAAATTAGTGATTCACCTGTCCAGTTAGTCTTCCATGATCCCCACTGAATAGGAGCAAATCCATCTCCATCAACCTGCATATCTCTTGATACAGCAGAGAAGTCTCCTTCTACATTCTCCACCCTAGCTGGCATACGCTTAGTATCCACCCAGTCATCAGATGCAGGAGTTAAGTCAACACGTCCAATGAATGTGAAAACGTTGAATGGGTTTACATTCTCTGTCCTAGAAGCATATGGTTGTGTAATGATTGCATGGTCTTCCCAAGGTAGGAGTGCCATGTTACCAGGAGTCTTAACAATATTGCTAGAAGCAGAAGTGTTTAACTGAAGAGGTACGTTAGTTGTGAAGTGAGATGGTCTTAGATGACCTTCCTTAAAGTCAAGAGAGCACTTGTAGTCAACGTTAAGTACGTCACCAACATTATGATCAGTGAAGTCATCAACAACGTAACCATTCTTAAGTCTGTCAAATCCGTTGTCATCATATGTCTTAGTGTTTTCTGCTTGGACTTCAAGTAGAGATAGAGAAGTATAGTATTCTACATGCTCTAGTCTTGTCTCAAGATCACCAATATCTTTCATCGTATAACGACGAATGATCTCAGGGTTAATAATGATATCTCTTTCTACATCATAAACATATGGACGGTACTCGAGTTGTGCTAATAACATAGCATTATCGATCTCGTCAGGTGGTGGAAGATCCTCAGATGATACACCGTTGGTTATCTTAAGTTGATTATCATGTGTTAGATATAACTTATCTGCACGTGGGAGATAGTATGAATAGTCCATACGAATCTCTGTATTAACCTTCGGTATATCGAAGATAGTAGATCCACCTGCACCACCAGAGGTATCAAATGTCCTTGCAGCAAAGTCTAATGAAGCACATTCTACTAAGAATGGGTTAGATACTGTACCATCTCTAGATGCTAACTCACCTACACCTGGACGGAAATCAACTTGGTCTCTTATAAAGTTAATAGATCCATCTAGTTTATAAGTTGGAATCTCTGAATAGTTGATACCAGTATATGACTGAGATGAGAAGTAATCTCCAGATGATTCATGTACGAAGTAGTCAAATATAATTAATAGTTTTCTAATTGGAGGTGTATACTGTGGGTATCTTGTGATCTTAGATACGTCATAGAAGTGTGCTTTCTGCCCTGCTTCTAATGTATACTGAGTGGTTACAACCTTACTACCTCTAGTTACAGATCCATCTGCGTCATCGATGATAGCAGATAATGGGTTACCATCGTCATCTTGGCCATCAATAGTCTCACCAGCAGCAAATGGAATCTCATTCAACTGCACAACATACAATCTCAATGTTGAGTTGATGAATTGAATTACCCTACCACGTGCTCCAGAAGTCTTACCAATAACAACAGATCCGTTATCAAAGAAGGTAGATTCTGTTAGTACTAGGTATGGTGGAGTGGCATCACTATCATTCTCAGACTCATATACAGCATGTATATTGTATACATCATTCAATGCGAATGAGATCTCTTCATCCTCAATACGTGTGCCATACAAGTTACCATAGGCAAGACCGTATTTTGGTTGGTCATTATTAATTCTTGTGCGAAGGACATTAAGACATCTCATCTTAGCAGCAGTCTTAATCTTCTTCGATACAATATTCTTAGATATCAATGCTGTTAACTTAACTGTGTTAACATTTGCTAGACCATCAATAGTAACTGACTGTCTGTCAGCACCAAAGGTAACTGTTAATGTACCTGCTTCATTGAGTGCATCAATGTTAAGGTTATCACCAACACCCCATGCAGATCCTGATTCAGCAATGATAGTTAAGATATAGTTTTCATCATCTAGTGTTGCAAACTGCTCTGATTCAGGTAGTGAAACAGTAACACCACCAGAAACAACAGTCTTATTATTAAATGTCCTGTATACAAAGAATGATTCGTCAGCGATTGACTTCATAGATGTCCTAGGACAGTCAATTGATAATTCACCATTCTGATAATCCTTCTGGAAGATGAAAGGACGCATTCTAGCCAGTGTGTTTACCTCACCGTCGGCATTTCCACTACCCTTCTTAAGTCCTGTCTCTACTAGTGCATGCTGTGTAAGGTAGTCAAAGATATACGACGACTGACCTGATGCAGCATTTTGTGCTGTAGTATTAATAGCAGTAGGATCTACTCTCATAATTCTAAGAGTATTCTCACCTTCGTCTGAAGTATTAGTTGATGTTACTACTTCACCTGGACGTAGGTCTTCTGCAAACTTAGTTCTAAATCCTTCTAATCTACCGTTAGTAGTGCTGTCAATAGTAACAGTTGCACCTTCAATGACTCTTACATCATTGAGCATCCAGTTACAACCAAATACTACAGTACCTGATCCAGCAGAGTTTTGTCTACCAAGACACTTTCTAGTATCAGTTAGGTTATATGTGTGTGCTGCCTCTAGTGTACCAACAACTCGGCCATCACGCTCGATAACCTCGCCATTTATGAAGGCACCTGAGACTTGCTCAAGCATACAGTCTACTGAACCTGGTGAAGATCCTTCATCACCAACGTAACCTCTTGCTCTAGAAGTCCTTCCTACTAACACATCACCAACTGCTACAGAGTTATTACCTGCTGCAAAGTTGATGGCAGTAAACATAGTGGGATCCATTATCCATAGTTCCCATACTCCTGTTACAGAAGATTCCTGAAGTTGGACAGTACGTGCTCTACCAATCTTTCTACCAGTAACAGTATTAGTGGTATTTAAAGTCCAGTCATCGTACAACTCAAGTGTTTGATATGCTTGTGATACACCTTCACCAGTCAGCTCGGGCCATCCATATACATCGTAGACTTTTACCATCTGTCCTAGACGGAATGCTAAGATGGCGTTATTTACTGATGCAAAGTCTCTTGGTTTAGGAGCATCCACATACTGTGGTACTAAAAACTCAGTCCTATAACCCTTAACATATGCTCTACCTGGGCTAATCTCGTAGGTTACTAGATCATCTGATGCTAGGTTACCTGACTGTGTTGTGTCTCCTACTCTATAAACACCATTATTAAATCCGTCATCAAGAGTCTCTCTTGCTTTAACGGTAAAGGTGTCAATTACATAGTCTCCACTCTCTTCAAAGGTTCTTCTTGCAAGAGATCTTTCAAGTTCTGAATATGCTGTGTGAGTAACAAATTGCTCAACCTTTGAGTTGTTAATACGCAGTAATTCAATGAAGTTTTTATCTGTCTCGTCTGCGATTGGTTTCTTAGTGAGAGAAGTTTTAATTCTAAATCTGTGACCACCTGGAGCAGAATAGTTTGATGTGCCAGCTGCGTTGTCATTAAGAGACGGATCGTCTTCTGGCGTAACAATTGACTCTGATACTTCCAATCCAACTCTATATGAGGGGTTGTTAGAATACTGGTCAAGTATGAGATATGATGATGGAACATCTACAAAGTGTCCTCTGATGAAGTATACACCTGCATTAATATATGCAGTAGAAGCAACTGCTGTTGCGTTTGTTGGAAGTAACTGAGCAAATGGAGATCCAACCTCAATCAATGTTGTACCGAAGGTGATTTCATTTTCGGCCAATAACTGCTCGTTGGGTTGAAAAGTCTTGATACCAGTGCCACTTACAGTATCACCTGATTCAACATACTTAACGTACAGTGTAATATACCCTCTACTACTCTCAGTAGATGGGATTGAATATAGTACTTTTGCTTTAATACCTGTTGTAATACCCTCGATAATTTGTCCATTTATCTGGGTACGATATGTCTCAACGTCTACTCCTAAGAAAGACTGTTGGACGACGACTGCTTGAACCTGTAGGTCATAACCAACCTGACCAGGTATGACCATAGCACCTTCTCTAAAGAAGTGCTGACCAATCGACTCCATTTGATTCTGGAGAATCGACTGCATAGTCGTGAGTTCTCTTGCCTGAATGGGATATCCTGGTCTGAAAAGGACTCTGTAAAAGTTTTTATCCTTATCGAAATCGTCAAAATAAGGACTAATATTTAGATTAGTATTCTGTGGCATTGAATTAGAACTCGATTACGATTTTGATATCCTCTATCTGGTCACCAGCACGAGTGATTGCTCCCCTGTTATCTATGTAGATAACGTCACCTGAGTTAGGATCTACTTCTGCTTTTGCATAACCATTGGTGAAAGCCATACCTAGATCATATTCTGCGTTGTTTATAACCCTCGTAGAGGATCCTGAAACAATCGGGAAGTTGATGTCTGGGTCAGCAGATGCACCAGAGGTTGCACCTACGATGGGGTTACCACCTTCAAACTCGATTAGGTTACCAGTAAATTCAGGGAAGATACCGTCAACTCTATTCTGATAATATTTAAGTACCTTAGTGGTACTGTTCCATGATATAACACGTCCTCTTGCTGTTACCTGCTGTCCACCAACAGTACGAGATTGTGTGATAATCTCATCTGTCTGGAAGTTACCAGTAAACGTAGGTGCGAAGATAGACGCTTTTGTTGCACTCAATGTTAAATCTGAGGTTAACTCTTGAGTACCAAACTTGTTAGGATTAATTACCAAACCAATACGACGGTAGTCGTTATCAGTTGGGAAGTCACCAGATCCTTCATCATAGGTGAACTTTGTGTTGATCATCACACGGAAACCACCCAACTCAGTTGCTGGTGATGCACCATGTCCCATCGATGGAGGTATTACAACTTCAACGCTACCACCAGTACCTGTTCCAGCACCAATACCGTTGACTTCATCGATGATTACTTTACCAAAGGTGTATCCAGATCCACCAGATGTCACAGTAGCAGAAGCAATTCTACCACCATCAACAACAAGTGATACCCTACCACCTACACCGTCTCCTTTAATGGGGACGTTTTCGTATGTACCGTTGTTGTAACCACTACCAGATGATCCAATGATAATAGTATCAATCTCTCCACCAATAGCATCTGCCACAACAGCAGTATCTTCAAGCACAGGCATGTACTCGTTGGAGAAGAATTTTAGGACTTGACCAACAGGGATCGTGTACATATACTTCCAACGGTAGCCATCAGCAGTCGTGATAATAGATGTTGATGTCCCTGTGGGCTCAACAGTAGAAGGTTTACCGTTAGGATCAGAAGGAGATGTCCCGTTGTAAATGCATTTATAAGTCTGATACGACGAGTTAACAACGTAGAAATCTGCGTCGTAAAGTTTAGTCGCACCCGATGATGCAGTTTTAGTCGAGGAGTAATCATGGCGATACATATCATAAACATAACCCAATCCACCAGTGGTTTGCTCTGGGGGAATCCAGTCGGTACGCCTGATAACCTGAACGGTGTCATTTGCTAACACTCTCTTCAGGGAGATCATGTCCGAATAGTCATCCGCAAATTCTTGGAATGAATCTACTGGGTCTGGAGGTGCATTCTCATTATCCCAAGGTTGGGGTCTGCCTATGAACACATAAAGACGATCTCTAGCACTACCTGCCAACAGGTCAGACTGCGTAGGATCTGGTCCTTCAAGTGCTTTCCTAAACCTTTCGGCAGTAAAGATTCTAAATTGGTCGGTAAGTAACGCCATTGTTAACGATTGCCTTCTTTTTATTTATGTGGGTTATTCATCCTCATTTCGCACGGCTGATGTATATTCAACTGAATATATCTTAGCAGTCGCACCAGAGGTGTTTCCTTGTAATGTTTCACCCACAGTCCAAAGGTAAGTTGTACCGTTTGGAGAAACAAGATCTTTGATGGTTAATGTGTGCAAGTCTTCATTGGTACCTATCACAGGACCTGCGGTGATACCAGTAGAATGAGCAGTCATACCTGAAGTCTGACCTTGCACTTGCTCGGATGATGTGAATGTATTACTATTAATATATTCAACAATTAGAGTTGCAGTAGATGTATGAGTATCTCCATCACCTAAAGCACCAGCAGACTGAATAGTTGCAACTAGAGACTGTGGATTACCATCATATATCTGATCACCTGCTTGGAATAGAGTAGTATTCTGTCCACCAAGTGTCTCCTCTATACCATATTTAGACGAGGCAATGCCACCATCTAAACATATTTGGTTTTCAAACTCAGTACCAGTATTAACCAAGTCGATAATTCCATCACCAACACCATCTAATTCATCATCATCTTCAAACTTTCTGTTAAGAATAAGACTAAGAGGAGTAGTGAATGCAACGATATCATTACCTTCAAACTCTATTAATGTATGAGGTGCGATACCAGTACCTGATGCTCCAGCAGTACCAGCAACAAATGCTATAATCTTAGACTTCTCATTAGATCTACCACCATCAATAAACGCTAGTTCATCAACCTCAAAGGTTAAGTATAGTGCTCTTTCAGCAGGATCCCAGTCATATACTATAGCAACTCGGTTATTAGATGATTCAATAACCCTTCTAACCTTGTCAGTTACTTGGAAACTATATGCAGTTAGTCCTGTATTTGGATCATCCTGTAGGTTATCTAAGATAACTTTCTGGTCAAAACGGAAGTTAACACCTCTATCAACACCAGTAAATGAATCATAATCATCACCAAGTGATATAGCAGTTTTACCTGTATACCTTACAATCTCTCTACCTATCAATAACTTACCTGAACCTGGATAAGGATCAGTAGTCTGCACATTTATAGTACCTGTGCTAGATGAAACATTGGATGTTAGTCCAGTTATATCATATACAGTAGAGTTTAGAGACTGCCTATTTCTTGCTTCTCTAATAAGGTTAGTATCTCTAGTAAAGATAATCTCTGGAGGAGTGGTATATCCACCTCCACCTGTCAATAGATCTATACTGGTAATCTTACCAAGATTAATGAATGCTTCAGCAGTAGCACCAGATCCACCACCTTTAATAATCTGTATAAGAGGAGGTGTCTCAAAGAATTCACCTTGATTGGTTAGAGTAATCTTTGAAACTTCACCAAACTGGTTAACATTAGCAACACCAGTAGCACCTTGGCCACCACCACCGCTAATGATGATATTTACGTCTTCCTCTGTATAGTTTCTACCTTGCTCTTGAATAGCAAGAGAAGTAATCAAACCTGTTACTGGAACTAACTCAGATCCAGATCCACCACCTCCAAGTACTTGAGCAGTGGCATCAAAATAGGTATCACCAGGTGTGGTCATCTGGATGAAATCTATACCACCATCATCTTTAAGGAAGATCTTACCAGCAGCAGATCCATCAGAACCATCATCTTCTATCTTAAGACGTAATGGGTCATATCCTTCACCTGGATCTAATACTTCTACAGCAGTCAATTCACCTAACTCACCTTCAATGACTGCTCTTAATACTGCGTCTCTTATAGGAGTACCACAATTCTCAACCCTTAGTCTTGGTGGATCATTAGGATCATATCCACTTCCCTTCGCTTGCACATAAACATCCCTTACCCCAAATATACTATTGAATATTGGGATAATTTGAGCACCGCTACCTGGGACTGTTCTTGACATACTAGACTACCGTTAAGTTTCCTACCATTGCTGGATGCATTGTGCACTGATAAACATATGTTGTACCAGGTGCGAGATCCATTGGGACTGTCCAATACTGGACTCCTTCTTGGTCTCCTGTTACTCCTTCAGTCACTGCTGTACCACCTGCTGTCTGTCTGAGAGCAAGAGGGTGTGCTGCTGTTGTAGTATTATTCAACCTGTATGTGAATCCTCTATAGACATATATTGTTGGGTTGTCTGTAGAAGGATCGACACCACCACCTGCTACTCTGTAGATGCTACTGCTAGGTCCAGTGAAATTAAATCCTATAGTAGGTGATACTGTGGCATCCCAAGAGGTACCATTGTAAATAAGGTTTCTATTCTCCTGTGCTGTATTACCTAGGTAAACATCTGCGTTAACCGTTACTGTGTTTGAAGTTACAGCAGTTGTTACACCCTGGCCACCAGCGATGTTAAGAGAAGAAGTTGCGAGGGCAGCAGTTGTGGTACCATTGTCTCCTGTGACTGTCCTATACGTTACTTGCTCTACGTTAGGCGAGTCATTTGTAATTGTGAGATTATCTCCATTGACAGCAGTACTAATACCAGTCCCACCGAGAATGTTAATAGTAGCAGTTGTGCTACTGGCGGTTTTGTTTCCTGAGTCACTTCCTATTACTCCATAAGCATTCTGGTTTGCATCTCCCAATGCACCAGACATATTAATTGTTAAGGTGTCTCCTGCGATTGCAGTCGTGATATTAGTGCCGCCCGCAACTGTAAGGACATCAGTAGGAGCACTAGCAGTAGTACTGCCAGTGTCAGCAGCGATTCCTTCAAATAGATTTTGAGTGGTGCCACCACCTCCTCCACCTGAAGAATCATCGTTTGCAGGCTCCCATGCACTGTTTGAAGCATTCCACTTAATAACTTGACCATCACTAGGACCTCCTCCCACTGTCATATCTACGTCACCAAGATCACCAAGACTGTGATCCTCACCTATAATCTTCTTCCAACCACTACTAGTAGCATATCTCGCTGCTCCATCACCAGATACATATGCAAACATACCGTGATGAGTAACAGCATCAGGGAGATCACCAGTTGTAGGGAAGTGATTACTATATTTTAATTTACCATCAGCACCATCAATGTATGTTAAAGCAGATCCTGTGCCACCAGCCCAGAGATGAATGTCTCCACTGCCATTTGGTTGGACTACTATATCACCATTGTTTACTGATACAATTTTATGACCACCAACGTCCACATCTTCTGTAAACTTATTAAATGACCCCTCAGCAAACTGAGCACCATTCCATTTAAGTAATTGGTCTTGTGAAGGAGTGCCTACATTAATCTGTAGATTGGTATCGTTACCGAGATTGGTATACAACTCATCGATGACGCTATTCAATTTGATAGCACCATCTCTCAGACTGTCACCAGTCCCATCGTTTGCCGACGATCCAATATTGAGGGTTTGCTTTGCCATGATAGTAGTCTTTACAGTGTTATTTAGGTGCCATCGTAAGTTTGTAATGTAGAGTCGAGAGTAGATGAGGTGCTATCGAATCTATTATTTGTGCTTCCACCGTCTCCTTGACCAGCAACTGTCAATGTTACTGCGTTAGAATCTAGTGGTGAGTTACCTGCTGCTACAGGTGCACCCACAGGTCCAGCGATCCTACAACGGAATTTGTAACCAGTCATATATGAGAGTGCAGTAACTGAGTATGTGTCAGTTGTTGCACCAGTTATAGCAGCGAATGCGAATCCACCATCAGTAGATCTATACCACTGATATGCCACAGGTCCGTCTTCTGGTAATACCTCTTTCTGAACTGTGAATGTAGCAGTCTGACCAGCATTCACTGTTGCATTCTGTGGTTGTAAGGTAAATGTTAGGGTTGGTACCACTCCACCGCCACCAGCACCACCGCCACCAGCAGGAGGAGCCTCAACAGTGAACGTGGTGTCTATAGTTTCTCTAGTCTTTAATCCAATAATGAATGGAAACTTAGTAAGATCTGTGTTAGTTTCATCTACTGTCAGGAAATATGCATATGTGCCATCCTGATACTCAGGTGTAATAGCAAATCTACCATTATGAAGGTCTAGATCACCAGTCCCTTCGACATATTCATAGTCCTCCATAAGAGTACCAGCTGGAGGATTATCACTTGTGTTACCATAATCAGGTCTTCCTGCTGCTTCTGTGTCTTTTACAGCATAACCTGTCCTCATTGTCCTAGTACCACTCAAATTATCGAATGGTACGTCATATCCATAAGGTCCATAGATGGGAAATCCATCAAATGCTATACCAATTATCTTAGAATGACCGTCTGGGTGACGAATATTGTCTCCATTATACTGAGTACCACCATAATAATCGTTATATGATGCCATAGATGACCCTGCTTTCCAACAATCTAGGAAATGTGGGTCATGATAGTGGTAAATTCCACTCTGTTCTGGGTGTCCACCACAATTATCCTCTCCAGAGTTAACAAAAGTCAGATCACCAGCAGCAACCCAACTAAAACCTGATGGTGGATTGAGTCCAGCACCAGCAGAAGGGTTAAAAATAGCAACTCCATTACCAGAAATGCCAATTTGACCTAGAGGAGTGTCACCTCTTCCATTTCTTTGGTCAAAATACTCCATTGTACCGCTAACAGGAGTAATTGCTTGGTCTGCTACAATGAAATCTAGTGTAGTATCAGTAGATAACCAACATTCACCATCAATTGAAGTAAATGTTGTGCTTCTAAAGATGAATTTTTGCTTTAATCCATCACTAAAAACAACCATTATCTCATCACTATCCCTAATGTTAGGGGTTGGACCAGTAAAAAGAGTTAAGTCGTTTGCTGAGATTGTTGCTCTTCTAACAAATCCGTCATGCGTATATCCATTATTATCAAATGTGCGAGCAATTCCAAATGTTCCTCCACGGTATAGGAAATCATGATCCCAGTCCTTCTCCTGAATAGTATTAGGGTTATTATCGTTAGGAAACGCACCAGGAACCACAGGAGCAGGGAGGGCATCCGATGCTACTGTGATTATATTGGTTGCGTTATTATAGGAAGCGGTTGCTGCCATCGTTTTACTTTTATTTAGATGTCGTCAAAGATCAGATCAGGTGTAAATCCTGTGATTACAGTAGCACCTGTCTGGACGCTAAGGATAGCGGATAGTGAGTAAACTGGAGTTGCACCAGCAGCAGTGATTGCGACTCTGTATTCGTCACCATCGTCTGCCTGTTGTGCTGGATTTGTGTTGTATGTTGCTTGGTTAGCACCAATGATGTTGCTCCAAGTCTGTGTGCCATACTCCTTCTTCTGCCACTGATAATTCATTGTCTGACTGTTAGTTACAGTAGAGACAACTGTGAATGCAGCAGTCTGACCTTGGTTAACAGTTACGTTAACTGGGTCTGTAGTGATTGCGATTGTGCCAGGAGTAATTCCTCCACCGCCACCAGCTTCACCACTAGGACCTTCGCCAGCGAGTACGTCAAATCCACCGTTAATTGGACCACCGACAGGAGGTGTAAAGTCATCTGGGACTACGTTATCGATTGCGACAGCAGGTGCAGCATAACCAACACCAGATGTCTTAACGTCAATACGTGTGATACCCATCAATGCTTTTAACTTACCATCAAATCCAGAGGATGAAATAACATCCACGTTAGGACGGTCAGTGTAACCATCACCAGGATTGGTTAGTACTGCGTTAGTGATTTGACCAGAGGTAATCTCTGAGATAGCATCAGCATTTCTACCCTTAACTGATCCAGTATATTCAAATGTGATCAGTGAGTTGGAAGATTCAATTAGAGCAACTTCTCTTGAGAATTCCTCACCTTCGATGTCTAGTTTGTCACCAGCTTCGATTGGTGGGACAACAGTTGCTGCGATAACGTCTGCGTCAGATCCAATGTATGAGAAACCAACGAAGGTTGATCCCGCACGTGGGACTTCAGCGAAGATGATACGTGAACCAACGATCTCGTATGCGACTCCAGGTTCCTGAATGATACCGTTAAGTGAAACGATAATGTTATTCTCAGGACGTATAGTGTTAGAAGAAACACCTTCAGTTAGTGTCAAGGAGTAGAATAGTCCACCACGCTTGAGGTTGAAGGAAGATCTCAATGAGTCAAACTCGAAGGAGATATCATCTAACTGACGTAACTTACCAACGTAGTATCCGATGAATTCAGATCCAATTTCAGGTGGCTCAGCGAATTGTATCTTGTCAGAGAATGCAACGTAAGAAGCATTACCACCAGGAGGTTGTAAGATACCATTAACGAATGCGAGTAAGTGACCAGCAGGATCTGGGAAGTATGCCTCACCGTTAGAAACGGTTAAGTCAAATATTGTTTGCTCACCATCAAATCCTCTGAAGAAACGATCAACTCTACCTTCAAGTGTGCGAGCAGAAGAAATACCTGCACCCCAACCGAAGTCAGACTTGAGTGACATATTATCAAGGAATGTGCCACTAGCAGATTGTACCCAGATGGTAGCAGTAATACCTGCTTGCTCTATAGCAACTACCTGTGCGTAAGATTGATAGTCAGTAGCAGTGTAACTAGCAACACCAGCATATATGGTTGGGAAGTTAGATCCCAATTCTATCTTACCGATATTGTTACCAGCTTGTGTTAGATCAGTTAGAGGAGCACCAAGACCCACGTTATTAATATTAGCAATCCAGAGTTTGTGGATTCCATTATCAGGGTCATTAACATACTTGGTTACTACAGCAGTGAATCCAGGATTCTTCTGGACTGTACCTTGTAGGAGTGAAACTTCATCACCAACATTAAATGTATCTGAGATACCAGTGTCAATGATTGCCACACCTAGATTTAATTCTAAGGTTTGGACACCATGTATCCACTGATTAAGTTGAAGTTGTGTACCACTAATACCCTTAATGTCTAAGATGTAATCAGTAACACTACCGTAGATAATATCACCAGGTGTCCATGGTTCCTCAAGTGTTTCTACATCAATTGCGATTCTACCACCTTCATTGCTTACCAAGGATCCAGACTTACTTGTGTAGTTGTCCATGAATCCTTCAATAGATCCAACTTTACTGAAGAACCAATCACCTGTAGCGAATGCTCCTTTCTTAACGTTGATTAAGAATCTATCAGATGGAGCACCAACTGTATGAACTGCACCACTATCAACACCCTCTAAGATATCACCGTCTGATATAGTACCAGCGATAGTATGGAGTTTAATGAATGATGTGCCATTCTCAGAATTAGGTTTCAACATCTGTAATACAGATCCATTATTAGAAGTACTATTCTGGACTTGTGCTGACTCTCCATTTATAAACTGATCGTATGTACCTGGAGTTGTCTGTGCAGCAACTGTTGGGAAGTGAGTAAAGAGTTTATAAATTAAACCTTCGTTTGCATTGATAGTGCCGATCTCAGCGTAAGCATTTGATGTGCTACCAAACACAACATCAGCAGCATTGAATCCACCTTGTATTGGACATTCTGAAGGATCAGATGGGAATGTAGCAGCAACCCTAGGTACTCCAGATCTTCTTGTGACTGCCATTATCTGAGATCCAGCATTAGACTTATCAACTTGTAGAAGTCTGAATCTACCATCATGAATATAAGAAGCACCAATCTCAAACCAGTCAGCAGTACCAGTCAACACATAGAAGTATGGTTGCTTAGTAAGACCAGTTAGTGAATTCTCAGATGCTGGAATGTAAGTTAATACATCACCACGTCTGAAGTTATTAGGACGCTCAATTCTAATTCTATACTCAGCACGATCATAACCTACGTTAATTTCTGGAGTTAGACTTACTAGATCAGGATCAGTATTATAATCAATACCCATCTCATAATTAGTAACTCTGTTTGTGCAATCTGTAGATGCTACAAATGTTACTCTTGCTTCAGTTGGGAATTGTGACATCTCCAAAGCATACTCAATTGGGTTGAGTGAAGAGTCAATCATAAACTCAGCAGCTTCTTGATTCCACTCAAGTTTTTGTGGAGACTCAATTGTATAAACATCATATGGACTCCATCCAGATTCATTGAAGTCATACAATACACTCTTAGTATATTCACGAACTCTTGCAAGACAGAATAGGAGATGAGTCCTTGTTACATCCTGATATGCAATGAAGTTACCTTCACCATCAAACCAGTCTTGTGTCATTCTGAATGCACCAGCATTACCCTCAGTAACTAAGTCATATCTTATTGCTTTAACACAATCATTAGCAAAGTCAATAGTTAAGTTAGTATTTGGATAGTTGATCTGAGTCTCAGCGAATGCTCTACCAGCAATTGCTTGCTTATTGAAGAGAATCATATTAGAAATTCTCTTACTGTTATTGGTTCCATTACCGAGTGCATCGGTAAACAATTCCATCAATGTATCAAGTGCTGATGTTACGTTATAGCAAGTACCTGACTGGAAGTCAGCATTGCTATTGTATGGGAATGTCTTGGTTACAGTAGACAAGAAATTAGTCTGGACATTTGCTGCCTTATCGATTGTCTCGATAAAGATATCAGCTAATGTGTTAATAGCAGATGCAGTTTCTTGACATGTCTGATTCCATGAACCAGCATTACCTTGACCACCATTTACAGTGTCATAAGTAACAGTCTTATCTCTGATTACAACGTCAGGAGTATACTTGACGGGCCAAACGATTGGTAGTGTGTAAGATCTACCAGCAACATTATTAGGATTGCTAATAGCATCTGATACTAGTGCCATTAGAGTACCAATTTCACTCTCTACACCAGAACCTTCGTTACCTGTATAATCCTCTGAGACTCTACGTGCACGATAGTAATCTAAATCTGTCCTCAATGGATATGCATAAGACAATACAGATTGGACAGGTAAGATCTTACCGTCAGCATAATCTGTCACACGAGGATATGTGTGGTTAGTAGCATTCTGGTCTTGACTACATGTGAATGTTAATCCATTAGTGTCAATCGTGATAGCATCATCTGTGCGTAATGAGTGATTAGCAACAGTCAATGTTAGTTGACCTGTAGTAGGCTCATAGTATGCATCTGTTGGTGTTAATGTTGTGCCATCGTTAGTATTAGTAATACAGTTAGATGCAGCAGATACGAAGTTATGCTTATAGTTACCACCCTGTATAATACATCCTTTGTTTGCACTTACGAATGTATGCTGATATGTCTTACCAGCTGGTGATACACCTACGTTAATTCTTATCTTACCATCTTGTATTCTAATTCCTTTTTCAATACATGATTTGAATACATGATTTCCTAGGAATGTTGATGGGACACCTTTAAGTACTTGGACATCAAATTGAGTTGTAGTTACATTAGATACTGCCAACCATTCATTACTTGCATGATCTGTAGGTCTTGGATATAGGTGAGTAGATCCATAAGCATCTAGATCACAATCAAATCCTAAAGCATAATCTTGGATGTAAATGTAATCATTTGCTTTCCATATACCATTAGTCTTAGCAGATACAAATGAGTGTTGATAATTACCACCACCTATAACAGCACCAGGTAATGCACTGACAAATGTATGATCGTATAGATCAGCAGTAGCAGCGATATTTACATCAACTGTAATCTTACCACTCTGTCTGTGTAAGGTGTTATTCTTAAAGTATTCAAATGTATGAGTGTGGTTACCACCAGCAGTGATAGCATTATTTGTAGCAGAAGCAAATCTGTGTGTATGGTTACCAGCAACAGTAGATCCTACATTAACAGTAATTGTAGAATTCTTCTTCTCTAATCCATCAGTAACAGCACTTACGAATGTGTGTGCGTAATCACCATTACCTCTAATTGTTCCTCTGATAATTGCACCAGTTTCAATTCTCTCAATTTGATGAGTTGTAGTGTTAGAAGAAACACCAACATTAACTGTATATGTGTTTGCATCTACAACAGTAAGAGTTAACCAATCACCAGATGCAGGGTCTTGTGCTCTAGGATAAGCATGCTCAGTTGCAAAACTATCTTCCTGACACTTGAATACAAAACTCTCATTAACTATCTGAATCTTGTCACCATTTGAGAATGGGTGAGCACTGTGAGTAATTGTTAATACACCTGTTCCTGGGACATAAGATGCTGTTGATGGAGTGAATGCATTTTCAGATCTTACAAATTGGTGAAGTGTTGTGTTACTTGATTTACCAACATGGACTGTGATTGTATCAGCAGTAGCAGCAAGAATAGGTACTGAAGTATTATAGAATGGGTCAGTAGATCTTGGATAAGCATGCTCACTACCGAAGCTGTCAGCATTACACTTGAATACTAGTGACTCTTCCTCAATGTAAACTGCTTCATGTGCAAACTTAAGACCGTTAGTAACAGCACTTACGAATGTATGAGGTGAAGTAACAGACTGAGGAGCAGATGCTAATACCATTACATCGAATGTATCTTCAGTGATGTTGTATACCTCTAACCACCTATCACTTGGGTAATCAGTAGCACGTGGGTATGTATGGTTATCAGTAGGATTATCAGCATTAGCAATACCAACGTTAACTGTAATTGTAGTAGCAGTTGGATTCAACACTGCGAGTGCTGTGCCAGATGCAGGGTCAGTAGCACGTGGATATGGATGGTTACTTCCATTATTATCAGCATCACAAGTGAAGGTAACACCACCATTAGCAATGGTAACTGTATCAGCAGTTGTTAAACTATGTGATCCAATTTCCAATACCAACTCACCTGTATTAGGATTATAAGTTGTGCCAGCAGCAGCTGTGTATGTTGTAGTGCCATCGTTAATAGCATTGTTAGTGCCACTTACGAAACTGTGAGTACCAGTAGATGCAGAGCAGTTGAAGGTTATAGAGTTATCGTCAAACTTAACTCTGTCTCCAATCTTCATTCCATGAGAAGGAACTGTTGCTGTTAATACACCAGTTGTAGGATTATAAGCAGCATCAGTAATTGTAGTTGCACCACCACCCTTGTAGTTGTGTGGTCCAATGGTGAGCACCATATCACCTGTAGTAGGTTCAAATGTTGCATCAGAAACTAGGTAGTTAGCACGAGGTGTTGATCCTACATTAACATCAAATGTGTTACCAGAAACATTAGAAACTTCTAACCATTTCTCTGAAGCATAATCTGTAGGTCTTGGATAAGAATGATTAGTTGCATTGTTATCCATTGCACAGGTCATTACTAGAGAATGATCAGCGATTCTAATATGGTCACCATTAGCAAATGGGTTGTTAGCAACTGTTAGTTGTAAGTTACCAGTAGTAGGATTGTATGTAGCACCAGTTGCTGAGTACTTAGCATGACCAACTGCCTTAATTTCGATAGCATGATCATGTGCTCTATCTCTCTTCGCCTTAAGTCCGTTAGAAGCGAATGATTGGAAACTGTGTGTGAATGATCCACCAGATCTGATTGATCCTCTCTTAATAGCACCAGTCTTTGCTCTCTTAAATGTATGAGTAGATGTGTTAGTAGAAGGAATAGTATCTAATACTTGGACTCTAAATGTGTCAGTAGTTACGTTAGAAATTGTTAACCACTTACCACTTGCAGGATCACTAGATCTTGGATAGTTGTGCTCAGTAGCATGATCATCCTTACCACATGTGAATACTAATGAGTTATCAGCAAACATGATTTGCTCACCATCACTCATTCCATGATTAGCAACAGTAACAGTCATAAGACCAGTACCACCACTATATGAAATTGCAGTTGGTGTTACACCGACGGCAGGTTTGAATACGTGAGTTGTAGTGTTAGAAGATACACCAACGTTAACAGTAATGGTACTATCATCAACAGCAGTTACAGCAACAGCATCTTGATATGCTGGGTCGTCACCAGATGCACCACTCTCTCCATTTGCACGAGGATAGAAGTGATCAGTCTGATAGTTATCTAATGCACAAGTAAAGCAGAATGCTTTATGGTTAATGTATACACTGTGAGCAGTTGTAATACCGTGGTCAGGACCAACAGTGATTACCATTACACCTGTATTAGGATTGTAATCTACATTCTGAGGATCGTAACTTACAAACTCAGATTTACCAACGAAGATCTTGTATGTGTTAGCATCGATATACTCGATAGGCTTCCACTTACCACTAATAGGATCAGTAGATCTAGGATAAGTCTTGTTAGTGGTACTTCCGTCCATTGTGCAACGCAAGGTTATTGCATTGTCATCAATCTTAACAAGAGATCCTTCATCTAATCCATGAGCATTAGAAGTAATTGTTAAGTAACCTGTTACTCCATCAAATACAGCATTTGTAGGAGTGAAGTTATCGATTGTAGTCCTTGGATATGCATGAGTAGATCCATAGTTATCCTGACTACATTCCATTGTGATACCACCGTCAGCAATCTGAATGCTCTGACCAACCTTAAGTGGGTGAGTGCCAATCTCAATCTCTAAATGTCCTGTTGTTGGCTCGTAAGATGCATCAACAGGTGTGTATTGGACAGCAGCAGTTGTGCCTACTTCAACATCAAAACCATCTGTAGATACGTTAGAAATTTGTACCCACTTACCACTGATAGGATCTGTGCCTCTAGGATATGCATGACTGCTAGAATCATTATCCATATCACATGACATGGAGAATGCATAATCTTCAATCTTAATGTAGTCTCCATTTGAGAATCCATGCTTGGATACTGTTAGTGATAAAACACCAGTTGATGGTACGTAACTAGCAGCAGTTGGAGTATGTCTTGTAACACCGTCATCAATAATTCTTAGAGACTCATTGTATGCAGGATCAGATGTTCTAGGATATGCATGGTTAGTAGAATTACCATCCTTAGAGCAAGTGAATGTTAAAGCATTCTCAGGAAGTTTGATACTGTCATTACCCTTCATTAGAGTAGCAACAGTTATACTTTGTGGTCTAGCAGATACGAATGTATGAGTTGTAGTATTAGAAGAAGGTATGTTGAATAAGACTTGAATATCAAATGTATCCTTAGTTACATTCTTAACTATCATCCACTCATCACTATATGGATCTGATGCTCTAGGATATGCATGATTAGTTTGATTACTATCCTGTGTGCATGTGAATGTTACAAATCCATCATCCACCATAATTCTGCTGCCATTCTTAAGACCATGATTAGCAACAGTCAATGTCATAATACCTGTAGAAGGAGTATATGCAGCATTGGTTGGTGTTAGTTTTGCAGGAGCAACAAACTTATGTTTGTAGTCACCACCAGAAGCAACAGTTGCTCTGGTAATAGCACCAGTAAGAGCACTTACAAATGTGTGAAGAGTCTGGTTAGTTGATGGGACGTTATCAAGTACCATGACATCGAATGTGTCATCAGTTACGTTCTTAATAGGAATCCACTTATTGTTTACTGGGTCACTAGATCTAGGATAAGGATGGAGAGTTTGGTTAACATCTTGTAAGCATGTGAATACAAGTGAGTTAGTGCCAATCTTGATACTCTCATCTTCCATGAATCCATGATTAGGAATTGTGATGGTCATCCAACCTGTTGCTGGATTGTAATTAACAGCAGTTGGAGTATATGATTCACCAAGTGCATGGAAGGTGTGGTTATATGCACCACCTGCCTTCACACACATACCATTACCACTTACGAAACTGTGAGCAGTTGGATGAGTAATCTGACCATTACCAATATCTAATGTGATAGTACCAGTCTGTCTGTGTAATGAGTTATTTTCACAAGATACAAATGTATGATCGTAAACATCATTAACACCAGATTTACCTACATGGACAGTGAAACTTGTGTTACTTGCATTAGAGATAGGTAACCACTTACCGAATGTAGGATCTGTCCTTCTAGGATATGTGTGGTTAGTAGCATTCTGATCCTTAGAGCAAGTGAATGTGATTGCATCCTCATCAAACATTACAAAGTCATTTGCTTTCCAAACAGCATCAGTTGCCACAGATTGAAGCACATGAGTTGTAGTGTTAGAGATAGCACCTTCACCGAAGAAGTTACCAACGTTAACATCAAATGAGTTACTACCAACATTAAATGCCTTCAACCACTTACCACTAGCAGGGTCAGATGATCTTGGATATGCATGATCTGATGATTGACTATCTTCATCACAACGGAATGTAAATGCACCATCAGCAAGAAGAAGCATATCACCATTCTTAACAGGATGACCATTAAGAGTGATTCTCATGGTACCTGTAGAAGGAGTGAATGTAGCACCACTAGGTGTCATCGTGCTATGGTTACCAAAGCTATTGCTCATGGTAACTTCCATAGTACCAGCAGTAGGATTGTAAGTTATATTTGTAGGACTATGTGAAGTCTTACCTACTTCATGGATAGGAATATTTGTATCGAAGAAGTAATCCTTCTTATGAGTAATGCAGTTTGCATCAGCACTTACGAAAGCATGAATTGTAGTATTTGTTGAAGGTACTACATCTAATACTTCTACGCTAAATGTATGAGAAGTGACATCATGAATCATTATCCACTTACCACTTACAGGGTCAGTAGATCTTGGATATGTGTGGTCGGTAGCATTGCCATCCTTAGCACATGTGAATGTCAAGGAGTCGTCAGCAATCTTAATGTAAGTATGTGGAATGAATCCATGATTAGGAACAGTAAACTTAAGATGTCCTAAATTAGGATCGTAAGATACATCAGTTGGTGTATGAGTTGTACCAGGTCTAGGATATGAATGGTTAGATGAATTTCCATCAGCACCACAAGTAAATGTTACTGCACCTTCGTCTAGTCTGATAGAATCTCCAGCATGACGTAGAGCACCAACAGTAGAAGTTGAGTAAGTATGATCGTAAACACCACCACTTACAATCTGTGCTCTAGTAATGCAGTTACCAACAGCACTAGAGAATAGATGAGTTGTTGTGTTACTCTGAGGAATAACTGTGTTAACTGTAACATCGAATGTGTCTTCAGTAACACCATGTACTTTCAACCATGATCCAGAAGCAGGATCACCAGGACGAGGATAAGCATGAGTAGTCTGATGATCATCTAAAGCACATGTTAATACTATGCCATAATCATCGATCTTAATCATGTCACCATTTTCAAATTTATGACCAACGATTGTTATTGTCATAACACCTGTAGTAGGATTATGATTAACGTTTGTTGGAGTATATCCTGGGTTAGGAATGTAGGTATGGACACTCTGATCTGAGATCGCACCATCACCAACGTTAAGTGTTATAGTGCCATCTCTCTTAGTAATTCCATTTGCAACAGCAGACGCAAATACGTGAGTTGTTGTGTTAGTGGAAGGAGCATATGATAATACTTGTACGTCAAATGTATTAGCAGTTAAATTAGATCCTAATACAGGTTGCCATCTATTTGCATATGGGTCAGTTGCACGAGGATATGCATGATCACTACCTTGTCCATCTTGATCACAACGGAAGACTAATGAATTAATAGCAAACTTAACATCATCACCTTCTTGCAATCCATGAGGATTAGCAGTAGTGATGGTCATTATACCTGTAGTTGGATTATATGATGTACCACCAGTAGCAGTCATTGGTGTGCCATCGTATAGCACTTCTATTGATGTGTTATAGAATGGGTCATTACCATTAGCACGTGGATAATAGTGGTAACTATTATTAGCATCTAAGAAACATGTGAAGTTAATAGACTCAGTTGCTAGTCTTACACTTTGTCCTCTTCTTAGATTGTGATCACCAATAGTAGCAACTAACTGACCGTTAGCAGGAGTAAATGTAGCAGCAGAAATTGTAAATGGTATTGTAGGTGTTCTACCAACATATAGATCGAATGAATCCTTAGAAACGTTTCTAACATCCATCCACTTACCACTCATCGGATCTGTTGATCTAGGATAAGCATGAGTTGTTGCATGGTTATCTTGACTGCATGTGAATGTTACTCCACCGTCAGCAATCTTAACGTAATCTCCTTCAGCAAAGTTGTGGTCAGCAACGGTCAATCTCATTAAACCAGTTTCACCGTTAAATTCACCACCAGTAATATTATGAATACTTTCTCTACGGAAGAAATGCTTTCTATCAAGTGTCATACTTAATAGACCATCAGCAGGAGTAAATGCAGCACCAGTAAGACCGTATGTTACTTGAGGTGTTGTACCAACATTAACAGTTATAGAATCTGAAGTAACAGCAGTAATTGCTATTGGCTCATTATGTACTGGATCTTTAGGTCTTGGATATGAGTGCTTAGTAGCATGGTCATCCATATCACAAGTAAATGTCAAGCTTCCTTGTGACAGTTTGATATGTGTTCCAACTGCTAAACTATGTGATCCAATTGTTAATGTAAGAGCACCAGTAGTGGAGTTGAATGTAGCAGCAGAAGGTGTAAATCCTTTGATTGGAGATGGACCAACATTAACAGTAAACCAACCATCTTCCTGATTAGACTCAATAACATCTAACCACTTACGTGTAGCAGGATCAGAAGATCTAGGATACACATGATCACTATAATGGTTATCCATTGAGCAAGTAAATGTCATGGAATTTTCCATGATCTGAATCTGCTCACCAGGGGCAATCTTATGTCCAGATACTGTTAGTTTTAAAATACCAGTATATGCATCATATTCAGCATAAGTTGCAACATGGGTAGAAGCACCAACGAAACGATGCTGACCGATCTCCATTTCTAAATGACCAGTATTCTGATCGTAAGTAGCATTAGAAACGTCATACTCAACTTTAGGAGTAGATCCAACGTTAACTGTAAATAGATCCTTACTCTCAACAGATTCAACTAATAACCACTGATCACCAGCTGGATCTTTTGGTCTTGGATATCCATGCTTAGTAGCATTATTATCTTGAGCACATGTGAATATTAAAGATCCATTTTCAATTCTTATTTGATCACCAGTCTTAAATCCGTGGTCATCAATCTTAATTCTTAATACTCCACTATCAGGATCGTATGATGAATCTTGTGCAGTATGAACTGAATGCGATGACATTCCATGATCAGGAATAGTCAATCTCATAATACCTGTATCAGGATTGTAAGTAGCATCAGTTGCCTTATGATCAGTACCGTATGTTTCTAATACTTCAATAGTAGTATTACCAGCAGGATCACCAGATCTAGGATAAGAATGAGTTGTAGCATTATTATCTTGATCACAAGTGAAGTTAATGGAGTTGGTCTTCAATCTAAGGAATGTACCCTCTGTATGATTGTGTGATCCAACATTCATTATTAAATCACCAGTACTGGAATCATATGCAGCAGATGTGCAGTCATACTTGATAGTAGGAGCAGGACCAACATTAACTGTAAATGTATTAATGTTAGCAGGCTCACCAGCAGCAATACTGTCTCCACCTTGGATACCATATCCAGAGTAATCTGTTCCAGCAAATTGTCCAGGAGCAGAGTAAAGACCTGTATATCCACCACCTTGAGTTTCAGCAGATCCAACAGATACACCGTCAATCCATAACTCAACTCTACCTTTACCAGCACCTTGGTTACCACCAACGTTGATCTGCCATACTAATTCATGATCTCCATCATCGAAGTAAGATGATAGGTTGCTGATCTGTAGATCAAGCATTGCTAATCCACTCTCAGTATGACTAGCACCACCAGAATATGAGTTAGCACCATTACCAGCACGAAGTCTTAAATATGTGCCATTATCTCTAATACCTAACCATGAACCAGCACCAGTTCCACCTGCTTCCCAGATGGTGCCATCAATAGGACTAGATGCTAATTTAGCAATACAACGGAATACAGCATCTTCAGTAGTTACTATACCAGTGCCACTATCAGTTGTAGAAATCTTATCTTCACCAACCTTGAAGGATCTAGTAATAATATTATTATCTTCACCTTCTATTGGACCATCTTCATCAGAATTGAATAGTGAAGTTACAGGTCTTGGGACAGCATTATAGAATCTTTGATCTACTTCCCAACCAGCATTATTACTGATTACCTGACCCTTCATTGCACGGATTGCAAATTCCTGTGCTTTATTAATAATCCAAAGAGATTCAGTAGGAGCGTTAGTAACGTGATCTAAGTTACCATTATAATTGGTATAAAACTCAGATGCATACTGAAGCATATTAGTACCACCATACTTGAGGTTGAATATCATCGCTCTCAATATGTCAGTAACGTCATGCACACAGTTAACAGGACCGCCAGGAATTGCTAAGTTAGGGAATTGGACTAAACCAGCAGCAACTGCTTGCTCTGCAATGTATCTAATGTTTCCATCGATAGCATCACCACACTCAGCAAATAACTTATCTTTAGGATTCTGATTGTAACTTTCAACATTACTTGCTCCATCACCTTGCTCCATATCATAATCTTTACCAAATGCATTACGCATTGTGCAAGTTAAGATATCTCTTAGAAGCTTAACTACAGTAATAGATGCTTCCCATTCAGTCTCAATATGCTTAAGTGAATTATTTTCTGTCTCAACATATAATGCAGCAGCATCCCATACTTTCTCATTACAGTCGAAACGTATGTCATGAACCATTGCTTCGATCATGTCTAAGACATCATCTTCACAGTTAACATGACCATCAGGAATCATTAGGTTTCCATACTTAGAAAGGTCATTCATTATGCTGACACATTCTTTAGCGATGACTGCTCTGTTATTCCAGATCATATCAGCAGCATCAAGATACCTATCATTGTTTGCTCTATTCTGGTTGTTAGGATATCCTTCAGTATCCTTAACGATTTCAGAATCTCTATATGCTGCCTTAGAAGTCCAGATAGGAGTGTAATATTCTTCATGTGCCCATGCAGCAGCATTTAGTGCATTACCATCGTTATCTAATAGTGCACCAGCAACTTCACCAGGAGACATTAGAAGGTTATTAATTGCCTTCATAGCAAGCATCTTAGTATAATCAAATGCATCATTCAATGCAGCAAGCTCATGCTCAACATGGAGGATATTCTTTTGATCATCAAGATACTTGTCAATAACAGCTTGAGTCTGGAATGTACCACCAGTAACTAAGTCAGCAATTACACCAGGAATAATGAAGTCCTTGATATCTCTCTCACAATATGGTTGACCATATCCAGGCATTTCAAGGAAGTCAAAGACAACACCATCAATAGTTTTCTGATACTTGTCTTGAATATATCCAGCAACTTCTTCTGCAATGTAATCTCTATTCTTCCAAAGTTGGAATCCACCTTCTCTGAATCTCTGATCATTAGGTGCAATAACCTTAAGAAGATCAGTCATCAAAGTATCAACTTCATCTTGAACTGCCTGTGAAGCAGGAGATGCAAAGTTGTTAGGTATTCTATATCTTGTAGTATATGTGCCTGTTAGAGTTGCACTAGTTGTAGTGATTATTTCCTTAGTAAGTTTTGCTACTTCATTCCAAACATATAGAGATTGTAGAATCTCTTCTCCAATGAAGTCTAACTTACCACCAACTGTTAGATAAGTCCTAGCAGTATAGATTGTATGATAGTTACCACCTTCTCTAAGGTCTTTAATTAGAGCACCAAGGATATAGTCCTTAGTATCTCTGATACATGTATCAGTACCACCATAACTGTTTTGAGCAGGGACATCACCACGAATGTTGAAGTCACTAAATGCTGCCTTCATTCGACCCACTGCTTCTTCAGCAATGTAAGCACCGTTAAGGTCGATGATATCAGCACAGTCTCTATATTCCTGACGACCTAAATCAACGTCCTCAGCAATAATTGCTAATCCTTCATAATCGATTCTCTTAGAAGTTGTAGCAGATGATCTCTGACCACTATACTTAGCGTATACTTCCTCAGTAGACAATATAAATGGTGCTTCACCATCTAGACCAAATACGATATTAGGATTATTATAATCTACCTGAGTAGGTGCAGTGAATCCAGTTGTATAAGCACCGATACCCTTCCAGATGCAAACGTTATCAACGTGTCCAGACCAATGAGTAGCACCGTTAAAGTCTTGACCAACGTAACATGCAGCATAGAGGTAATCGTTAGTATCAGCAACGTTTCCACCAAGTTGAGCACCGTTAATATACAACTGAGTAATTCCGTTGTTTCTGCTAACTGCAATATGATGCCATGTACCAGTTGTAGTAACTACGTTACCACTGGTTAATAATTGAGTAGTGCCATTATAAACCTTAATTGCTTGTGCATCTTGGACAATTCTTAAACCTTGAGCAGCACTTAAACGACGGAAGTCAAATAGTGTTTGCAGGGTTGTATTTGTAGCAGAACGGAACCAACCTTCAATTGTGAAGTCTCCAGTTCCGAAAGCATAGTCATAAGAAGCAGGACTGCTTAATGCACCATTAGTAGGAATATAGATGGATTTAGTACCACTTAATTCTGCTTTCTTAACAATTACACTTTGAGTGCAATTAGTGAAAGTTAGAGTAGAGTTAGTGATATATTCACCTGCTTGGAATACTCCAGTCACAGGACCAGCAAACAACCACTTAAGACCAGAATTAACTCCAATTGCTTGGAATAGTGCTCCAGAAGTCATACCCTTGATCTGGTCACCCATTACGAATAAACCAGTTGACTTATCCTTATAACCGATCTTAGTTGTCCTGATAGTTTCATTTGCTTCAAATGTACCATCAGTAACAGCAAGAGCATTAACATTGGTTAAATTACCTGCTGTCATTGCAGTTGTAGCAATCGCTCTCAGAGTGTCAATATAAGACTTAACATTGGCACAATTGTTGATATCTTGGTTATTACCAGATGCATAGTTAAGATCGTAGTTATTAGCAGGAGCAACACCACCAGTGTAAGTAGTAGGATCATTAAGGTTATATCCCTGTCCAGAGAGATCCTTCCAATACATTAGGTTATTAATCGCTCTATGCATGAATGTGCCAGCAGCAGTAAATGCATGAACTGCTTCTGCCTCTTCTCCAACAATACCGTTAGTTAGAGGTGTGCCATCTTCATTAAAGAATTTTTTAGTAAATTCAACTGTATTGAAGTTACCACCTTGTCCAACATCATTAGCAATAGCATCAATCATGTATCCAAGGTCTCTTCTGCACTTCTCTTGGTGTGGTGAGTATGTGCCACCTGCTTCGACAGGAAGATCATTTAGACTTGCATTATTCAATGCTTCATCGATAAACTGATGTAGAGTTGTAATTGCTGCTTGAACGTCTGAGCAATTGTCAGAATCAGTATTATCAGCATTAGATCCAGCAGTACCGTAAGGATTGCCAGGTGAAGGGTCAGCAGTGATTGTAAGGTCTTGATATGCAGTCCAAGAGTCACCAGAGTTAACAGCACTGATTGTTCCTGAATATCCGTTTGCAATCGCAACATTCATGCGATCTTTTGCTTTTTCGTAAGCATACTTGGTTTCTGCAACCTCAGCATTAACATAAGTGAATGTTCCGTTTTCGTCGAAGTATTGTTGGACAAACTTACGAGCATAGCGGTTTCCACCAGCATAGATGTCTATAGAAATTGCATCGATGAAATATTCAAGATCTCGCTTACATTTCGCATCTGAAGGAATTGAAGAAGAAGGATATTGCGTTTTCATGTCATCAAACGCCATTCCAGCAATCATTGCCTTATTCTTCTGAATCATCCTGTAAGCGTCTTTAAATCGACTCCAGTTGTTAGTAATAACGTCGGAGGGGAAATAGTAGTCTGGATAGTCAATTGCAATTGCTGCTTCTGCAAAATCGATGATTTCTTGCTTATTATTAGAAATATTACGTCTTGCATCAAGGAATCTGTTTGCAGCGATTCCGTGGAAGGTAGAAATTGGATTTCCGTAAAATGCCTTCTTATTACGAATAACCATTCCATCAGTAAGAGTACCACCACTTAATTGACTATAAGTGACCTCAGTAGTCCTAACTTGCTCAAAATTCAAGAAGTCAGCATTAATTCTATTCTCAGAGTTATAGAGCTCAGTAGGAGTGATAGAAGATTGTGAAATATCATCTAAGATGACATTGGGGTTAGTTAGTGAAACTAAACGCTCAAATAGTAATCCAAAGAATGTTGTTCCCTTGTTAATGATTAATTCATCAACAACTTCACCATTAATAGGATCTTGATAAGGAGCAATGTATGTAATCTGGCCTGCAATTCCTGATGAGGCAGAATAAATGTACTCGTTAAGTTTAAAGTCAAAGATACCAGTCTCAAACCTAGGAGTACCTGAAGTCTTACTTACAACCACTCTATCAGTTACATTACCCTGATTATCTACGTTAGTCTCTTCAATGTATGCAGTGTCACCATCAAGGTTGGTAAGTGATTCACCAAACTCAAATATGGTAGGAGTATTAAGAGGGGTAACTGACTCGATCAATGCAGCGAATAATTCACCTCTCTTGATTTGCTCATTAAGTTGGAATGTGCCACTTACGTTAATAACGTCAATGTGGTTAGTACCTGAATCAATAACAGTACCAATGACATCTGATAGAGCACCTTGGACTTGTTGTCCTAATGTTGGGAAGATACCATAGTTAGATCCACCACCATCATTGTAAAGTGCAATTCTGTAAATGGTAGTAGGAGTAACAGATAGAGTCCTATAGTTAACCTTAGATGGTGGTTTAGGTGGCTCAGCAAATACTAAGTTACCACCAACGATCTGATAAGAAGTACCAGGTGACTGAATGATACCATTCAGAGTTATCATCAACTGGTCTTGCTTAACGATTACAGTTTCACCCTCAACAGTAATTGGGAATGACTTCTTAATACCATCAAACTGATCTTGGACGTTATCCATCTTCTTAACAATAGAAGTTAAGATTTCCTCAGAAGATGTTAGACGCTTCTTACGGAAGAGAACCTCAGTATTGTTGTAGTCAGTATAGATTGGTTGAGCAGCACCGAATGATGTAATCTGGTTTACATTACTATAGTTGTTAATATTAACCTTCTTAGTAAACTCAGTACCAATACGTCTTCCAGATACGTCCTTACCACCAGTCAGTTGTAACTGACCAAACATATTGAAACCAGCAGGGTGGTTATTTTCTAATACCTGTGTCTTCCATTCTGTAATAGGAATCTCAGACTGGACAACATATGAGAAGTTCTGGTAGAAGAAACTATCTTGAATCTTCTGGACAATCTCAGATGGTTTACCAACGTCATCAATAAATCGGCCTGGTGTCTTCGTTAGGGAGCCGATATTCAGCACACCACGTGCTATTGAGAAGTTATCGATAATACCAGATGCTTTAGATATCTCACCTGTTACCTTCTCTCCTTCTGCCCAGTCACCAGTATAATCAACGATCTTAAGAATCTTAGGACCAATCTGCCAACCAGTGTTAGTAGAAACCTTACCTCTTGCAGTAGAAGTTTCAGTAGAAGATCCTTGGAATACTTCTTCTCCTTCTAAGAATCTTGAAGTCTCGATAACAGCAACTGCTTTACCACCGAATACTTCAGTTAGAAGTGTCTGTCTACCAGATCCTTGAGTTAGGAAGGTAATATAAGATCCACCTTGTGCAGCAGCTAAAGTAAGACCAAATCTCAACTGGTCACTTTCCAAACCAGCTGCTTCACCAGCAATAGCATAGTAAGTCTGTCCTTCAACCAAACTGGTTAAACCTGCGGTAGATGGTTTTGGTAATTCACCTTCTGTGCTACCAATATCATCTGCTCTAAACTGGACTTCAGCACCAGTGGTAATACCATGTGGGAAGTTAAACTGTAGGTAGTTAAGGTCTAAGTTAACAACGTAGTTAAATTCTGATTTTAGAGTAACATCAGGTTCTGATGAGTACCCAGCACCACTGTTTTTAATGATAATTTCACTAAGACGATTATTCTTAACAATTGCTTCTGCATCAGCACCTGATCCACCACCACCTTCGATTACAACAGCAGGAGTAGAAGTATATCCAGAACCTGGGTCAGTTATCTTAATCTGACTTAGTATTGATGTATTGAAGAGTTGTAAGTTAACAGGGAAGGTAATCTCTGGTTTTAGAGTATAGTCATGTGAATAACCGAAACCAAATTCATTATTCTTCAGTCTCTTAATCTTACCAATATTAGTACCTGTTAAGAATACAGATGCACCAGATCCTTCTTCAGGAATAACAACAGTTACAGATCCACCAGAACCTGCAAGAGTTGCTCCTAAGATACCAGGAATAGAATCTATGTCAATAGATGCAATAGTATAACCTTTACCTGGATCTGCTACAGCAACACCAGTAATAGTTCCTGATCCAACCTCAGCATCAAATTCAACAGTAACGGTTGCTTTACCACCTTCACCGTCTCCAGCTATAGGGACTTCATAGTATACACCAACAGCATATTCAGTACCTCCATCATTAACAACAACCTTCTCAACTTGTCTGAAGGATGCAATGTCACTAATGATAGGTAACTTCTGATAGAAACCACCAGCAGATACTAGTTTAATAGTATTGATCGGTCCAACTGCTCTTACAGAAGTAGTTGAATAGTATGAGTAGACATTATCAAATGGGTCAGTGCCTACCTCAGCATTTAATCTTTCAGGTTCCTTATCTAATCTGAATCTAAACTCAGTATCACTTAGTATCTCAGTTACCTTAAATGTACCTTGGAATGGTGTAGTAATAACATCAATGAATGAGTTATCACCAACTGGAGAATCAGCACCAGTCCTTGATGGATCAAAGTAGTAAGAGATGTTAGTTACATCACCCAATACAGAGAACTTAACGAATGGATAATTATCTCCACCAAGAGGAATACCTGGTGTGCCAGATCTTGTAATATTATTAAATGAGTATTCTAGTTTATACTGGTTATCTTGTGAGAATGACAAGTAATAACCGAAGTTAGATGTATCAGATAAGTCGAAGACATACTGATGATTTCTAGTAAACTCTAGAGTTGGGTGCTTCGCATAGATGTTAACATTATTAATAGCATTTGAATTAAATGCAGGGTCACTTACAGCAACATCTCTAATACCATATGTAAATTCTCTAGATCCAATTATCTGATCGATGAAGAATGATCCATTGAATTGATCACCTTGGAATCCTTCAGTGAAGATAATATCTCCAGCATCGAATCCATGAGCATCATTAGATGTGCAATATACTAGATTTGTCCTTGTGCTATTAGTCCTAATAATATCCTTCTCAAGACGTGCAGTAACACGAATCTTCTTAACAGATGCAAATCCAGAAATAACTACACTCTTCTGATCATCTGCCTCAGTTATATTACCAGCATTGATAGAAATAACGTCTTCTGGAATGTATAGTGAACCAGGTTGAATCTCTACAATCTGGACTGTATAATTGTTACCTAGGTCATATGGAAGAGTTCTAGCAAAATCACTAATTGGTGTTGAAGTAGATTCCCATGTCCATGTAACACCACCGTCAGTATCAGCACCAGTAGTATGTGTTGGAGGAGTTGTGCCTGATACACCAGCACCACCTGCACCTACAACATATACATTTAACTTATGCCATACTTTCTGTCCTACAACATATAGAATACCTGAATCCCACTCTGGCATATCAGAGTCAAGATACTGAGGCATTGGGTATGGATGCTGAGTTAGATCAACAGTAAACTTACCTGCATCATCTATAAATGCCCAGTTGATTACGCCATCACTTTGGACACCACCAGTATGTACTGGAGGAATAGTACCAGTAGTACCTGTGCCTTGTGATTGGAAGATCTTTTTATCATAATACCTTCTTTCACCAGTGGTTACTGCTACACCTGCTGCCCAAGGTATCTCTGGTTCTTCAACATTAAAGTATGATCCAGAAATCTGGTTTACATCTCCAACATCAGTTTTAAAGAGATCAGTATTATTAAAGGTACCGTATATCTTACCAACCTGATACTTGTTACCCATTCCAGGGTTGAGTAAATCATACTCATTTGGACAACCAACAATAGTACCATATGCACTAACAACTTGACCTGAGAGAGTATTAGTATACTGTTGAATTATAGAATTCTTTGTAAGTTTAACATCTTGGTTGAAAGTAAATTCAAGGACGTTATCAACTTTCTGATACAATGCATCACGCATGTAGAACTTACTGATAACATCAGCAGTAATCTGAAGTCTCTTACCTAGAGGTGATGGAATAGTAGAAGTCTTAGTAGCATACTCTGTAAGAGCATTACTGAATGTATATGTGCCAGGATTCATTGTAGAAACGACCTGAGACATATCCAATATTTGTAGACCACCAGCACCAATTACCCAGTTGCTTAATGCAGCACCAGATACATCAGTCCAAATAGTAGGAGTCTCAATATCAGAGAATTCAATAGTAGTATATGCTGTTAAACCAGTAAGAGTATATGCTGCTCTCTTATCATGCAATCTATCAAACTTGATTAGTGCAGAATCAGAGATTGATGTTGTAACAGGAATCTCAGCAGTTGGGACAAGGTATGTTCCGTTATATGGAGCAGCATCATCAAAGACTAGATCATCAATCCAACCAATCAGTGAGTTAGCTGTATTAGGTCCACTATACTTACCAGCAATAGTAATATCTGCAATACTAATATCTGAAGTAGACTGATAGTTAACTACAAGGTTACCATTCAAGAATACCTCATACTGATACAATCCAAGAGATTCTTCTCTCTTCTGGAATGTTACATGCACCCAAGCAGCACCACCAAATGTAGTCCAATGAGTAGCAGTAGCAGAAGTTGCTACTTCTGTTGAGTTTACATATAGGACAACTTTCTCATAGTTACCACTAGTAGCATCACCATCTATTTCAACTTGAATAGAATCACCTGCAATAGGAGTTACATCAAATAATATGGGTTTGTTATTACCTGCATGATGTGCAGTAGCAACTGACATCCATGCTCTTGCACTCCACTCTTTAGTAGTTAAATTCATGCCTGGGAATTTAACAGGAGATATTCCACTCAACTTAAGTGAACCTGTTCCAAACTTCTGGATTGAAGTGTCGATGGAAACATTAGAAGGAGTATGTAATGCTGGAGTTACTAATTCTTGCTTTGTAGTATCTTCAACAGCGTTAGCAACGTTATTGAAACGATGTGATGCTAATTGATCAGGTTGTCTACGATCTACTGCAATAATACAGTCACCAGAACTATCTACTGAATGTGACTTAGCTTGGAATCCAATACGGTCAGTATCATCAACCTTAGTCTCTTTAATAACTGTTCCATCATACTTAAGATAATGAATAACAGCATATCTCTGATTCTCTGATTCTTGAACGTCAGATACAATTGTATAGTTGCCAAATACATCTACACTGATACCTGCATGTTGAATATTCTCAACCTCTCCAGAAATATTAACTGTCTTACTCCAAGTCCACTGACTATTAGCAGTTGCTAATGGGAACTTATTAACCTGAATCTTCTCAAACTTCTGAGTAGCACCGTTATATACATCCCAGATACAGATTACATCATTGTAATCATCAATTGTGAATTCTGGGTTTCTTACATATCCACCAACTGTAGGAATCTGTCTGATATACTCAATCTCAAGGTTTGCACCGTCATAGAAGATTACACCGAAGATACAGTCATCATTTTGGTCATTAACACCAACAAAGAAGAATCTATCATCAGATATCCATTTGATCTGATTGATCATCTCAGAATCATTTGCAGATGCAATCTTTCTCTTCTCTACAAGGTCACCATCTAGATCACACTGAATGATCCACATATCGTTAGGATCAATAGAGTTACTATCTGTATAACCTGCAATGTAAATTCTCTTCTCTTGATCAAGTGCAATACTTGTTACCCAATCCCTTCTAGAAAGACCTGAGATACCTGCAATTGCCTTCTGCCACTGTAGAATACCATCAGGAGCATTAGCATTATTAAATCCAGACTTATACAGACCTAACCAAACATCAGGATTATACTGGTTATTGTTAGGATCATATGTCTGACCAACAACATAGATCTTATCATCTTCTTCAGATTCATCAATATACATCTTGATGAATTCTGCCTTCTTAACACCTGAATTAGTAGGTAGTAAGTTTCTCTCCCAAACCTTTTGGCCTAGGTCGTCAAACTTGGCAAGAAATGCTGCTTGATCACCATCTGTCTCAAGGACACTACCACAGATATAAGTGTATCTGTCAGCAGTAGTCAATGTATGATGTATAGAGACTTGACCTGTTGCTTCCTTATACTCAGTGATCCAGTAACGAGTCTTCTTGTATTGCTGAGGATGAGATACCCTAATTTGAGGAGGATTGTCAGCATCATATCCATTACCAGAGTTAATGATATTGACAGTGTTAATCTGACCAGTACCTTCAAGGTTTAGAGATAACTCAGCATCTTTACCAGATGCAGTAATCAATTCAAATGTAGGTGGAATATCATTATTATATCCAGTACCAGCTTGGACTATATTAATTCTCTCAACACCAGCAACAACCTTAACTCTATAGGTCTTATTAGTGTTATCAATGACAGGACGTGAATTTACAATGATTTCATCCTGTTGACGTAACTCATGTCCAGCTTCAGTTACGATCTTACCGTATGGACGGTCACCAATGATCTCTTTCTGATAAGCAGTGATCCTTTGACCCTTAACAGAATCAATAATAGCAGATGCACCAAATCCACCAGTACCTTCATTATCGAAGAATACAGTATCATTAACCTGATAAGAAACACCTGGGTTCTCAATAACGAATCCATCAATCTGAGCATTCTCAAATTGAGTAGTTGTCTCAACTTCAATATCAACTCTAGACTCTGGTGATACTCTTGGGAAGTAATCATAGATTTGTAGAGTTGCCTCTTCAGACATCTCTAGAATCTCTTGTTGCTCATTAGCATCAATCAAACCATCATTGTTAGAGTCTTGTATTTCAAAGATGATAGGATATCCTTCTTTCTCAGTAGTAAGGACATCTGCCTCTTGGTTTGGTTGACGATCAACATCAATATCAACATCAGTGTATGGATCTCTATAACGGACAACTCCATTAGGAATATTCTCTTGTGTTGCTGCCTGAGAGAAGTTCCAGTTATCTGGTAATGAGTTAAACTGAGGTCCAAGGATATATGGGAATTCAGCAATACCTGCATCACTAGCATCAATAGTTACAAAGTAAGCATAGACTCCTTCTGGGAAGTCAGGTGTCTTACAGAAACGACCATTATAGTTGTCTAGGTCACCAGACTGGAAGTCATAATAGTAGTCATCAATAAATGTACCAGCATCATATGTTGCAATAGGAGGACCATCTACCCTAGAAGGGTTAGGATTAGTAGCAGCATCGAATACAACATTTTCCTTCAATTTAAAGGAAGTACGCATTCTTCTAATACCACTATTCTGATCAGTAGGATCAATATATCCATAAGGACCATATATTGGGTTACCATCAAATGCCCAACCAATAATAGGTGAGTGCTCAAAGTTAGCAGCAACTTCTTGGAATTGCTGAGTAACAGGGTTTAGGAATACGTTATCACCAACAACATATCTTAATTCTTTAGGATCTGATAGGTGAGCATATTCACCACCAAACTGGTTGTTATATCCAGTAAATACATAACCTCTTGCAAAGTCATAATTGTCTACTAATTCATATTGAAGGTTTTTATTCCACTGATAGACTGTAGGTTGGAATGACGCTAATTGACCCACTGCTTCGAGTCTGACAGTCGTTAAACCTTGTGTATACCCAATACCCTTGTTGATAATAGTTACACCTAAAACACGACCTTTATCTTCTCCAATTGTGCCGATAGTTGCTTTAGCAATAGCACCAAATCCATCACCATTAATAATGATGTTAGGAGCAGTTGTATAGGATTCACCAGAGTTAATAATAGCGATAGATACGATTCTGCCATTAATAACGATTGGTTGTGCTAGAGCACCTTCACCAGAGTTAACCTTAACAGAAGGAAGTGAAGTATATCCACTACCAAAGTTAGTGATGTTTACACTGGAAATTGGACCTCTAACGTTAGCAGTTGCAGTAGCACCAGTACCACCGCCACCTGTGATAGAAACTAGGGGTTGTGTAGTATAATTCGTTCCTGGTTGCTCAACTAGAATTCTTGTTACTCTACCACCAGTAATAACTGCTTGTGCAGTAGCACCTGATCCACCACCCCCAACAATCGATACAAGAGGTGATTCTGTGTAACCAGTACCTTCAGTAACCATATCGAAGGAGGTTAGACTACCATTAACGACAACCTCTGCTTCAGCACCAGTACCACCGCCACCAGTGATCTCTACGTTGGGTTTAGCACCAGCATCGTATGATTCACCAACATTGGTAACTGCGATGCTAGTAAGAGGTCCATACTGGATAAATTCTCTAGATTTGTAAGACCAGATAGAAACACCGTTTACCCAAGCACCAATTGGTGTTCCTGGGTCAATTGTCTTTCTTTCGGAAATAGTTTGGACTAATCTTGGAAATCTAAGTAATTTTCTTTGGTTTCCTGGAATTAGAGCAGATCCTGTAAATGGACCTATTTTGTAGTTAGGAAGTCCAGATGCAGCGACATAAACGTAATCATCGTTGAAAAACGAGTTTTGGATGTTTGTAGTAAACTCAGATACAACAGAATTGATAGAAGCGATATCTGACTTACCTCTATTCAAGTCAACCGATAAAAGGATGTTTCCTTGAGGTAAAATCTCAGTAGGAACGTTTATCTGATATGAGAAGGTAAATTGGTCAATTCTTGATGTTACAGTGAATGTACCGTTGTAAACAACTGGGTTTGCACCATATATCGTAACTTGGTCAGAAACTAGCAAACCATGAGGGTTACCGCAAACTACAGTCGCAGTCTGGTTATTAACACCACCAGGAGTGATGCTATCAACTTGAATCAGTTTCTTAACGTTATATAACCAAGATTGGAGTCTTAACTCCTCAGCAGTCGATCCAAGGTTTGCAACCTTCAGTTTATCACCACCAAGGTAGTAACTACCAGTATCGTTTAGTACTGTGGTACCTGCTTCAGCAATACCAAGAATCCTTAACTTACATTCCTGTGCAGTGCCTCTGTTGACATAAACGAAGATATCGGACTGAATTATAGTACCAGGATCCCAATCTTCGACAATTCCATTCTTAGACCTAGTACACTCGATGAACTGGTTAAGGGACTTCTCCTTATACTGGACTTGCTCTACATCATTGATTCTGATAGTACCATTTCTCTCGGGCCATCCAATTGTACTGTCAACCGTAATTATCTGCCCAGTAGTGGTTAAAGGCTCAACTAGACGAGTCTTATAAGGAATAATGAAGTTACCAACTAAGGTTTCCTCAGATATTGCCAATTCATAGATTGTGTCAGTACCTTCAATGATAGTAATGACGTTTTCGATCAATGCAGACGCAGCAGTAACACTAGTGTCTACTTCATCAGCATATTGGTTAACTTCAGAGTCAATTAGGTTTGAAGGGTCACCTTCAAGCAATTCTGCTCTTAGAATGGTGTCTACAACCCAAGTTGCATGAGATGGACTTATAATTTCATCTTTAGGGTAGTAAAGATCAACATCTTCACCAAATAGGATTTTAAAGAGATATTGGGTTGCTAACTTCGTACCTTTTGAGATATAGAAGTCATTAATGTTTTTAATAACCTGAACTGGGTTAACTTTACCAAAATCGATATCTAAGGTTGGAAGATACTGTCTTCTAAACTTATCAAAGACTTCTTTAATGAATAAAGAGTCAAGGTTGGTAACATGAGCACCAGCAACGTGATTTGACTGTCTTAATGCTGCTTCTCCTGCATATATCTCATTATGGAGGTTATCATACCCTACAGCACCAGAAACGCCTCTGGAGCATCCTAGGAAGGCACTAGAGGCATATCCTGATCCATATTCCAGTATATCGAATCCTGTAACCTGATCAAACCCAACATCCACAGATGCCCTTGCTGCTTTTGGTTCAGCAATGTAAATCTTGGGTGGAAACTCTGTAGAGTAACCAGATCCAAAATTAGTGATATTAATATCTGTTATTTCACCGTTAAAGATGGTTGCTTCTGCTAAAGCACCAGTACCACCTATAGGTTCTCCATATCCGTCTTTTCTATCATCTACGATATAAACTGAAGGTGCATCGGTATAACCCATACCACCAGTCAACATTTCAATATTTGTGACTGATCCAGATGCTACAGTAACGTCTAATACCTGAGCACCGATAGGATTGACAATTGCCACTCTAGGAGGTGTTGTATACCCTCTACCACGGTTGGTGATCTGTACTTCGTATACTTGACCATCCTGGTTGATTTTTGATATAGCAGAAGCATTGATTCCACCGATAGGGGCAGGATCAATGTAAACTACAGGTGCATTACTATAACCACTACCCATTGTATCAACGGTAATGGTTCCTATGTTAATTCTACCTTCACCATCAATAGTAGGAGGTGAAATGGTTGCTCCACCTGGATTCTTGAAAGATATAGCAGGAATGAAGTCATATCCACTACCACTGTTAGTAATAGTGACAGAATCGACCATTCCAGTCTCATCATTAACTGTGAGACTCAATTGAGCAGGTGTACCGTTAGGATTGGTGGGTGCAACAACAACAGGGATTGGTGGGTTGTATGAAGAGTATCCTTGACCACCATCAATCAAATTGATGTCTTTAATACCAGCAATTAGGGATTTGGCAGTTGCATCCGATCCTGAATTACTTGTAATAGCAACTTTAGGTGCAAAATCAAGTCTATACTTAGATCCACCAGTTTTAGGAATTAAACTGGTTATTGTGCCATTATCATCAACCTTAGCAATTGCTGAGGCTCCTGAACCATAAGCAGGAGGAGTATATTCGACAGACCTAATATGAATAGCATCAGCAGCTCCAATTTCATTTTTGAAAACAACTTTATCTTCAAAAACGGTGAAATCGGTGTAAGGTTCTTGTAAACGACCATTTTTATTAATTACGAGTCCAATTTCGGAAGTTGGAGTATAAGATTGGTTATTAATTCTTAAAGGATAGAATTTAGTGCCTTGCCACTCTGTATAAGGAATAGAATCACAAGTTTTGATCGGTTGATCCGAATATCCGACCAAATAAGTTACAGAAGTGAATTCTGAGTCATCAGATCCAATTTGATCTCTAGGTGCTTCTGCAAAACGTAAATTAAGACCTTCAACGTAGTAATCTACGTTTGGTACCATCATTGTGTTGTAAGCAGTCACAATTAAGTGCTCTGCTGAAGGAGGAGCGACTGGAGTACCTAAAAAGCTTAATGGGAAGATGGTTTCAGTGCCATCAAACAATGTAAAGGGATTTTCTAGTTGTTGCTTCTTCTTATTAAACTGTGGATACGAAATACCTGGAGTAATGATAACATCAGGACCACGAGTGACCCTTTCGTAGTAAATTACTTCATTATCAATCATTATGGAGCCATTTTGCTCCTGGAATCCATCGATGCCCTCAATTTCGATCTTCTCATCGTACAGACCGATATCCTTCAGCAACTTCGTTGCAGAGTCGAGTTGATCTGAGGTGTAACTGTCTAAATCGAGATATCTCAATAAGTTATTGAGAATATCGTAAGGTCTACCTGTTTTCTCTTGAGACTTATAGTATTCAAACAAGAAGTTGACTAATTGTCTATCTTCTTGGCGAATAAACTCAGGTAACTGATTTTCGACCCGATCAGAGACGTTGATATTCTTTAAATGAGGCATCTATCTTAGAAACAGGATTCGCTAACTGGATACTCGAAAGTATCACTTGGGTAATCGATAATATTTATCCCACTTGTGTCACCGTAATTATAACCATTAAAGTTATTAGGATCGAAGGTGGGGATTGACACATCGTTGATTGTGTAGTCAATTGGATTGACTTGGGGGTTAAAGATCGTAGGATCTACTCCTGGTGGGATTGCAATTGATCCACCAGCAGGTAATACTTGAATTGGCAGTCTAGTAGTGCCATCTGGGGTGCCCTGAATCGCTACAGGACCAACACAGACTTGACCACTGCCATAATCGACGCTGCCTACTGAAGGATTGAGGGTTAACTCAGTCTCATCTCTCACGGTAACCAGAATTAGGTTTCCACGACCATCATCTCTTATGTTGACTGGTACCAAGACTTGATTAGCGGTACTTGTGCTAATTCCAGGTGTTGAAACCTGTGCAGACGTAGATCCGTCGCTCAAAGTAAGATTTACAAGATCTTCTGTATATCCAGTGGCATAAAATGTCCCAGATTTGACTACAGAGAAAGAAGGCTTACATTTTCCACCTTCTCCATCGCCATCATCGTCTGGAGTGCCAGCTAACCCAGTTGGATCATAAAGTGGGTTACCAAAATCTAAACATTGTGTGAAAACTTGCCCAAAAGCAAATTTATCAAGATTTTGACCCAAAGTCATTTGAGTTACGTTACCAGAAATGGCATTATCGGCATTATCGATCATTGCACCGAATTTAGATCCGTCTAAACGGTTTCCAAACCTATTTGTGGCACCATTTTTGTTAAATGCGTCAATTCCTTGTAAAATCTTAGTTCCAAGTTGAGATCCAGTCAAACTAGTGTCATTTCCGTTGTAATAAACGTAAGATTTGGGAATAACATAGAAAATAGTTGGGTCAATGATGACTGGCTCGATAGATGCGACAGAATACTTCGCTAAATCCTTCTTAATCTTTGCTTTTGTCGTTTCATTGAGCTTAGTTCCTGTTTTTGGTCTAATTGCAACGTAAACTTTTCCATAAATCGGTGGATTTAACTTCTCACCACCAAATGCAGTCACTGATGCTGCTTGAGGGTAGATTTCAGAGACAATATGCTCAAAATCATTCTCTGTAACTGCCCTATTCTGGGTTGCATACGCTCTAGGTGCTCTAAACTTGACTGAAAGTGATGTTTCACGATCTTCACCGTCTTGAGCAGCGTCTTTAGTGGTCAAACTAATGGAATTTGGGTTAACTACACGATTATCGGAGTCAATTACGTTACCAATGAAGTTAAAACCCTTCGCACCGTTTGCTTCTACCCCATCTGTAGAGATATATGTGATAGTAATGTATTCTCCATCGATTAATTTACGTCCAATTGACCCATCTCCGAAAACAAGACGGTATCTCATGTCATCAGTCTCTTCCAAATAGTAAATTCTGGAAGTTCCGTCAGAATTTGTGACATTTGCTGCTGGACTATAGGTATCTGTCTCTGAAGATTGCTCAGTTGGAGAAATATCTACTGTCAAAAGACCTGTATCTACCTTTTCATCAGGAATGACGTACTCTTGACGCTTTGTATAGTCAACTGTATAGTTATAACTGAGTAAATTACCCTGATATACCATTACATTATCAAAAGTTGCTAATCCTGTGCCACTATCTACAGGCACTTGGATGTCTTGAGTCAATGCAAAGGTATAAGAATCAAAATCATTGTCTGCAACAAAGACATCACCCTTCTTTAGGGTGGCAAATTCAGGATAACTAGTCCCACTTAGTCCAACACTAGTCTGTGCAAGGAGTTTCACGCATGCTCTAGGTGCTTTAATTGACCTAGGAGTGTAATTTAACTGCTTTGCGATCCTTACAATGTTGTCTCTGACCGTTGCAGTCTCTAAAAATGCTTCGTTTAACGCCATGTTAGCGTTAAATGCTGTGTAATATGTGTTATACGCAAGAATATCGATCAAATATGATGCAGAACTTCCCTCAAAATCGTAATCAGTAAACTCTTTTCTAGTTCTGAGGTACGATCTAATCGATTCTTTGATCTCAAAGAAGTCTAACGACGTTAATTGCGATGGTATGGCTGCCATTTTATGCCTTTTCTAGTAGAAAATCAATATTTTGCACTTGTTGCTGACCAACAATAGTGTAATCTATCGAAATGTGGACTGAATTTATATTGGATTCATCACGAAGTCCGACTCCAGTGCACCTGACACGTGGCTCTAGTCGTTTAATCACGTTAAATATTTCACTTTTTATGGTATCGACTGCGAATGGATCCCATGGTTCAAACAAAAGCATCTTAACTCTTGACCCAATCGAAGGTTGAAAAGGTCTTTCACCGAACATAGTTAAGATGAGGTTACGAACAGACTGCTTTATAGCATTCTCATTCTTAACCACACCGAAATCTCCAGTATTAGGGTTTGCTTTAAAGGAAATTGCTAAGTCCTTAAACCCTCTACTGACATATTTTTCTGATCTGAACCTATAAGCAGGCATTCTTGTCTACCTTTTCAAGATATTTAGCGTTATATCTTTTATTTATAGGGTTTCCCGACTATTTTCCTTGACCCCTATATCTCTTCTTTGCAACATTACGTGAAGTTGCACTTAATTTTGTGTTTTTTGATGCTCCTTGTCTGGTTTTCTTGGGTTGAGGTGAAATATAACCACCTGTTGTTCCGTAAAGTGCCATTTTATTGAATAAACTACTATGATGATAGCACAGTTGCATGCCCCCAGGCAACCACAGATGAACAAGGGTAACTAAATCCTGAAAAACCAACACCTAGAGGGTCTAGGATACGAGCAATTGGTAATTTCAAAGCAAATACTGTAACAGTCGTTGCCATAACAATCCTAGTATGTCCTACACCACCTCCATCTTCGATTGTAAGGGTGCTACAAGGGATCGGAGTGGGGGTTGGACACATTGCTTTACCACAAGGACACATATAAACAACAATATTAGTACATACCGCTATATGTGGAGTGAAGGTATCTCCCAAAAGCATGATGGGAATACGGTTTACTAGCACAGTTGCCCTATATGGGGTAACAGGGAATATAGGAATTAGGGGTTGAGGGGGCCACCAACACGTATATTCCTTAATGACTATGCTGTAGGGGATTGGAGGGGTGCCACACGCTTGTACAGAGTGGATAGTGGACGGTATACACAGTCCATGACCACTACAAGGTAGTCCGTTTAGAGATGATACTGGTAATAGTGCTCCAAATGCCATTATAACCTCTTAGGGAAAATTATATCGTTAAGTCCTTCACCATCCTTCCATGCATCCTCTTCATTACATTCATCGAAGAATGGGTTACCATAATTCCTCAGTGCTCTTCCTAGTGCTATAACTCCACCAGAGAGATAATTCCTAACTGCCATGATACCATTATAAGATCCCATATTCATTCTGGCATTTGCACCAGAACCAGTTATACGTTGAGGATTAATAGCAATAGAAGCATCCATACATTTATCTAGTGCTAGACAGGGGTTGTTATGTAATGCAGTAACATCACAATATGTCGTACCTGATTGACCATTACCATTAGCATCATATGCACTATACACAGTGAGAGGTCCATCAGATGCATTCACGCCCCGCACATATGTATCCCAACATTCATTGGGTGGTACACCGTTGGTACAACTTGCCACGGTTAACGCAGTATAATCCACCGCATGCGGTGTACCTGCTGGATCCCCAGCAGTAGGATGCCCTAACCATGTCTGCACTGCTGCACTACTACTGATATTCTGACCTGCCCACATCTGTAACTGTTCCAGCTCTGTAAAGTTGGATCTATTGTAGTCGTAGGTATTCTCATCTAACCCGACGGGAACAAAGACCATGTTACCAGGATCTTGAGGATCTCTGTAACACCTACCATCTATACTACTCCTCTTACATTTCCAAGTCTTCTCACCAGCATTAGTAGTTATAGGTCTCTTCTCCATTAAGTAGGGAGTTGGCATATTCTTAAGGAAGTCCATAAATGCTGGTCCCTGACTACCACCAACATATCCCTCTATCTCCATAGACACACGGAATGTTGCTTCCTTCTCCTTAGAAGCACAATACTTATAGGGTAACCATCCGAATGCTTTACGCTCCCCTTCCTCGTTAGTGTCTAAGTATGCACAAGGCATATCAAACCACCGTGTAATATTATACAGTTTTGGTTGTATCATCTCTATACACTGCTTCTTACCAAAAGGACCATATAGGTGCGACATGTCAGAAGCAAGGGTATCTGCTGCAGCTACACCCTCTATTGCGTACCCTAGTGCACCATCTTGGAATTCAGTTACACCAGCATCATTAGCAGTAACGTATTCTAAATTCTCAGCATCTGGCATACCTGCACTCATGTTAGCATTACCGTTGATCTCAGCACACTCTGCTGGTAGATTAAAGCAGAGTTTAGTTATATCATCATCTATACCATCACCTGCTGCCCTTATGTAACTATCTGGGACTGTTACAGAAACCTGAGTAGCATTGTTAGAAGGCATGTCAGATGAGTGCTTCATAGACTCCTTGACTATATCCCTAGTCATAGGATCCATACTAGAGGACAGAGGTTGCAGAGCGTAGTCATCTAGAGTTGCTTCATCTCTTACACCATACACTACATCCTTCTTCTCAAAGGTGTGATCCCATGCCTTATCCATCTGCATTGCGGTTTCTTCCATCTCCTTACCGCCAGCTTGGAAGTTACCGTCCTTATCACGCACACCCTCATACTCTATTATCTCAGGATCTACTACATGCACTATCACAGTATTTGCCTGACTGTAACCCGCACCAGGATCTACGATACGCACTGCTCTGATAATACCCTGATCATCTAACTGCGATATCTCCACCTCTGCTCTCTTCAGTCTGTATACATCCTTATTCTTATCCTCTGCATCTACTGCCTCTACGGAGGACTGCCACACTCTTGTATGTGACTTCATGTCCTGTGTAGATAAAGACTGGTCTTCCTTATCGGGGTCTGCCATTGCTTTCTCCGCATCAGGATCCATTCCTAACTTATCTGCCATGAAGTCTGCACTATCATTAGGGGAGAAGTCATCCAATCCTTGCGGATCCATCACCTGTATAGTCGGGTTTACGTACCCTCTACCACCGTTGATGATGATAATATCCTTAATCTCTCCGTCATCTCCTACGACTGCCTCTATCTTTGCCTCATCCATAGTGCGTCGTGGTATGAGTGCTTTAGGATCTATCTCTACTTTCCAGTAAGATATCTTTTTAGGGAATTCATATGTCCCGCAGAATGCGGATTTATTAGGTATTCCGTAACCAGCAAGCACTTCTACCTGACCACCATCCGAGGAAGTGAAGTTTTGTTGATAAGAAAAGGTATTTTTCGTTGCACTAGACGGATTATCCCACGTCAATTCCATTATTCCACACTTAAGCTCATCACCAAAGTAATAAACAGACACTATATCCCAACCGTTAATCTTCTCACCCGCACCATAGTCACCAGTCCTTGTGAGATAACGGAAGAATATAATAGGAGTATCCGTATCTATAGTCCAGAATGATTCCTCTACACCAACACTACTAGCATCATGAATGGATAGATTAGTCTTAGTGGTAGTCCATACATCTGAATTGATCTCATAGAAGTGACTGTGGTAAGTCCATACAGGAGCACAGTGAGGACATCCTTCAGGGTCAGTAGTATTAGGACAACACTGAGCATTACTCAGGATATACTGTGAGGAGAATATAGGACCATTCCAAGGGAATGTAGTATCATACAGATAGAATACAAACTGAGAGTCATACATGTCCTCGAATCCAAGGAAGCGAGGTACAGCACCCTTTACAGCACCACTCAGACCATATGACCACTCGAATAGTGCTTCGTTATCTTCTATGTCTACGTTACCAGGCCATCCCCAACCATTAACATTAGGTGGACCTTCTACATTAGCACCACTAGAGTCACGCATCTGACGATACATGAATTCAGACCATCCACCACCACTTTCATCATAGTCTAATTGGTCTCCATGAGAGTAGTCATACCAACCACTCTTGTTAATAGTCTGTCCAGTAGGTCCAATCTTACCAATATCAAGGATGAGATCAGTTGGACTATCCAAAGCACGATTCTTAAATCCCCATCCTATGATACCCAAGTATTGATACTGCTTTCCAAATGCTTCTGCTGGTGGAATAGGACTATTATCTGCTAGGTTTACTTCTTGAGAAGGATCTATACAATAGAAATGATCAGGGTCTGGATGCAAATACTCATAGATGGGTGCTGGAGTCTCACCAGCAGAGCAATATGCCTGTGCATCTGCCTCTGTAGCAAAGACATACCCTAGAGTATCTACTTCCTTATATAAGTTTCTACCACAACCTACCCCATTTAATCCTGTAGGGACGTTTGTACCAGCACAGAGTTGTGTATCATCGGGCCAATACGAATAAAATGCTTTAAGGGGTATACTATTAGGTACCTGTGCGATCATTATGTAGAAGACAGGTTTACCACTTCTAGGCTCTGGGTTATATCCTTTTGCTGCTCTACTCCATGATTCATTCTCACAACCGAAGTCTCTCCTCATTAACTGAGGATCACGACTATACTTGTGATCATCCTTTGCTGCTCTATAAAACCTGTATATACCTACTCTTTCGTTTCCACTATTATTAACATTAGTTGGCTCTTCATCACCGATATAGTGTACTACGTCCTTTCCCATAGGGAGACTACCAGGACCACCATCCTCAAAGGTAATAGCGTACGACATGCCACTACCTACACCTGGATAATCAGATGAAGTTCTATAATTACCGCTACTAGGTCTTTTAAAGTCCTGATTGAAACCGCCACCCTTTATAGGATTAGGAAAGCTCCTACCAGTTTCCTGAATATAGGCTGGCATTACTCACTTAATTTTTCTTCTATCTTATTTAGTCTATTCTCTAGATGGTTGACACTAGCAAACAAAGTATCCATTAACTCCTTCATATTCAAGTAGGTTGGACTACCTGGAGGTTTATACTTCATCATATCAGCACCTGGGGGAGGGATTTTTTGTAATCCCCCTTCTACATGCTCTAATCTTTTGGTAAGGTTAGTAATTGCCTCGCTAATTTTTTGAAATGTCCAAGCAAAGAATTCCTCATCACTATTAAACTTTGGAGTTTCCACGACGATTTTTTCGGATTTTTTTAACGCTAATTTTTTATGAGTGAGATAATGTTACAAATAACAAGTATCGTCAAACATATCTGATTATACCTCATTCCTCTACCTTATGCAAGATGACACTACCGTCGGTCTCTTCTTCATACTCAAGGACTGTGCCAATATCCCATCCACATTCTCTCATGACATCATCAGGGATGTGTATATAATTCTCCCCATAGTCATCTTCCTCTATTCTTAATACGAATCGTTTCATGTCATATGTAACTTGTATATCTGCTTTATGTAGCATTTTCCCTCACTATACCTACACAGACTTTTCTGTAATGCTCATCTAGTCTCACAATCTCCGAGTCTTGCTTCCATAACTGGTGAAGCATCCACCCATCACCTAGGTAAATCGCTCCATGATTGGGAGACCTTCCAGTCTTATCTGCATACCCACCACCGAGTGCTTCTGTGTATATCTTAAACAAGAGTAGGTCGCTCTTCTGTAAGATAGACATATCCCAGTCTTCACCCCACTCTGGTTTACTTATCCAAAGACCATCTTCCTCTGCGACTGCTTCATCGGTGAATGATGTATATAACCCTCCAAAGTCCTTCAGAGACCTTCCAAGGCGACTCTGGACGTATTGCTGTATGATTCTATAGCAACCTGGATATCTTCTACCAACCCAAGGGAGACCTATGAGGTCTTTGTATTCTTCTTCTAATTTCTCTTGGGCGATCTCCGAGGGACTCTGATTAAACTCTGACACTGAAAAACCTATGGGGGAATTTTTTATATTGGGAAATTTTTTTATATTGCTCTCGATCCTATACTTTTGTAGGTTACACAAACTCGAAAACTTTATAAGTGTTTATATAATATTTTGTACATGCATATATGCATATGCTCATTAACACATAGTGGGTATACAGTTAGTGTTAATTAGTGTGTGTACTTACCTGGTGCTAATTGTTAATTAGTCCACACACAGTTCTTATTAATTAGTGGTGTTAGTAGTTTGTGTTAATTAGTGGGGTGTTTTATCCCCTTATGTGTTAAGAACTGTGTGTGGACTATGTGTTAACTATCGCTGCTAAATTGCGTTGCATCAAGTAATGCTAACTTCTCAGATTTGAATGGTCCGTTCTTACTATTACCAGGATAATCGTATGCCCAATAGTACTTTTTACGTGCTTCCCATAGTTTAACATTAACAGGGGGATTTGTTTGAATTGTTGTTACTTTAGTGGACATAATAAGGGGATGATTGTTGTTAGCGGGGAGGGGCAATTAAGGGCGGAATTGTTTATACTTTTCCACATACTCTGTGGAATTCTTTACATCTTCTCGCTTGTACTTTGGTTTGGATTGTTTACTCTTTGGACGCTCACTTTTCGCCTTATGTGATGAATAAGGGTCATTGCGTTTGTATGTCCTACCCATTGGTAATTGTGCTTACATTGTTATTATATAGCAAGATCAAAGTGGTGTCAATAGTTTATAGCAGATTGTGGCAATTCTTAGCACATTGTTGACAAAAAAATCTCGCTATGTTACGCTCTAAGATAACAATTAGTGTGCCTATTTATGGGGGTTTAAATAACACTAACCTATGTTTAATTAACCATTTAAAATATACACCATTTTCCACAAGTATGTCCGCTAACTGTGGAAAACTCTTTGTTAATTGTGTTTGTATTGTTATCATCTAATGTATAAGTATCCTCCACTTGAATCACATTTAGAAAGGCAATCTTGGGCATTAATTAACAAATTAAACCTAGGAATAGGGGCAGGTTTATTCCAACTAGCAGGTTTAAATACATCCCCTGTTATTCTATCAACAAAGCAATGTACACTATTGTCAGTAATAACTTTCCAATACTTATTACCCTTCTTATATGATACATTGATAGATAAATCTTCCCATCTTCGTTTATGATCTTCTTTGATACATTCAATGAGTTTATTAACATTTTTCTCTATTACTTTGGCATCATAAGCAAAGTCTTTTCTTACGTGATGCTCTTTGAATGCTGATACTTTGTCTTGATGATTTTGGGTCATTGTTGTTAATTAGTGAAAGAATTAATAATCGTTAAGTATATTTACCTTGCGTATTCTTGGGGGATTGTATACACTTTGCTTGGGTGGAGATGTTACTTTCATGTAAATCTTTAGCAATGTGTTACTATTAACTGTGCAAGTTTGGGGAATTGTTAACATTTTAGGGATTAATTGCGAAGTCATTTAATGATAGTGATCCAGCATGATTAACCTTATTAATTATACACGCATGATGAATATTAAGCAATTCAGATAGATTAACTCCCTCTAAATCTGTCCACTCTGATACATAATCAACTTGATCAAAATCACCTGTATTATCAACACATAAGGGGCATGATTTGAAATCATTGTTATCATCTATCCAGAAAATACGTCCAAAAAAGTTAGATTTAAACATTGTAATTTGTCCTCCTATCTGAAATTTAGTGATTTAATTCCGTCATCAGTTTCTGTTACTTTAGAGACCTGATCAGGGAAATTAACGTTTAACATTTCCTGGTAATGTTTAATTGTTGATGTATCCATATCTTGAGTAAATCCAAATACAATCATATCAAGAATTCCATCATGTTTGCTTGCTATGTTATACAAATCAGTTTGAAGAGTTGTTAACTGTGTGTTGGGAAGATTTTTGTTTAGCATGTTAATTAGGATTGAAGAATAAGTGGACTAAATGTAATTAATTAAGGACAAAATCGAAGTCCTGTATTAAAATATCTCTTACTCTCTCTCTGTCTAGACTGTCACCACCGCCCCATGTATAAAAAGATCCTGCGGATGCGGTTTGCAATTTAGCATTATAAACCTTAATTGCCTGATAGATTTCATTTTTAGTGACCATTCTATTATCTTTAACTAGTGGATAAAGGACATCTTTAGGGCATCCATAGAATGAGAAGATGTAATCAATGAAATCTTTAAGGACTGGATTCATAATAGTTTAATTGCTTTGTTATATTAATATTATAATGGATTAATACCTATCTGGTATGCGTGAGTAGTCACTAATACTAGTGTCACACAAGCGGTTGACAATTTCATCTTCATTCCTATATGCTTCTAGTTTGTCTTTAATTACTTGATATTCATGACAATATTCACGATCTAATCTATCATCAATTAGATCTATAATTGTATCCCATTCATTATCATTTAGTCTAGGCAATTTGTTTGTATTGTTAACAACTACCTTTGCATCTAATTCACTATTAGTTGCGTTACTTCTAGCATTTTGATGATAGATAGGACGAGGTTTTAACTGTGCCACGTTGTTAGTCTCCTGTTGATAATTGTTTGTTAATGTAATGTGATCTGGTGTAATTATGACTTCCATACTATTACTTAGCACACCCATCTTCATCTAATTCTTTAACATCATTAATGTCCCATTCGCTTACCCACTCATCAATTACATCAAATTTGTTTATATTTTGATGTGCTAATTCTCTTGCTTCGTTCTCATTTTCCGCATCAACTTCGATGGTGAAATAGTTAATCTCCGCACATTCAATTAGAAATGATTTCATAATGCCACCTCATAACATAGACCTTCTGCAATGAAATAATCGCATAATTGTTGATACTGATTTAATTCATTATAAAGATCACAATCTATCAAGAATTGTGCCATCTCTATTTGTAAATCAGGTGGTAAAATACCACTATCGTAAGCATCTAATTGTAATGCTAATTTCTTTGGAATTGTTGTCATTTAATCGTGAAGAGTAGGGATGAATTGTTCTACATTATTGTTATTAATATTAATTTCAAAATCTTGTGTTGCGTCCCACAATTCAATGTAATTGTGTAACCAATGACGTTGATTTGATGTTAGTTTATTATAATTTTGGTATAGCAAATCATCAGCACTAAGAAACTCTAATTGCTGTGATTGACACCACTTTTCTAACAAATCTGAGAGTGAATCTAGCATGATTAAATGTTAATAATGGTAGGGGAATTGCACCCCTACTTGTTAGTTAATCTTACTGATTAGCAAGATAATTGTCAATAATTGCGATCAATTCGTTACCAGATTCTGCAAATGAGAGATCATTAAGTAAGAATGTGACTGAAGAATTAACTGACATTTGTAATAAGCAAAGGGACAAAATACTGGACTTACATTAATTGAGATTCAAATTAAAGAGCATTTTCCTCTGGGGTCGCTCACTCTTGCCAATTAAATGCCAGTAAAAAGTCAGATCCTGGAAGAGGTTAAACCGCTTCCATACCTGACATAAATGGGACTGTGCCTACTTTGCTTGAGTTGTAATACCAAACATAATCCTTCTGAAATACTCCTCCATCGGGTGTTACTGCTGTTAGAAGAGCATTCAAACGTGATTTAGTGGTGACTGACTGCCAACCGCCATCGAGGATTTGGACAAATGTGTCTCCAACTCTTGCGATTAGGTTGCCATGTAGTCTAACTTCTGCAATGCGGTCATTAACTGTTACTGAAGTGTTTGCTTTTGAGAAGTTGCGTCTTGTTAGGACTGCTGCATTCATTTCAGATTCAATTTTACGCATGTTTAGAAAATTTGATTAAGGTGGAAATCGGTTGCCTTTGCTTCCGATATATTAATTATAGCAGATCTCCGCACTCTGTCCGCAACTAGTGGACACTTTATCAACTGGTTGCGGACTGGTTGCGGTTAGCAATATGCCGTAGTATGGTGTCCTTCTGTGAAAATATCGTTGACTATTCTCTGTATTCTGTTAATAGTCTTTGTGCCATAATTCTTGTGAGTAGGAATAACACAATTACCATAGGGTTTACGATACATATTAAGCACCCCACTAGGAATAACATTTTGCATAATGTTTTGTTTATCTTCTTTGTGTAACCTAATAACTCTACCGATAGTTTGCGACATCTCCACGATGTTAAGATTTCGCAACAATAACGTATGAGATAGTCCACTAACATTGATGCCTTCCGATAAGATTGAATAATGAAAGATAACAAATTTCCTTGCTGTGTCCTCTCCCCACTCTTTAAGAGTTTTAAAGAATTCCGTCCGATTGACTTTAGTTTTGTTAACATAAGCACCAAATTTACTTGTAATGTGTAATACGTCATAACCCAATTCTTCAAGTTGAGTTAATAGTTTTGTTTGACCTAACATTTTATTCATACACTTAGAAGATGGGACACTAATTAATACTTTAGCACCATCGTAATTCTTTATACTTTCAATGAAAGATTTAACTGTTAGTGAATGATGTGCGTGTGCATTATACTTGCTAAAATGTAAATCAACAGGGAAAGATTCGATCTTTGGTGGTATAATAGCACCACCATTTATCAAGTCTCTAGCATCAACATCCAGGAGAATTTCACCCCAAATGTTAACATTATTCATGCCTCTATCATGCTTATATGATATTTTAGGTGTTGCTGTAAAGTAATAACAACGTGATGCAATTTGACTACATGCACTAACACTTACGAAGAAAGATCTTGCTGTGCCATTGTGTGCTTCATCAAAATATATGGTATCAATGTTAATACCTGAATCAACAACTTTTGATAGAGAATGATAAGTTGTAAAGATAATTACGTTTGAATTGTTGTTAACGTAATCTGTAATCTCATCAGGTTTGGTAGAACTATTAAACTTAGTCCTTCCACTATGTGCATGAAATACATTCAAATCTTCATCGATTGATGTAATAAAATCATCACATAATTGCTGTGCTAATAGTATACGTGGTGCTACAATTACAGTTACATTGTTGTTAAGATTTGCCTTCAAATCTTCAATCATAATGTATGTTTTTCCACCACCAGTAGGCACAATAATTTGACCTACATCATTTTGATTCATAACATTTAGTGCTTCTGATTGATGTGGTCTTAGTTTAATGCTCAAGTGTGATGTTTGTAACTATTATTATAATACATGAAAAAGCACCCCAATGGGGTGCTGAGTGGACACTATGTCAACTGGTTTATTTGGTAACATAGTTTGAGACTTGATTGTAAGACCATTTAATATCATTCACTAGTGCTTTTAATTCATAAGTGTGAATGCTCCATCTGATTTTAATGTCATTAATATAATCAGTGGATTTGAGTAGAGTGGTCGGTCTTACATTTGTCTCAACTGTCTTGACTGGTGCTTTACGAGTCCTTCTCTTACGTGTAGTAGCAGAAGTGGTCTTTTTAGCAACTGGCATAAGTTGAGTTTTATGTAATGGTGAGCGAAACATTAAGCATGATGCCTAACTGTTTCGCATACCCATTATAAGCATAGATGGGCATTAATGGGCATAGTATAAGCAAATCGTTACATACTGTAATATTATGCTTGATTCATCTTTACTTGCTCTTCCAGTATCCTAGTCGTTACATCCTCATTAATATATCCTTCAATATATTCTTTACATGATGCTACAGTAGGGAATGCTGCTATCTTCTCGTATGTCCATAGTATATTTTCCTGGAATACCATAGGATTTAATACTTTATCAGTTACTTGTATGAATTGTTTCATACCTTCAGTATTACCTAGTTGGCATCCAATACGAGCATTAACACGATATTCTTCATCATTATCTGAAGAATAATATGTATTATCAACTATAGTAAATGCTGCTAGTTGTTTATCATTAACCATAATATTATCGTCAGTAATGTATACTGACTCATAATATTTCAATTCATCGTTATCCCTAATTGCATTTGTTATTTGTTTCATTCTTGCAACTCATCCAAACGATATTTGTATGCATTTTCAACTTGATCTAATAGTGGGACTACATCCACTAAGTTATCAATTTGTGCCAACATATCAGCAATATGCTTTGATACATAAGGTTTTTCAGTCCTAGCACTAAATGATAATGCGTCCCTTAAATATTCTTGTGATGCTCTTAATGAGTCTTCTACTTGTTTACTTAGTGCCATAATTAGTATCCATTAATGTAATCTGCTAGTGCATCGATGTATTCATCGTATGTAGCATATTTATGTTTAAATTGATCGGGGACTTCCATCACTCTGATCGGTTTATAACACTCCCTAGTAGAGTATCCCTTCTCATTAGCATAACGAGTAATGTAATTCTCCATCATAATAATTAATCCAATAGTTTTTCAAAGAATGATTCAATCTCTTTAGGTAAATCATCCATCATGCCATTATCTCTTAAGAGATCATATAATTTGATGAGTTGATATTGCTCATCCCATGTGATTTCATACTTATTCATTGGCATAACTCCTCAAATTTCATTCTTGCTGCCTCTTCTAACATTGCCTGAGTGCCTTTACTAAATGATAACAACTCATCTAACATATCAGGTGTTAATTTATTATGAGTAGCGAAACTTTCGCATACTTCTTCAAAGCAAGTTTCTAATAATGCTTCATGATGTAAAACTGACATTAGTAAGCAGACCTCCATAATTGTTGAATAGTTTCGATTGTTGGTTTAATACCTTCATTATATTCATCATTATCATCTTTAATATTATCCAAAGATGTAATGATTAAATCCCATTGATCTTCTGTGAAAAAATCCCACATTAGATTTAATTCTTTGTGAGTGTAATCTTTACCATTAATAGTAAACATGATTAATTACCTCTATCGATGACTTTATCCCATACAGATGAGAAGTGATCGTGAGTGGTGTCACCATCCTCGACAAGTCTTGAGTCGATGTCTAAGGATGCTGCACTTGAGAAGACTTGAGCAATTAGATCGAAATCTTCTTTTGTGAGTTGTGATTGATTCATTTTTTCGTTTAATTTCCTTGACTCTTCTATTATAGTCGGAAATGACCCATATGGTGACCAAGGTGGACAGTTTGGTGACTGTCTTTGTATTGCTGCTTCAACTTGAATCAATAAATCTTCTAAATCATCATTCCATAAAATGCCCTTGGGGACATTAGTGTCACCTCTTTCTTCATAAGGTTTATAACACCTCTTAAGAGATAATACACCTCTAATTATCTTCAGTTGATTTAGATTTAGATTGATGTCCATTCATACTCACATTGTTTATAATTATTCTATTATTATTGTAATCAGGGATAAACTCTAATTTATCTTTATGATGCCATAATAACTCCTCATAGAGTGCATTTAATCGATCCATGTCATCCCATAGATCTTCAACGGTGTCTCTATCTATCATATTATCCTGGAACTATATTAGCACTAAGTGTAATCAATTCATTGTTAGGGTTACTGTCATAACCAAATGTTAGATTACTAGGGAATGTAATAATATCACCTTCTGCCATCTTAAATGTTGCTTCAGTCATATTATATTGGGTTAACTGTTTACTATTAATTTGCATAATAGGATAATGATTAGATCCCACATTCTTTCTCCATTTAATATAACTATGTGCCTCTGGGTTGTAGTTAATTAAGTAGATAGAATGATATAAACAATTACTCACCTCATGTGGTGCATAAATTGCATCTTTATTTGCTAATTCTAAATATGATTCATTAACTTTAAGATCACAATCATAGTGCATTGAGTTATCATTATGCTGACTAATTGCCTTTTTAAATGCATCAGCAACATCAGGTAAATCAATTAATAGTTTATTACTTTCACCAATTTGTACAACATTGTGAGTAATACTTTCTCTACCTGATTTCTTCAATATATCTTCTTCACCCATCCAATTTAGGATTTGAGTTTTAAGATTATCGTGATTAGTAATAGTATATTTAGAGATAGGAATAGGAAATAAACCATATGTTTCATTGGTTATTTTATCTTCTAATTTATCACTTAGTGGATGCTTATCTGTCATTTTAATTAATTAATTGGTGGGTCTTGTTCATACCATTTCTTAGGTATTGGTATGTTTGGATCTAACATTGAATCATTTAATTTAATACCAGTTGGATTAAATGTAGGGAAAACTAATCCCCAACTACATCTATATCCTTCAGTTGGTGCTTCACCTCTGTGCAAAGTATAGGAATTAAATATAACTAATCTTCCTTCCTTAAATGATATTCTTTCCTCTTGATTGTCTTTATTAATTATAACACAATCTCCAGAATTGCCATATCCCATGTATATAACTGATAGATAATTTTCAGTTGGATTGTTTGCATCTGAATCACGATGATTAGTCCCTGACATACTATCATCTTTCAATGCAAATTGTCCATTATGTAAACATCTAACAGTATTAGTTATGTTTAATTCTTTACATATATCATTCTTAATTGCATCTATTAAGTACCAAATAAAATAGTGTGGTGTTTCACTTAGTTGCCATTGATCCTCAATGAGTAACATATTACCCATGAAACGTGCGTGAGCATTCTTCTTCCATGATGGATCAACTAAACTACAATTATCCCACCTGACTGGTATCATTGCCATGTAATCTCTTACATCTTTAACTAACCAATCAGGGAAATAATTATCTATTACTTTGTATTCACCTTCTTTCACGATCTTTCTTCGCCTGCGTTGCTTTAGCAATGATATTCTTTAACTCTTCAGTAGCATTTATCCTCTCAGATATTGACTGATTGAGTTCATCTGCATCCATTTCCATGTCTGCATACTTTGCAGTTAATTCTTGCAATTTGCGTAATGCTCTTGCTGCTTCAGTCCCTTGATCACTCATAATTTATAATCAATAAACTCTTTATTTGTGATGTTATTTGTTAACAATTCTTGGGCATCTTTGAGCAATTTTGCCCTATTGTCATGATAACTTATGCTATCTGCTAGTGCTGTCCTTACACACTTAACAAACTCACCTGGTGTGAGAATTTCACTCTCAACATAATCTACTATTGCATCACGAATATGCTCAACACATGCCTTTACATCTTGGTTATGCATTGCTGCTGGATGCTCTGTTTCTGTTACATTAATGTTAGTCAATGATCCTATACTCCCAATTAGTATCGTTTTCTTTGTTTATCCAAAACCAAAAGTCTGGATTATCTAATGATGAGCAAAATAGTTTATCTGATCTATTATGCTCTAAGCGTACAATATTCTTACTATTCAAATATGTACACCATGTGAGTCTTGATTGCTCACTTATGGGTGATACCCATACCTTCTGTCTAAGCATCTAGTCTAGTTAATAAATTATCTTGCAATGGTTTGACTCTATCAACACACATCTTATGATATGTATCATCAATTTCAAAACCAATGAAGTTTCTGAGCATTTCTAGGCAAACTTGGGCAGTTGTACCACTACCCATGAAAGGATCTAAAATTAGATCACCTTCGTTACTCCATGTATGTATGTGACCACGTGCTAATTCTTCTGGCATTGTAGCAGGATGTTTGTATGATGTCTTACTTGACTGTCCAAACCCTCCACTATTCTTAATCCTCCAGATATTAGTCCTCACACCCCACTCTTTAATCTCTTTACTCTTTTTACCAGGATCCTTGATTGATCCATCCTTACTCCTAGTCTGTGCATTACCCCATGACTGGTGACCTGCCCACTTATTCTTTTTATCACATAATAAATTAACTGTCTTTGGTTTACCCTTAGACAATATAAAACAATACTCAAATTGTTGAGTATATCTTACTGATTTAACACCACTAGCAAATGCTGTGCCTGTCTTCTCATATATCATTGTATCATGTAACCTTAAACCAATGTCCATGAAATGTAATGCTTGTCTGAATGATGATCCAGACTCACTCCCTTTAATGGTAGCATCATTTACATTCCACATAATAACACCACCAGGTTTCAGCACTCTATTTAATTGTGCTGCAACTGAATAGAATACATTCATATCCCATTTACTGCTGTCATTATATGTGCGTAGGTCATCATATGGTGGGGATGTAACAACGAGATCAACACTCTCATCATCCATCCTCTCCATTCCTGCTATACAATTTAACTTGTATGTTTTATTAATGTCTAGCATACTGCTTCTTTAATAAACTTCACCCACGTTGGATTTGATTTAATACTTCCACTATACACTACAATATCATTAAAGTCAACGTTAGACATGCATTTCAATGAACTAAAGTTAGAGGATCCAGACTGATCATTATACTCTGTCCACTTCCTTGCACTATCATCAATGGTGACTGTTTGCCACTCTGTTACTCTATCCTTTTCAATAGTATATCTGAATACTAGTGTGACCTCACATTTACTATCTAATACTTTAAGGTTACCAATACATGCTGTGGCACCATCCTTACCACCTGAGCATTTAACTTCTAATGGTATCTCTTGACCATTGCCAACATATTTGTAATCCATACCCTTACCAATACCTTCCTTAGTAATTGGTAGATCCTTAATAATATGTGTGATGCAGTTATTAATTGAGTTTTGAATGATCTTAGTTGCTGCCTGTGTTTGTTGGTTGCTATCATTCTCACTATCACCAACTAGATCTTCCCATGATGAATGCTCACAATATGGTGCAGTAATGAAGTGCTTGATGCACTCATTTATCATTGCTGGTAATTCTCTGTCAATGATAGCGATGCACTCATTTAATGTCTTTTCTCTGAGTTTCATAGGTCATTTAATTCTATAGTACCATTATAACTCAATCTGAGTCATCTGTATCAGCAATGCCACCAGTTCCTAAACTGGCATATAGTCCTAGTCTCTTGTTAATTAAATTACCATAGTCTTCATGCAACTCACATCCCAAATAAAATCTACCTAACTCTTTAGATACCATTGCTGTGGTGCCTGATCCCATAAATGGATCTAGAATTACATCACCTTTCTTACTACCTGCTTTAATGCATGGTACTATAAGATCTCTTGGGAATGTAGCAAAATGTGATCCCTTGTAAGGTTTATTTGTTACTGACCAGACAGATCGTTTATTCTTTGTTGGATATGATTTCTCAAGTCCTGAATGTGGTGCCAGTCCTGTCCCTTTGTTGTGATATTTTCCTTTTGATCTGTCTCTTGTTCCCCAGTCTTGTGCTGGTTCTTTGATTGCTTCATTATCGTAATAATAGTTTTTACTTTTAGATAATAAAAAGATATACTCATGTGATTTAGTACATCTATCCTTTACACTCTCAGGCATTGGGTTAGGTTTATGCCAAATAATATCTTGACGTAAGTACCAACCATCATTGCGTAGTGCAAATGCTAACATCCAAGGGATGCCAATTAAATCTTTTGATTTTAAATTCTTAAACTTATTACCCCTGACTGGTGTCTTATCAGGTAGATCTTGTTTAGTCTTACTTACTGATTGTTTAGGATAATTACCATCGCTACGATAATTATAATAACTATCACCAATATTTAACCATAGGGTACCATCATCCTTCAATACATCACGTACCAATCTAAATGTGTTGACTAACTCTTGTACGTAGTCCTCTGGTGTTTGCTCTAATCCAATTTGTTGATCCTCTCCACCATAGTCTCTTAGACCATAATAAGGTGGGGATGTAACACACATTTGGGCACTTTTGGGCAGAAATCCACTTAGTGTATTTCTACAGTCTCCATATAATATGGTATCCTTCATTCTTTCTTAGGATATGTTATATCATATTCTATCACGATTTTCTTGGACTGTCTACCCACTGAGTTACTTGTTTCAAGATATGTATACTCACCCTTGATTAATTCTTGCATAGTCCTCTTATCTAATCCACATAAGAATTCAGCATTCTCTATTGCTGCTTTAACTGACTCCAGACCATCAGGTTTCTTATCCTTAGTGAAACCATTAAGATCTGTTTGTTTAGCATTCTCTAATGCCTTGTCAATATCTAAATGAAATTCGTCACTCATTGCTTTGTTGTATTGCTGCGTGTCCTATTAATAATACTGATAAACTTATCACCAGCAAATGTACCACCTAAGCATACATCTATTTCATCTCCATCCTTCCAATTAACATCACCATTCATTTTGGTGTGCTGCATTGCAACTTGGATCTTATCAATTACATCTTGTGTTAATCTCATTTCTTTTTACCTGTAATATCTTCTGGTAGGTCTTCATTACCTGGATGATCTCTGATCACTCCCTTATAATTCTTCTTGTTATAAAAATGCTCATCCTCTATCTCCATATCATCCCACTCATGAGGATATACTAAGACATTACTCTCTCTGTATCCATGCATGGTGCCTTCTTCCTCTCTCCTATTCATACTAACTGTGATATAGTCATCACTTATGAAATTAATGGTGCCTTCTTCCCCACTCTTGAGTCTAACAGGCATGCCTCTCTTAAGAGACTTAAGGATGTTTCTCATTTCTATTGGAATTGCCTCCGCAATGAATAATGGTATAGTCATAAGATTAGATGATGGTCGTCATAACCATATTCACCTCTTAATATGTAATTGAATGCCATAGAATACCTCTCCTGATTACTATTATTAATACTAATAGAATGTGTTAAATGTGCAGGAAATATTACTATCATACCATCTTTAACTGGTATTCTAGACTCCCTCATATTATGAATGTTATACTCTTTAACCTCTGGATATAGAGTCTGAGTACACCATGTAGGTATCATAGATGGGACATAAAATATTATATCCCCACTATTAGGTGGTACCTTGAAATACATAACACCACTAAACATGGCATTATTGTGAGCATGACCATGCCCACTATCACCAGGATTATGTTTATTAACCCATGATGATGTATGTTCTAATTGATGTTTAGTCTCATCGACTTGTAACACATCATAGACATATTTTGATAAATTATACTCAACAGTTGCCCTTACTTCTGGTTGTGATTTCAACCACTGAGTCTGACTCATCCAACCGTTGCTATATCCTCCATTGTCTGATTGACATTGTGTGTCCATGACTGACTGAATCATATCATCAGTCATATCTGTTTTGTTAATATATAATGGTTGAGAAAATAATGGTACTATTTGATGCATCAGATATGCTTCATGTGCAGTTTGTCAATGATCGACTCAATCAATCCTTTATCGGCATCCGATACTTTGCCTTGCGATTCGCAGGCATCCTTTTGATAAAAGAATAATGCTTTCTTTAATAACTCTTTTTGATCGTGATCTAAGATAGCAGTTTTGAGTGACATGTACATAGTTGACCCCTTCCCCATTAGGTCTTTTGCGGAACTATTTATTAGTCTATCCAGTCTATCACTCATGTCAATAGAATGTCCTTGATTGTTTTGGAATCAAAACCGATGACTCCCATATCCATTGGTGGTGCCTTACCTACCTTATTGTCCTCCTCTGCTTTAGAGAATAAACCTTGTCTTGTATCTGGTTCCATATATTTGAATGACATAATATATCTATTCACTGGGTATCTATTAGTTGGTGGTCTCCCTGTGTGTGGTACCCGACCATCAAATAATACTATTCTACCAGGTTTAGGTGATACTATTCTTTGAGCATTTAACTCATGATCATAGAATATAGTTTCACCACCAAAATTAGGATGATCTAAATCTGGATTAAGATATAATAATACTGTCTTGTTATCCTCCACCCAGTACGGTGCATCAACATGCACACCTGGTGTATCACCAGGTTTTAAACAATTAATATATGCACTATACAACCACTCTCTTGGGGGCATTTCTGGGCAAACTGCTTCCAAATATGTGAGACATTCTAAGTATAGTGGATCATTACTTGCATCTAATCCTGTGTTATCAAAGTAAGTAGGATCATCGATTGGTACAAAATTATATAATTGATGTGTCCAATAATTATTACGAATATCTACCTCTGGTCTGTCTGGACATGGTGGATCATCAGTCCTAGTACACATGTAAGGTAGAAACATCACCTTATCAAATAGTTCTTGTGATGATAATTTAGTATCAAATACTTTAATGGGATAATTCATACCACTTTCTATCAATAGGTTTTAGGTGTGGTAACATATGCTGCATAGGTATGCTAACAGACAACCTCTTACCATCTGGTTGTGCTTGATGGTAACAACGTGCAGGTATGTATAGCATATCACCAGGTTTTAACACATGATCTATTACACATTCCATATCAGTTTCAAACTCTGCACCATCTAATGTAGTAGCATCGAAATCAAAATCCTCTTTTAATTGTGGTTGTTTCTTTACTAGATTACTACATCTATTATTATATACTTTCCAGTGTGTCTCTCCTTCTATCTGCATAATAAAATTATTTGCTGTGTCTTCATGTACTCTGAATGAATTACATTTCTTTAGACCAGCATAGATATGAAATGATGTCTTACCATCGAAGTATCTCTCAAACTCTCCTATTAATTCTTGCTTCTTACGAAATCCTTGATCAAAATTATTAATAATTAAATTATGTCCCTCCTCCCATGCTCTCATTAAATCTGATACCTCTGCACATGGTGATGACCAACAACGTTCATATTGTTTGATATCAAAGAACTGTACAATATCCTTATTAATAAATGTAATAGAATAAAATTGTGGGTTGTTGAGACAGTATTCTATATCATCCCACGTGGCGAACAGAGGGAGCATATCTTTATCAACAATACCTTCCCATAGATGTGGTTTATCATCTATCACCCAGTTCTTACTTGAATATAATTTAGTCAGGAGCGAAGATATCATGGTCGCATTTGAAATTAATATTTAATGTTACACGGTACTTATGGTCACCGTATGGATTGCTTGATGAATGGAATTGATGTCCATCAAATACAAATAAACTATTTGCTTGAGGTGTTACCCTCTTCTGAATAGTATATTCTTGATTCCTTGCTCTCCACCACCTCTCATCCACAGTACCACTCTTAGGGTCATCATACTGATCAAAGAATGTAGTATCACCATTACTATCATGAAGATAGTATAGTGCTGCATAATGATCCTCTTCATGGTCTGTGTGTGGTGCATTATGATGTCCATTCTTACCTATATCTGTTATCAATGCTAATCTTAACCTAAAAAATTCTAGAGGACATCCTATAGTATCTTGTATAGCATCTGTTAGTGGTAAGAAATAGGGTAACCAAGGACTCTCTACCCCTCCCTGATCTAATAAAACATGCACGAACCCGATAGATGTCTCCTTATCAGGTATCTTAACCTCTAACTCTTCACCACCAAATTTCATATCAGTTGATGCATCATAAGATATATCCTTTGATAAAAAATACCAAGGGAATCCATTTTGACCACTAACTATTTTATTTAAGCGAGAGAGGTACGTTTGCCCTATTATTCCTTTTTTGTGGATATACTGCATTGTCACGATAATAATCAGAGAATATGTGCATATTAAATGAGAGTGAGATCCTCTCTTTCTCAGTTGCACTCTTGTCTACACTGTGCATTAACCATGATGGAAATATTACCATAGTACCAGGTTTTGGTTGCACATACCATTGGTTAAAGTTATGTTGTTTCTCATGTCTGTCAAAATTCTCATCACATCCCCAATATTCTTTGAGACATTGCTCATGCATTGGTCTGTGGAATTTTAACTCACCACTACAACAGTTTGGTACCTGTGCATAATATACACCAGCAAACATTGAACCTGCATGCGTGTGTATGTGATTACTATTACCCTCTGTATTAATATTACACCACATATTACATAGTTTGAGAGTATATCTATTAAATCCATACTCATCACCAGCAGTATACATATTTGCTACTACATGGTTATGTAATTCTTTTAATGGTGTGTTATCAATATATGGTGGAATAAAATCATCAGATTGCCATCCTCCTTCATTAGATTTCTTCTTACCATCTGGATCCTGCTTCCTTACCTCATGTATGAAATCAACTATGACATCATTATCAATGGGGCAGTCTTCAAATATCCATATCGGTGTTGGAAATAATAATTCAGTCCTTAGATGCATCCTCAACTACCTCTTCAACTTCCGTTTCATCATCAACATTGAATACAAAATCACGTGTGGTCACATTAGGATCAACGTGCTTCTTATATAATGCTAGTGCCTCCACCGCACCACTTAATTTATTAAGTGTATCTTTCTTAGTCTGTAAATCTTCTAGTGAGATCTTAGTGATCGTACTAGTGTAGTGCATGTTGTCAAGTGCTTCCTGTAGTTTATGATATTCTGCTTTAGTATCTTCATACTGTTGTAGAAAGTTCATAACCAAATCATCAAAGGAAATAAGACCTTCAATACTATCAGGTTCAACTTTGTCTGTTAAACCTGCTTCCTCGGCAAGATTAACTTCTCTTACGTCTTCTGGCATTACTCAAACCTCTCTTTGTTTTTATTTAGGGATAAAATTAACTTTTGTTTGTCGATGCGTCCTTTTAATGTAGTCATCTCAGGAAAACTCATGTACCTATGATAGTCCATGATCTCATTGTTTTTAAGATCCTCTTCATTAGCATCTTCTACTATAACATCAAACTCATCATTATTCAACCATTGTCTTGGAATAGGAATCCATTGACATAATGGGGTACCTGCCTTAACAAGATACTCACCTTTCTCAACAGCATGCCAAAACAGTTGTAGGTTGACTTCATATGAATATGATGGATCCACTATACCTGTTGGTACACTGAATCTCTCTTCATCATGATATGGTACTGGTATTTGTATGAATACCACATCCTTATGTGCTTGCACTCTCCAAGGTAGTTCTAATTTAACTACCATTTCATTTGTTTCTTTCTGCTGATTAACTAAGTGTGACATACCCTCAGTCTGCTCAGGTGCATGTGCTTTAACAAATGATTTACCACCTGCATCAAATAATACCTGTGATATCCATGAGAAATTCTTTTTCTCACCATCTTGTGATATAACAAAATCAGCAGGACATTGTAGTACCCAACCACTCTCAAATAATTGATGCAATGCTGGACATGTTGCTGCATGTTGGAATAAACCATCATAGTCAGCATTACCAACACCATAATTAAGTAGATTAGTATGATGCTCAAATAGTTTCTTGACCTTCATTACTGGACAAGAACTATCCTTACCATAATATTTCTTTAGTGCATCCTTTACCCATTTTCTCTTTACCTTCTTAGCAGGTATCCAAGGTTGTAATGCAGATACACCCTTCTGTACTGAGTAGAACCTTACCCACTTCCTTTTCTTCTTAAACGGATTCCACATAGATATTATCCTTCAAATATTGATAGTGTGATGGTAACGTATCGACCCATTCTAACATATCTTTCTTGCTATTGCAATAATCAATATCATATTGTACGACATCATTCCATCGTTGTTCATCTGCTAGGTCATTAAATATAGTCTCAGTAAATGGTCTAATCCCCATGCCAGTAGAAATATAGATTGTCCCTTCACCTATCATATTAGGATCAAATGCTTTCTTATCGATATACTCAATAAATGCTCTGTAGTCCTGCAATGCATGTAGTGATGCTTCAGTAGAATCACCTGGTTTACCTAGAAACTCTACTGTATTAGTAGCATCCTTCCAATACTTAGTATCTTCTCTGAGACTGAGAGTATAATGTAGAGTCACGAAATTCTTCATGCTCTCAATTAATTTCTCTGCACTATAATTATATATTGACCTGTCATGATGTGTCACGTGTCTGTCACGAGTAGCAAGCACATCACTAAACGTTAATAGATTCTCATGTGTAGTTAATAGTCCTGTTGATTCTAATGGTTCTAAGAATCCATATGCTAGTCCAATACCTATAACATTCTTGACCCATGCCTTCTCATGTTTACCATGCTTAATTTTTATGGGCATTAATGGGCATTCTTGGTCATCTAGATACTCTCTAAATTCTATTTCTGCTTCTTCATCAGAGATATATTTACTGGAGTAAACATATCCTGTACCTATATTATTCCACATAGGAATATTATATACCCAACCATTACCAAGTGCAGTGCATTTGGTATAACAATACATCTGTGTTTCTTTATCAGTATACTCAACATGTGTTGCTAATGCTCTATCATTAAACAACATATTATTAAATGGTACAAACTTAACACCCATGTGCTGCTCTAATAACAGTGATCTAAATCCTGTGCAGTCAATAAACAAATCAGCACTAATTGCTTGACCATCCTCTGTAGTAACAGCAGATATATCACCATTAATAGTTTTAATTACATTGTTTACATCACCATAGACATGATGTACGCCATTAGGTACAGCAATATTATCTCTTAGATACTCACCAAACTTATCAGCATTCAAATGATATGATAGATCATCATCTGGTAGATACTGATTGCAGTTAGGTATCTCCATTGTCATCTTACCTGCATCAGCAACATAAGTTAGTTTGTTTACAAATCTAGCAAACTCTTCTGGTGGATACTTCTCTTTACCATATACACACTGTAACTCAAAGAATTTTTGTATGTGTGTAGCAATATGTTCTGATGGTGGTCCAAATGCACCAAATGGATATTGAAACTGCTCTCCTTTTCCTTCTCTAAAATTTTCAAATGCAATGGATGCTTTGTATGTAGCATTACATTGTTTCATCCAATCTTCATCCTTAAGTCCTAACCTCTTAAGATACCTATTAAACCATGCCAGTGTTGACTCACCCACACCAATAGGTTTGACGTTAGGTGATTCAATTAGACACATTTCAATATTTGGATGCTCCTTAGATAACAATGCTGCTGTCATCCATCCACTGCTACCACCACCTACAATACAAATAGATTCAACTTGCATAGATCGTATCCTTATAATAATCGTATGGACATTGTAGTTTATCTATACCTTTCCACGGATCTCTCACGTGCTCAGGTACTCCACCACCTTGATAGTAATTTAATTCTTTATAGAGTAGATCACTAAATGGATTCCACCCATGACCTGCCTGCACATAGAATGATCCTTCACCTGCTAGGTCTCCCCAACTATATGCATCACCAAATACACTTGATGGTAGTCCTAAATTCCTCTGGAATTTAAACATAGAGAACTCATCAGGATAATGCTTATCACATATATGCTGCCAGTATGGTGTGTCATTACGCTGTGTCAATGCAAAATGCAATGCTACAAAATGAGCAAACTCATCAAAACTACCATTACAATTATTATTAAATGTATCTCTCATCACCTGTGTAATAGTATCTCTACCATCCATAACACGCAAGAACATCAGTAAGAAATTATGAATGGATAGAATACCATTAGACTCTAGTGGTTCAATAAAACCAGCAGATAATCCTATTGATATTACATTACCATTCCACATAGTTTCTCTTCTACCTGATGTCCACTTAATAACACGGAACATCTTGTCAGAATATCCTCCCACATCTGACTCTACATTCTCTGCTAGGTAATCTCTAAACTCATCTATTGCTTCCTGATCTGAGCAGAACTTATCACAATATACATATCCACTACCTATCCTAGTCCATGTTGGTACATTCCAACACCAACCATTATCGAGAGCAACACAATCTGTGACTGGTTTCATTTGCTCTTCTTTATTATTATAGGCAAACCTGGTCACAACTGCACTATTATTTGGCAGTATGTCACTCATATCATGCCAAGGTGAATCATTTAATAGTGATTTGAATCCTGTGCAATCAAAATATAGATCTGCTTTAGGTAATCTCTTAGGATCTATCTTCCTTACTATACGTTTAACACCACGTGGTAATGCATAGTTATCTCTTAACCACTCACCAAACTTAACTGCATCGAAATGGAATCCACTATATTTGTGAAGATCCCAGTAATCATTTGTTAGTGGTAGTTTATTCTGTGTGCAACATGCTGCTGCATAACTATAGTCTTCAGCAAACTTAGAATTATTCCATCCATACTTCTTCTGATAATACCACCACTGTGCAGGTTCAAATAAATCACCCCTTGGAGGACCAAATGGGTACTGCCAAGGAGTGTCTCCTTTCTTATGAAAGTTATGAAATCTTACACTTGCTTTATATGTTGCATCACATGCCTCCATCCATTCCTCATCCTTCAGATCGAGGAAGTGACACCATAATCTAAAAAATTGTGTGGTTGACTCACCAACACCTACTGAGGGAGTTTTATCATCTTCGTACAAAACAATATCCCAGTCGGGATATGCCTTGACAAGCGTAGATGCTGTCATCCAACCAGCGGTACCACCGCCAACAATAACAATTTTCATAACGAATCTGTTCTGTCTTTTATTCTAACCTGGAGGAACCCAGTTGTCAACCCAAGGATCCCACGGATCTCTTCCAACTAATTGAATCTTCTTAGGATCTTGTACAAATTCAGGTATAGTTGATGGTTTAGTAACAGTTGCCTTTACATTAGCAACATGATCTTTCCACCTAGTACCGCCATCTAATGCGTCTTTGTACTGCATGTCCAACTGCTCACCCACATCACCATACGCAATGATGCGATCAACAACTGCCTCTTCTCTAAGGTCTTCGTTGTCATGGTGATCAACCAACACTCCATTGATCATTTGATGATCAAATGTAGCATCATCGGGCACCTCACACCATTTCATGTTGGAATCAGCACCTTCATAAATTTCAAATTTGTCTGCTTCATCGACGATATCAGATAATGCACCTGTATCTCTTTGAACGATTGCCCATTTAGCCATGATAGATTAAATCTCCTTCAGTTTTATTTATTAACCGTAGTATTCGTAAACTACAACCACACCTTCTCGACCTCTGGCACCTCTAGTACCCTCACGAGCACCGTTACCGCCAGCACCCCAAGCACAGTGTGATTGATGCCTGTGGGAATAATCTTGCTGTTGATGACTAGCAGGTTGTGATCCACCCATATAGGATGCACCAGCAGCATAGTTACCATATTTAGACCAGTTACCGTAACCATTACCACCGCCACCATAGGCGTTCATGTTACCACCTGATCCATTACCTCCATACCCACCAGCATGTTGCTGTGAGCAGTTGGCACCGATACCTGCTGAAGCACTACAGTATCCTCCAAAGGAAGATCCGTTACCATTACCACCGCAACCAGCGTAACTAGTACCACCACCTGGGTTTCCAACTGAAACACCTACAGATGATACGTTACTTACATCAATAACTCTTTCAGAGAATCCACCAGCACCACCAGATTCACATTTTCCTGATCCTCCACCACCTGCTCCAACTACTTGGACTCTAATACTCTTTACATCACTTGGTCTATACCATGTACCATTTGATGTCCATACTTGCATGGATCTAAATCCAGCACCACCACTACCTCCACCTGATATCTCTGATGACCAGACTAGGTTTGTACCATTGGTGCTCAGGAATTGTCCTGACTGACCTGAAAAACTAGGTATGTTGTAGTTAGAACTACCAGTAATGGTACCATTAATGTTTATATTCTGAACCCTAAGTGTCCCATTGCAGGTGATAGAACCACTCGAAAGAGTGAAACCACCGAGACCAGCGAGGTCAGTAACGCCTGTAACTTTAAGAACACTCATCCGTAAAACTCCTGAACGATAACGATACCTTCTCTTCCTCTAGCACCTCGGTTACCATGCTGTGCACCGTTACCACCAGCACCCCAGGCACAGTGTGACTGGTGTCTGTGAGAATAGTTACCTTGTTGGTGAGAAGAAGGTTGTGTGCCTCCTATGTATGACATACCAGCAGTGACGCAACCGAATGACCAGTGAGATCCATGTCCGTTACCTCCACCACCATAAACATTCAGGTTACCACCTGAACCATTTCCACCAATTCCTCCAGCATGCTGTTGTCTACAGTTTGCACCGTATCCTCCACTAGCAGAGCAATAACCACCGAATGAGGAAGTATTTCCATTTCCTCCACATCCTGAATAGTTAGTACCACCACCTGGGTTACCTACACTAACTGAAATAGAACTGGTATTCTCTACATTTATAACTCTTTCTGCCATTCCACCAGCACCACCAGATTCTGTATAACCTGATCCACCTCCACCAGCACCAACCACCGTAACGATGATAGTACCTACATCATCGGGTCTATACCATGTACCATTACCAGTCCATACTTGCATGGATCTGATACCAGTACCAGCACTGACTCCTGACCAAACATACTCAGAACCAGTGGATCTCAATGCTTTTCCTTCGTTACCACCCATAGGAGGTACAACGAATGTTGATCCACCTCGAATGTCACCATTTATAACGACATTAGAGCATGTCAAAGTTGTACTGGCAGTTATACCACCACCAGCAAGCATGAATCCCTGTGCTCCAGTTAAGTCTTTTAATGCTGATACTTTTAGTTTTGACATTTATCCGTAGAACTCATGAACGACTACGACACCTTCACGACCTCTTGCACCACGTCCACCTTCTCTACATCCATTACCACCTGATCCCCAGGCAGCATGTGATTGGTGTCTATGAGCATAGTTCTGCTGTTGATGAGATGCAGGTTGTCCTCCACCCCAGTATGATTTACCACATGTATGGTTACCATAAGTGTAGTGAGATCCGTGTCCTGATCCACCACCACCGTATATATTTAGTGACCCACCTGATCCATTACCACCGTATCCACCAGCATGTTGCTGAGAACAGTTAGCACCAATTCCTGCGGATCCACTACAGTATCCACCGAATGAACTACCGTTACCGTTTCCTCCACATCCTGAATAGTTAGTACCACCACCTGGATTTCCAACTGTTACTGATACAGATGATACGTTAGTAACATCAATCTGTCTTTGTGCTGTACCTCCAGCACCACCTGATTCCATGAATCCTGATCCACCGCCACCAGCACCAGTTACTGTAACCATAATGGTTTTAACGTCAGATGGTCTATACCATGTTCCGTTACCAGTCCAGACCTGCATAGATCTGATGCCCGAAGCAGTTGACAAAGTACCCCAAGTGAGTGCTGACCCATTGGTTGATATGTATTCATCAGCGTGACCTGATGGGTTTGGAAGAATATAAGCAGACGATCCTGCTAATGTACCACTGATCTCAATATCTTGCACATTAAGAGTACCATTGGCAGTGATACCCCCACTCGTGAAAGTAAAACCTCCAATACCACCTACGTCTTTTATAGCTCCCAGGTTTAACTGTGCCATACTAAACTAACTACCTGTATGTTTCTATTTATCATTATTTATACCAGATATCTCCCACCATGTCCTTGATTCTGGGCAAAAGGGTCATGCTCACTTATATCTAAGCAATTACTCTTACCATCGAAATCAGCAGACAAGTTGAATGCTATTGATATTCGGTCATCATCACTCTCATTAACTGTTACATCATGCTCTAACCAACATGGAAAATATATTAATGTACCTGCCTGTGGTTCAACCGCCTGGTAACCTATACCATCGCCAAAATATTCATAATCTCGTTGCACATGGACTAAAGGACCACGAGGATCCCAAAATCTTATTGCTCCTGAGTATTTAGGCACCTTCACATAGTATACTCCTGACAGTAATATATTAGTATCAGCATGCAGATGTCTACTGTTACTAGCACCTGTAGGATTTATATTACACCAAGAATATATCATAATATTCTTTAGTGGTTTATCCTCCCTCACTGGGCAATTTGCAGCAACAAGGTCGATCCAATCTTTATTATAAAACAAATCACCCTGATAACCTCCATTGCTAGAGTAAGGGTGATTGGGTTCAGTCTTCTGGAAATTATATATTTCCTCTTCTAACTTAGCATTGTCAAATTCAACGTGTTTAACCCACAGTGGGGTATTAAATATATTCATAATAAAAATGTCAATTAACTATAGTTTCTATAATGTCCTAAGACTACAAACTCTTCGTTTCCTTGTTGATCTTTAGGCACCTTATCTATGATAAGAAAATCTGCCATAGCATAGTCTTGACTCTGACCAGGTCCACCTCTAGTAGTGCACCATTCAATAGGACAATCTTGACCAAGTATAGTTATACTAGATGGCATTCCGTTGGCACCTGCATTCTCAGTTATAATTCTGAAATGATATAAACTACCATCACCATTGTGCTGATCCATATCATTTAGATATAATCTCCAGTTACCACCACCATTTCTTGTAACATATATTGTATTACCATTGTTAATACTATGAGTTACGTTACCACTGTAATCAGAATAGAATTTACAATGCTCTTTACGACCACCTGAGAAGTGCATTCCAGTTGATCTAAAATCTTGAGTTATTATATCTACAACCTCAAGGTTTAACATGTCATCACCACCGAGGATGTTCCATGTAGCACCATTCTCAATCGTAACTGTAAAACCGTTAGCAATAGTAATAGGACCTGCACTGAATCCATTTGTAAATTCAGCACCACCGTTAGCAACTGGACCTATAGTTAAGTTTTCTGCTATCTCAGTACCGTTAGTCCTGATGATACTATTCTCACCAACACTTGGACCTCCTCCACCTACGTCCGTCCAACCTGGAACTCCTTGGGCAGCATCTTGTTTATAGATCTGTGCCATGTCCTCGGTACTATTGTACACGATGGTACCATATGCAGGTGTGCCGAGAGCATTAACTGCGGTTTGGTTAAGAGCAGGTAGATTGAGTTGCTCTGTCAACTGTAGTGCCTCCATTATGGCACGAGTTGAAGCATCAATCTGATTTCCAATTATCTTGGTGGACATGATTACCCTTTAATACTATTTAGATTAAATAACGAGTTCACGTATCTGTATGTTATCTCCTGTCTGTGGTGTAGTACCAATAGAGAAGTCAACAGAGTTTGCAGTAACAGTATAATCAGTACCAGGTCTCTGGCAAACACCATTTAGGAATACTAATAGTGAGTATGCTGTGTGTCCTGGAGATATAGCAAATGATGTAGCAACACCATTTCCTGTATACATCACACCATTGTTATTGTTAGTAACACCTGTTGCGAGTGAATACTTATCTGCACATCCATATTTACCAGATACATCAATGTCACCTGTAATTGCTACATTACCTGTGATTCTCATTCTATTAAGTGCGTCTGGTGCTTCACCAATACCATAATGAGTCACACCTGAGAACCTATTAGATGTAATGGGTTCAGTGTCACTTAGACCAAACTTATACCAAGTACCTGAGTCATATATCCAACCTAGGTATGTTCCTGGAGTCCAGTCAACGTTATAACAAATATCACCAGTGTTGAATGCTGTACCAGCAGTAACACTTGGGTTACCAGTACCATCATCCTCTGCTAAGAATGTATTCTTCAAAACAGTACCATCATCGTTAGATAAGGTAAAGTTTAGTGTCTGCAATGTATCCTGAGAAGTTATCTTCTTCTGGAATGTAGCAGGACCAGAGAATACTGATTCCAACTGGTTAGATGCACCACCAATAACAGTCAATTTATCGGTAAGCACAATCTCACTGAAGGTCTCAATAGATGTACCTTCTTCACCCAACACGTTAAGTTGAGCAATATCTTCGTTAGTGATCTGACCTGTAACTGGGTTAATAACCTGGTTACCAACAAACAACTCACCATCACTGTTAACACCAGAGTAGTAAGCAACACCAGCAGATTCTTTAAGTGACTGTGATAGTCTGACCTGTGCTGGCGTTAACACCTCTACCTGTGTAGATGGGAATGCAGTTGAATAGTTACCTGGACCAAATCCAAGATACTCAAACGTGTGACCTGATGCTCTGAGAATTGAATATCTTCGTAACTCGCAGAGTACAGGTTGTACTGAGTTATCAGCATTTAGTTTGAGTGCTATCTTTCTTTCTTCAGCATCACCTAATCTAGCAGTAACACTAATACCATTCAATACGTTGGATGTAGTGTTATATCCTAGGTTATTCTCAGTCTCTAGTAAGAAGAACTGAGATGTCTCCTTAGTAACTGACCTCTGAGTATCCTCATTAGGAGTAGGAGATGCACCGTCAGTAGTAGTAACAACACCAAGTACTTCATTACTTGCGATTGAAACTGCTGCTGCTGGATCTGCTACTGGGTTGTCTCTGTCAAATGCAGGGTATAAGTCTACAACTAGTTGAGAGAATGCGAAGTCATTAAAGTTAGACGTTGATGGAGATACTGATGCATTAAGTAATGTCAAATAATAGATACCATCTGCCACACCCTTAACGAATGTTTGATATGTTTCTACAGCGTATATGTAATAAGCTTTGGTAAATGCTGGACTGTTTGTTTCACTACTTCGTGGTTGGAGAACAAAACCTGTAATAGGTGCTCTGGGTACAGGGAATGCATCCTTGTCCAATACATAGCGGTACCTGTAAATCCTATCAACCAAGTTTCTAGCATCGGGTACCCTCCTGATGAATGTAGTAGGTGTGAATCCTAAGTTCTGGTAGATACTGTTTGCTTGCAGTGTTGTGTATATGGTATTAGCGGATCCATCTACCTGTAGATACCACTGACTGTTAACACTATCCCACTGAATTGGTGACTCCTCATCACCTGCCTTAGTACCTGTTACTGTAGGTCCTGAAGGACTAATATCAGCATAGTGTGTAGTAGGTTCAGAAGCACCACTGGCAATTAAGAGCACATATAGGCGATCTGGGGTGTTAACGTCATCACGTCTAGCACCAATGGTATAGCCTTGGACTTTTGCTGGTGGTTTGCCAGTTTCTACTGTATAACCATATAAGAATAATTTAGTTGGGTCTGCAACACTCTTAGTTTTATTAATATCAATCGTTACCCAATTAATAGATATCTCCGATACATCACTGAGAGACTTCGGTGGGATTACATGTGTAACTTGCCCTGCCTTATCTTTCGTAAATGCTGCTGCCTTAAATCCTTTAGATCGGAGAGAAGTGTTACCAAAGTTTGAGTTTGAGTTGGTAATCGAGAGATCTCCTCCTGAGTCAGAGAAGAAATGGTCACCAAATCCGACTGCGAAAACGGATACGACTTGGATGAACGCATCGTTACTTGCGTAGATGTGTCTGTGCCTCCAACCCTTTCGGTATTGGGCAAGTCCATTAATGTGAGCACCAGACCCCGCAGCTTGGGGTTCATATGCTCCAGTAGTTTGGTTGTATAAGACGAAAGCTCTATCATCTTTCTGAAGGGATATGCCAGTAAACTGGGCAACAACCATTGACTTGAAACCTGTTGCTTGACTACCGTCAGCATGCATACCATTGATACCCCATACAGATCGTAGGGAGTTATTAAACACGTAAGGTGAAGCAGAGTCAACTGTATCAATCTCGACCTTGACTAGTACGTTGTTACCTAGTGCGTTACCTGATGGCTCAGCAGACATCTGGTAAGTAAATTGGTTACCTTGTGCACTGGTTACCAAGAATGATCCATTATAGAGGAGAGCATCTTGGTCAGTAGGACCAGTAACACCAGATATATTAACAGCGACACCCACGGAGAACCCATGATTCTTAGGGTTGCCGAGTTCATCAACTGTAAATGCTGTTGCAGTTTGTCCATTTCTAATGATCTGTGATACAGCGAATTCATCAGAAATTGGACCAACAATTCTGTTTTCCTCAACCCTTAACTGCATCTGGTCTTGAGAGACTATACCAGAGGTATCAGGGATAACTGCGTAACCTTTTGATATCTTCTGATAGTATAATTCTAGATCTTCTACGTTAGCAAACTCAAAACAGGTGAGTTTATGGTGTGAGAAGTTAGGTGCAATCTGTGCTAAGTCATCACGATAGTATACACCAGTGTTGTCACCATCAAAGAATGACATCTGCCAGAAATAGCATCCACCAGTTAGTTTGAATATACCTGATGGGACAGGTTCGTTAGCAGCAGTTATGCCCAGTGATCCTTGTACTGTAGGATAAGGAACATACTTAGGAACAATTTTCGTTCTTCGTAGGTCAGATCCGATGACAGATACACCCCTTGGTGCGATAATCCCACCACGAGTCGAATTGAATTTGTAAAGTTCGTTAGAAGCGGATGTGAGGTCAAAGTTTGTATTCTCATTAAATGGTTGGATCTGGTTATAGTCTGCTATACCAGGTCTGTTGTCAACAACATACTCTGATGGATATAGGTATATACTGAATGCGTCGAATTCGTCGTTTGAAAGACCAACTCTGTATGAAAATCTTGCTACTTCAAGGAAAGCACGTTGTAACGTCTTAAATGGACGCAATGCGGAGTTACCTCGGTTATCATATGCATCCGATGCATCAAAGTCGTCGGGGTTGACGTATATAATACGACCAGTCCTCGACGTTATAATATTTTTAAGACGTGTTAGTGCCATCTAAAAAAGCCCTTATTCAGTTATTTATTTGTGGTTTAACCACCTGATTGTATCTTGGTCATGTTGACTACCTCGTAGTCCTCACTTGTTGTTTCAAATCCATTAAGGACGTAACTAATATCACCTGCTGAAGAATAAACAAGTAGATTCTGACCAGGACCCACTATAATTGAACTATTCTTGTCTGTAACATTGGCAGCAACTGCTTTACCATAGAAGAAGTAATCTTCATCTGAATATAATCCAGTTTGGTCTGTGTGAATTGCTGTGCTGATTGTATTAACATCAAATGTCAATGCAGCACCACCTCCACCTCCTAACTGGGAGTCATTAATTGTAAGAGTATCGGATCCAGCATGACCATATCCACCATTTAATAGTGTGATAGTCGCTGCACCTGATCCATCCACTACAACAGTAACCTTGGTAGATGCTATATCTCCAGATCCACCTGTTGAGTTAGGTGATATGTTAGTGTATGTACCAGCAGTACGAGATCCGTCAGCACCACCAATATTATTGATAGTGAGTGCCTTACCAGTCCTTGCTGTTGTAAGATGACGTACTCCATTGTTTAATGTAGGTGTATCATAGAATGAATCATTAGCAGCAAATGCTTGTGATCCTTCTCCGATAGTTACCTTCAAATGACATGATGCTGGATACCAGTCTTGGACATATCCAAAAGCACCAACTGTAATACCACTCTGCTGAATAGTCTGAGTAGTAGCAGATATAGTGAATGTATCCGCAGCAACAAGTGTCTCACCCTTCACATCATAGATGTATATCTCATTATATGCTGGGTTGTCGTTAACACCTGCAACGAAACCAATACCAGTAGTAGATCCAGCAGGTGTGCCATCTGCGTATGCGTTTAGGTTTGCCTGTGTATCAGCAGTAATGTCAATACTTGTATATGCTCCACTTGAACCAGCAGTACCTACCTTGCTGACTCCAGCAGTATATTCAGTACCTGATCCGTTAGTACCTTCAGGATCATCTCCAGAGAATTTCAATGGATAGTTAGTACAAGTAGAATCTTCTAAGTTATACTTGTATGTCCTGTTAAGGTCATAAGTGTTAACAGTCTGAAGAATATGATCAGTTGCTCCAACAGAAGTAGTTGATATAAGATACTTCTTGTTAATAACTGCACCCTGTGCAGTGTTGAAGTTTAGAGGGACAGTAGCGTTAGATGAAGATCCAGTTACAGTCTCACCCTCACTGAAATAGTTTAGGAGATAAATTCCGTTGTCTGTAAGTAGAGTTACGTTAACACCATCGTTGTGGTCAACGTCAGTTGTACCATAACGTCCTCTTACAACACTAAGGTCGTTACCATTAACTTCACTAACTTGCATCAATTCGTTATCAACGATGATGATAGATCCAGAAGTGAATCCAGTAGAGTTAGCAACTGTTAATACAGTATCACCAGCAACATAAGTTGCACCCTCAGCGATAGTTGATACAGTAGCAGAAGCAGACCAAGCATTAATCTGACTACCAGCAGGAATGGCAGCAGCAGTAGATCCCAGTTGCCCTCTTGTTATCTGTAAAACATTAGTGGTTGTATTAATACCAGAAGAGTTGATGGTTATTACCTCACCATCTTGGAGTGTTGAAGGATCTGTACCAACACCTGTAAGATACATACCATCTGCAAGACCTGTAGTCCTTGAGATGTTTACTGTAGTACCATTAGCAGCAATATCTGTGTATTCTGTCCATACAGCAGTGCTTGCATCCATTCCCCTGAATGTTGCTGTGAAACCTGAAGTTGCTCCAGTTAATGTCTCACCACCAAGGAATGTACCTGCTTGGTTATCTCCACTAATAGCAGTACCACTAATATCTAATACCTTTACGAAGTATTCTACATCATCAGTAGGTTTGAATACATCTAGTATGGTAGCACTAGCACCATTAGTAGTTGTAAATGTAGTACCTGGGATTGCTGCTGAATCTTGGAATCCAGGTTCAATTTTAATCTTGTATGCCGATATGGGGTTACCCTTAGCAAACTTATAGTCGGATGTATTTAAACCATCCAAATGCAACACTTGCTCATAATCACGAAGTGCTGCTCTATATGAAACACCACTACCAGATTGATTGCAAACATTTAATACTGTGCTTGCACTCTTATCAATAGGTGTCCTATACAGAACTGTATTTGTAGTTGCACCAGGCTTACTGGCGGCTAATCTTCCTGCTGTCATTTTACCATCCAGACATAAAGTGTTGTTGTATTCTTAATTGTCCTCCAAGGACAGGGGCTGCGAGTGCTCCACCGAATGTAATAGCAACTTCACTAATGTTATTAGTAGAAAGTAGCGTAGCATCTGCATTTGGGAATTGAATCGTAACACTGTCATCAATGTTACTTGTATCAATCGTGACGATTCCGTTAAGATCGTCTGGATTATTTATCTTCATCAATTCCATCGTCTTGTTAACAAGAGTCTGGGTCTTCTTCTCTGAAACAAGCATATTAGGATCAGATCCATTATTCAATGGTGCTGTAACCTCATTATCTGGAAAACTAAAGACGTAAGTCTGGTTATCCTCTATATTAGATAGATCGAGTTGAATCTTTCTACCTTCTCCATCTGTGACATCAGTATCACAGAATACTGCACCCTTATAGACCTTATTAGATACAGTTTGAGCTGATGCTTCACCAACTACCTTAATGTTAAGATCGGGCCAAATAACAGTACGATCCTGAGTTAATTGTGAAGAATCAAATATTACATACTTGGTAGGGTTATTCTCATCATTTGAAGGTGTGTTTGAGAATGTGGGGTTAACCAAGTTTTTATTGAAGACATTCTGCTCAGTAATGTCATCAAGTAGCGTAGATTGTGTATTAGCAGCACCAAAGTCAGGTAGTTTGTATGTGTGAGCACCTGGTGATTCCCATGCGTCAGTCTCAAACTTAGCAATCTTTGATGTATCTGTAGATCCAGTAATCTGTAACTCACTGTCCTTAATAAGGATAGTCTTATTAGTTAGAGTCTGGAATGTGTCATTAGCAACAATAGTAGTACTTGTGTTAGTACCTACATTAGGTAAGTCAAAACGACGTGTACCTGACTGTGTAGAAATAGTATCTACGTTGAAATGTGCTCTCTTAGCAGGGTTTTGGTCACCTGAAAGATAGAACTGTGCGTCAGTCTGTACGAAATCACCGTTAACAGTAAGATATCCACTACCCTGTGGAGTGAATTCTATACTAGAAACTGCCGATGCAGTATCAATCGCTCTGATAATTAGAGTACTTGATCCATCGGTATTTGCTCTCCTAGTATTATAGAGAGATGCACTACCAAAAGTAATACCTATTTCATCTACTGCTGACTGGTAGATACCGCTATCACGGTCTAAGTCAAAAGCTAGTCCTGGCTGGGTCGCTGTTCCTGCACTAAGTCCACGAAACAGTTGGTTTATCTTGGCCTTTCTGTTTGGTATTAGTGGGTCGGAAATAACGATGGGCAGAATAGCTTCACCAGTTACCAATCCATCTGCAATAGTTTCTAACTGGGATATTCGTTTAGTTGCCACGAAATTTCAACACAATTTGCTACAGTTTTATTTATACGACTTACGGGCTACCCTTCTCACTAGGTATATCCTCGTAGGCAATAATATTTGTTAAGTGAAAAGTGGTATTTGTTGATACCAACATATAAATAGTGGTAGAATCGAGGCAAACAAGATGAATTGAAAACTCTTTTGTTATTTTCCCTAATTCTACTGTCCAATGCATAACCTTAGACCGCAAAATCAATTAGCTGAGTGGAAGCACTCTTCAGACCGTTGCTTAAACACACCACAAGACGACTTAATCGACGATTACTTCTCTTGTCTTATTGAGAGTAACAGCTATGAGCAAGAAAGACTCTGTAGACATTTGCTCTGCTAAACTCTGGAGTGTTTTTATCTTTTTCCCTATGCAACAGCGACTAACGAGATGCATACAGTAAAACCCCCGAAAGGGGGTTTTTTATGTCAAGAGGGAAACTCTAGATTATCAAGAATCTCTCTGCGTTTTTCCCAAGTGTCACCACTTGTGGATCCTTTACATGGGTTTATACATCTATCATCACCAAATTGATTACAAACTAAACCTGCTAGATCATGGGGATCTCCCCTCTTACCTGTTGACCAATAAAGATCTCCTCCATACCATTTTGCTTCACACTTTGGACACGTTGCGGTACTAAACTCATCCATGTTAACTCCTGTTAACGTACTACTGGCAGAAACTTAGGTCTTTCCATGTCAAGGATTAAAACATCGATGACTCTATTGAAGGATCTAGACATCTCACGATAACCAGACCCAACATATAATTGACCTGTAAACACTGATACTGTTGCTATTGCCCAGAAGATGTAGTAGAACTTACTCTTCACTTGGTTTCTTCTTTTCTCGCTTTTCAAACTCATCATCTTTCATACTTTCGACTATTCTATCATAGTCTGCTGCACTGTCAAGCAGAGACTTCTTTAACTCCTCTAGTGACCATTCAGATGACATCTAAGTCCTTACCATTTCTCATATTTATGGCAGGAATGACTGGAATAGTATTTCTAGATCTTGATATCGTTGCTTGATAGTCAGCATCAAATATCTCTAGTCCTTTATCAGTAAGGATATGTTTATACATTCCTTCAAAGATCTTAGGTGGCATGGTGACTACATGTGCACCATTCCAGAATGATCTGGTTACTTTATATACATCACGGATAGATGCTGCAAGAATCTGAGTCGTTGCTCCTTGCACTCTATACACTTCACTTATTGACCTGACAACCTCCAGTCCAGCAACAGAATTGTCATCCAACCTCCCAATAAAAGGAGACACGTACGTAGCACCTGCCTTTGATGCAAGTATAGCCTGAGCTGCGTTAAAGATAAGCGTAACATTTATTCTCACTCCCTCGTCTGATAATACTTTACATGCTTTCAGTCCTTCTGGTGTGCATGGCACCTTGATTGTACAAACTTCGGGGAATTCTTTAGAGAGTCTTCTACCCTCACCAATCATATCCTCGACCACCTCCATGCTAATATCTGGTATACCAGACATTGCTAACTCACGATAGACATCCTCTGGATCTCTACCACTCTTACGAATAAGGGATGGATTTGTTGTGACACCATCTATCAATCCAGTGTCATAATGTCTCAAAATAGTTGGGACATCAGCAGTATCTAAAAAGATTTTCATTCAGGAACTTCCTCATAATTTTCAACAAATTCTTCTACTGTAAACAGTAGAGGATGACATAATTCAGATATTAGATACTGAGAATACCTATACATATCCTCCATAGTATAACTCTGATTATCAGCAGCTTCTTGCTGTATTTCTTCTATTGCCATTGGTGTTGGCAACTCATCAAAGGTAAAGGGTATACCTTGTATATACCACATATCTACTACTTTATCATCTAAGTAACAGTAGTTGCGTGTGATACGTCCTTTCATGTCAGAATCCCTCTGTCATCTCCCTCATAGATGCGTCCACAAATGCTCGTGTTCCCACTGGATCGGGGACGAATTCATCAGGGTTTGGTATATTTAGGTCTGGTGCTTCGGGATCTTGAGCAACAGACGCAACTGGTGAAATGATGCAAACAACACCATTCACAGTTGTAACTCGTAATGTATTTCCTTTCTCTACCAGTCTAAGTGAGAAAGGTACATTCTCTTGAAACTCTTCTTGTGTCAGGTTAATGATGTTCATAGGTATGTAATCTGATCTTCGGGTACCATATCTCGGAAGTGCTTCAAGGTCTCTGTGAAACCATCCACTCCGTCTGGACTGAATTCCCATGTCACGATCTCATCGTAACCTTCATTGTCCATAATTTTGACTTCTCGTCTCGCAACGTTCACCCAGATATGCTCTAGGTAAGTTTCGTTGTCACCTGTGATTTTTGCCATGTTGGGGGTTTACCTGAGTGTAGTATACACTAGTTCAGCAGAACTGGCAACCCAAAGACCTGACAAGGACCAGCTGCACAACCGACTGCCATGTAACCAGCATTAACCACGTATGCTCCTAGACCACTGTTACACTGGTTAATAATAGCACCCTGTGGCACAAACTCAGCAATAACACCAGTAGGTGCTGCGATGAATGTAGCATGGAATGCATTGGTACTACCAGCAAGGATGTCTGCCATACTACTAGGCATTGTCTGACCTACTGAAATTCTAACTTGTGTTGGTGGTGCAACACCTGGGAATGGTAAGTCTGTGGTGATATCAACAATACAACCCTTAACCATAGAGAATTGTCCAGTCAATCCTGTTGATACCAGATTGAATAGTGCAACAAACTCAAATCTACCTGAGTTTAAGAATGATGATATCCAGTTGGCCTGGTTGATTATCTCACCATCAGCGATGTTTTCAATAGTATTACCTTCTATCTTGACGTTTTGTGAGTTAATCATCACCGACTCAATACCAGCGATACTTGTCTTCGCTGCTTGATGTTTGTATTCACCACCTACTGATATATCTCTATCACCTTCAAATCTTTCAGAAGATTTCTGCTCAGTGCTATCCTTCAACTCACCTGATAACTGAGGACCAAACTGGGTTCTACCCATGTGGTCAGCACCAGGATCAAATGGGATATCCATTACTGGATAGAAACCACCTAGATTCTCTTTCTTTAGTATCTTATCCCTTGACTTCTTACCATATAATTCTGCTTCTTGATTTAGTGACTGTGACTGTGAAATAGTATCTGGTGGCACTGTACCTTGAGTGACATTAGTATCTACATTCTTCATAGCATCACCACCACCACTAAGATCAGGTGACTTAGAGGATCCTCCTGCTTCTGACTGTGGTCCTTGAGAGTAGTGACTATTCCATGACCCTGCTACCTCTTGGTGCATGTTACCCATGACCTTAATATAGAAGTCACCTTCTACTGTTAGACAGTAGTTACCTTTAATATTCTCGCACTTGTCCTTAGAAATGATCTTAGTCTCATTGTTAGGTACATTCCAGTGCACATTACCAAACTTATCTTCAAAACTACTGACACCACCAGGTCCAGTGACTACTCTCTTCTCTTTCTTAGGAGTAGCATCATCTATAATTCTAGTACCACTAAGTTGACTGGTAACCTGCATCAGATATGGATTAGTATCCTTAAACATCTGATCAATATAACTACCCATCGCCTCCGATTTACTGGTAGGAGTAGCAGACATATTTAATGAGGTTAGATCTGATCCTGATGCACCAATCAAATCATCTACATTCTCATAGGGAGTACCTTTAATAGCATCTTCTATGTTATCGCACTCGGTGGATCCTATCAGTGGGAACCACCCTTTGGACTTCGGCCTCTTTATCTTCCTGTTACAACTCTTTTTAAATAGTGCTCCTAGAATTGCCATAAGGATTTGAAGGAGACTACCCCAATCTAGTGAGGTGAAATCAAATTCAAATATACTCTGCACTGTCTGACCAAGTTGCATTGCCTTACCTAGCATTCCTTTGGCAGTGCTGATAGCAGAGATAACATCACCAGCAACGTCCTTAACACGATTCATTGCTCCAGTGATACCCTGAAGGATACGGTTGCTTACTCCTTTAACAGCAGAGTCAATAGTCTGACCTAATTTAGACGTAGCTATCTTATCTATTGCAAGGCTCGCCATTTGGTTAGCGAAGTTCGCAGTATCACTCAGTGCTCCCTTCACCAGTCCTAACCACATTGGTGTCTTAGCACAGAATAGTGCGAAGATCTGATCCAAGAATGACATTAATAGGTTAACAACTATCAGTGGTACGAATGAAGATACAATCTTCACTAACATTCCTACAACCTCAGCAATTAACTTTGCCATCACCTCTTTCAAAGGTGCAAGAATACCTGCTATACCACTAGATAAGAAGTTCATTACCTTACCTAAGTGCTCTCTGATCTTATCTCCTGCAATAGTCTTACCACTAATTAAAGATATCAATCCTTTCTCAGCTCTACCCAATGCTGCTGACATATTACCCAGCTCAGACAGCATTCTCTTTAAATCTTTCTCAAATCCACCACCAGCAGGTCCAGCAACACCATCACCAACACCCATCATCTCAACAGGTGGTTTAATACTATTTGTTACAGAGTTACCAGGTGTAACTGCCTCTGCCATATTAATACCAGCACCTCTTGATTCCTCTTGTGCTCCTTCTAGAGTTGCAGGTGTATTCTCATTCTTAGGGAATGAGTTACCAGACCTTGCATTCATGTTAGTAAGGTCAGTCTGCTGTGGAGTATCAGTCTCCAATTCTACAGCAGCAGTTGCATCAGCAATAGTTGTAGCACCATCAGACTTCTCTTGTGCAAATCCTCTGAATGCACCCATAACAACTGGTAGTTGTGCTTCTTCACCATCAAGGAAGAAACCTAATACCCATGCTCCTGGTTGTAATTCTGTTGTAGTACCTGCTGCCTTGGTTTGTGGTTGGTCAGTTGGTAGTAATACTGTTGCCCAAGGTAATATCTCTGGTGGGACTTCTTTTAAATATGCCTGTCCTTCTCGGTTACCAGTGTACCAACCAAGAATACGCACCTTAATACGACCCAGTTCAGCAGGATCCCGAATCTCTTCGACTTCTCCTACCCACCAAGTAAATGTATCTCTTCCAAGATAATCGGTCCGTACGCCCATAGTATATCAGTTGTTTCTTTTATTTATCAAGTCTTTGGAAGCGAAATTCACCTTCCGATTCTTCCTTACCCCATCGAAACTTTCCAGTCTCTAGGTCATATCCAGTATCAATGGCACGATATTCGTCACCATTAAATCTTATCTTGGAGACCATCCTCGTATCACCTTGGATGCATTCTCCATCAGTATTACCATTCCACCAAACTCCATCCCAGTGCCAAATGAAAGGACAGGAAGCAGTATTAGTGACAAGGTTAGTAGTTTTAGTATAGACGATGTTTTCATCCATCCGTGCCCACTGGTATTCAATGAAATTATATGGATCGTCTTCTCCCTTATACTTATACCAAGACTTTGCTTGAAGTCTACCGTATTCAGGTTCAGTAATTCTAATATCAATCTGAGGCCACTGTGAGGGATTAGAAAATGCTTGGTTTCTATTCCTATAGTGACCTACTACCTCATTAAATAACATCAATCTCTTTCCAATTCATCGGATCTATAATAGCAAACTCATTATTATTTTTAACACCTGACGATGTAACTATTATATCATAAGATACTGAATATCGTGGAGTATTACCAAGATATACTTCTACCTCATGCTCTAAGTGAGATGGGAATATGAATAGTCTATCCTCTTCTGGCACATATTGTGTGTCACCATAAGTTAGATCATTATGTGACTCAACATGTATAGGCATCCTATGGGTGTTAGGTGAGTGGAATTTAAGTTTCCCACCAGTAAGTGCATTACCTGTCTTAGGATAATATACTACTGATAACACTGAGTTTGGATGTGTATGTTTATATATCTGACCACCTTTCTCTATGATCACGGGCCATGCCTTTGATGCAAATATTTTAATCTTATCTAAGTCAACATTAAAATGACTGAGATAATTTTTACAGTGAAAAGAGATCTCACTGTTTAACCAGTAAAATCTCCTATCATTAAACATCTTATAATCTTGGTCGTTATCACCCGAATAACTACCCTTCTCTACCCTATCCGACTTAGAATAGGTATCATAAATCTCCTCAAAATACTCAAGCATTCCTTGCTTGGTATCTTGGGATGGTTTTAAGTCTTCATGATATATTACGGTTGGAAACCAGAGATCAATCGTCATAAACTAAGCATTCAGGTTCATCAGGATGCTGATCGCAGAATAATTCTAACGCATTAGGATCATGGTGATCACCAGCTTCAATCTCTGCTTTATGGTGGTCAGCATATTCTATAAGGTCGTGCAACTCTTCTTTATAGTGACGACGAGCAGCAGGATTTGTTTGAGGATCTTCTAAAATATCCTTATCATGCTGTATGTGTTGCTCTATAGTTGTCATGGTTCTATCGAGTGTGTGTAATTATTTATCTAATATTCTTAGGTATCGAGTCTCGTACTAGGTATAACTTGGTAGTTAACCCCTGTCTATGGTAGATATGTGTTAATCCCGCAATAATATACTTACCACTGAACTTCCTATCCATCAAAACTTCTTCACCTTCTTCAGTAGAGGAAGGTATCTTTACGTCAATGACATTACCTGCTGTTAATGCTGTATTGCCAGGGACAGTTATATTTAACTTGATTGCCTTGAATAAATTATACCTTGCTGCTGCATATTGTGCAACTGCCATGACATCAACATCAGAGTTTGTTCCGTTATTCACATTTCCAGTACTAGTTTGATGAGTTGCACCAGGTAATGCTCTTATCTTCATCCTAGTAGGTTGTGCCTTTTCCACATCAAAGAATTCTGGCATAACAAATGGTGGTTGTGCTTGTTGACTCTTAGCATCCATACCATCTACCACCTTATTTGCCTTACCAAATACCTGATTAAATGTGAGTACCTTAAGATCACTAATGGTACCACTAGGTACCTGTGATAATCCAGTCCCACCCTTGGCATCTACCTCATCAGTATCTGCTTCATCTTTAGCACCAGATACAGGTGTATAACTATTCTTCTGCACTCCCATTGATATACCTATAGCAGATGTCTTATAGGTACCCATCCTCATGTTAGCTAAGTGATTTGCTTTATCAGGATATGTTATATTCTCAATAGCATACCTTTTATCTGCTCCTTCCTGAGCACCCTGAACATAGGTGTATGTGTAGACACCATTCCTAGTTGCTTCACCCTTAGCAATACTATCAATAGATCTGAAATTAAATCCATTTCTATTTGACCAGAATAAGAATCCAGACTGTTTACTCTTACCACTACTACCAGTGAGTCTAGTTACCTTATCAGATAAGAAGTGAATAGCATCACTGGGTTTCCAACTACATGCTATGAATGTATATTTGGAATGATTCTCAAAATTATATTTGTTTGACTTCCCAGTCCCAGCAGTCCCAAGATAATTATCACAGATATACTTTGGTACATTCTCAGCATCAATAGACTTCTCTCCAGGTCCAAATGCTTTAAAGATCTTATTACCCTCATCCTTATACATCTCTGGAGATACACAATGTAAGATATACAACTGCCCTCTCTCAGTCTTAGATATACTACCAATCTTATATACTCTCAACTCAGTCTCTAAGAAATCCTCTCTAAGAGCAGTACCAGTTAACATCTTAATGATAACTTTCTCACCACCCTGTAAATTCTTATTCCAGTCAATAGCATCTAATATACTGATATCACATCTTAAGAAAGAAGATTCAACAGATTCATGGTATTGAAATTCCAATACCATCTCAGTCATATCATATACTGTCTTACCGTCTGCTGTCTCTAGTTGTAACTTATGGATCGCAAAGTCTCTAGCATTATCCTTATCGAACGTACCTGATCCCGTACCACCTGTTATACCATAACTGATGGTCTCCCATGCATTAGCAACATTATTAATGAATTCTATTACTGGCATTTACATAAACTCCACAGGATCTGTCATAAACTCATTGATAATACCAAACTTAGGATAGATATACTTATCAGCATCATGATCATCATCACCAGGAATAAAGATAGGAGTTTCTTCACTAAGATCAGCACCACCACCCATTGTTGATCCAGTTTGATTTATAATCTGAGTATTAGCACTATCTTGAAGAGCATTCTTTAACTTCTCATATCTTCTCTGCATATCTTTCTGCTTTGCTTCTTCTAACTTCTGACCTATATTATCCTTTAATCTCATAGCACCATCCAAAGTACTTCCACGTTTGTCGAAGTCAGTAAGACCCCCTGTCAATTGATCAGCAGCACCTGCTAACCATCTCCATACACCACGTGGTTTCTTTACTTCACCACCTTCAGCATACTTATGCAGATGTTT